CTATTAGAGCGGTTAAAAAGGCAATAAACAGTCCGTCAATGTTAGAAGCTGGATATACTTTAGCAGTGTAAAATGGTAGTGTAATACACTTTCATATAGTACAGTGGTACAGTAGTAGTGTGGTACAGAGATGACACATTGAATAGCTAAAGCATTAAAATTTGGGTAATAAGAGACATAAAATTTCACAGGGGTAATATACAATCTTAAATTTCTCCCAGAGAGTCCTATATCTATATAAATAGGAAGCTTTCAAAAGGGTAATAAAGAAATTAAAATTTTCCCCGAAAAGGTATTGACAATGGTTTTTTATTGTGGTAAAGTGATTATATCAAACGAAAGAGAGGTATTTTTTATGGGATTGTCTGTTATTGAAAGTATTATTATTAGAAAAGTTGAAAATGTTTTTCCTAAAGAATTGTCAAGATTAAGTAAAGATATGGCTTGCCCTATTATGCTTGTAAAACGATATGTAAGAACTTGCTGTGAAAACAATGATATGATGGGGATGTTAAATGAGTCAGTATGGAAAAACGTTTGTAATTTTTTATATGAAAAATATGTAAAATAGCACTTGACAACACAATTCAATCATGATATAGTAAAGAAAACGGAGGTACAAAACAATGACAATTATACAATTATTTGAAAGTGTAAGAATAGAAGGAAACGTTTCAATTCATTATGGCATACATATTAGTCCTACTTTTTATTGTCGCAGTAAATACACATTAGATGATATTGACGTTATCTATTGGGATAAAGAAATCATCAAAATCATCGCAAGAGACAATAAACTTAATATTATAATAAAATGATAAAAAAATGGAGAATCTAAAAATGAAAACGAAAATTAAAAATGAAAATCAGTTTCAGAATCCAGATTTAATTTTTGGAAATGAAAATCAAAAACGAAAATTGAAATTGAAAAATAGAATCTTAAAGTCAATTATGGCTTGTGTAGCGTTTATAGCTTTATTTACAGCTTCTATGCTTGACAGTGTAAGCTATATTCCATTTATTGTCTTATCGGTTTGTATAGCGATTTTAATTGTATTTATGATTGCAAATTGGAATATAATTATTAAATATGATATAAGGAGATAAAAATGTAAAATTATAAAAAAGATGTTGACATATAAATCATAATATGATATAGTATATACATAAGGAGGAAATAAACATGGTAATTTTTAAAACACGTTACAGAGCGAACAAAGAAAAGAAAAATTCACAATGGTATTCGTCAAGTGATGTAACCGTAAAAGTTGATGAAGGATATACAATTATGACACCAGACGAGTATAAAATTTGGAAAAATCAAAAATAATTTATAGTTGGAGGTAAATTATGGTTTATGATATTAGTTATTTAGAAGAAATTTTTACACAGCACATTATTAACTTTTGTAAAATGGGTTATAATTTTTATAGTAAATGTTCTGGTGGTTCAATGAAAATATATCTTTCCAATGGAAAAAGAATTTTATGTATTAGAATTGAAAGTAGAAAATGTATTGATGGTTTTTTCTTTGTTTATAAACAAGAATTAGTTATAGAAGCATTTAATAATTTTGATACAAATATTTTATGGAATAATAAAGGGGAAATTTTGAACATATATACATTTTATGTTTTTGATTCAAAAGGAAAATATAAATATACAGATGATTTTGAATTTGCAAAAGAAATTGAAAAGAAAAAATGTGAAAGAATATTGAGAAACAGACCATTAAGCTCAGTTTTTCATTTTGATTGTTGTTCTAGTAAATTGTATAGATTTGTAAAATCTAAAAAAGGTTATAAAACAGTAAAATCAAAAGATATATATAAAGTGGTACACGAATACTGTAATGATGGAAGGAATAATCGGAATTGTTATATAATTTATATTGATAAGAAGCCATCAATTATTTTTAATTTTCCTATTGACAAGTAATAAATAATATGTTATAGTAAATATATCAAATAAAGGAGGTCATTGAATATGACAAAATGGGAAATAGAAATGAAAAATAAAAAAGAAGCTTTGGAAATGTTTTTAGGTGAAGAAGTGGAGAACCTTTATAAAAACATTTTTAAATCTGAATCTGGTGAAGAGTATATGGTTCTGACAGATGAAGAAGCAGATAGTGAGGTTGAAAATAGTATTAAAGAGTCTTTGTGGGCTTTTAATGCAGATTTTATTTTGGAGCATACAGATTTTTATCGTAATAGCACCGAATCAGAAGATCAAATTTTTATAAATAGTATTAAAGTTATGCAGAATACCCTTTGCGAAAATGCAAATAGTCTTGTGTATGCTATGATTGAAGATATTGATACTTTTATTGAGGACGCAATCAAAGCAGATGGAAGAGGACATTTTATTTCTATGTATAACGGAGAAGAAAACGAACAGAATGGATTTTATATTTACAGAATGGAGTGAGAATAGAATGAAGTTTTTAGCATTAGTTTTTCAGTTGTTCGCTACAATGTGTACTTTATCATTGCCGTTTATTGTATTATTTACAATGATGATTTTTGTATAGGAGGAAATTAAAAATGCTTATTAGTGTATTGGACGATTTTGGAACAGAAATTTTTCGTGGAGAAGCAGAAGAGTTTTTATTTGAAAAAGAAAATAATATAGAACTTGAAATTTTGCTTGACAAACTGGAATCAATGCCGTATAATAGTATTGTAAGGTTTGATGGCATAGAAATTGAAAAACTATTAGATTTATTGTGGAATTAAAGGAGGAAACGAAAATGAGTATGAGATGCAGAATCAGTAAGTTAGACAGAAATTTAAAATCTAAAATTGTAGCAATGTTATATGCAAATGGTTGTGCAAAGGAAGATGTGGATATGTTAGTACAGTACGGGACATTGTCAGACGTGAAAGAGTATATTGATATGGAGGAATTATTTTAATGAAAACATTAGTTGCAATTTTAATTTTTATATCCATGTTTAACGTTACAATTACATGGAGCAATGGAAACGCAATAAATTTATAAGAAGTTGATTTTATGATTACGGTTGAAACTAAGATTCCAATAAATTTATATATTGACATTGACTATAATATATGCTATCATACTATTGTAGTCAATAATGAGTATATAAATTGAAAGAGAGGACTAAAAGTTGAATATTGAAATACTATGGTCTTATAAAAATAACGTACTAATTAAAGACCTACAAACCGGATATGTATGGCTTTACAGCTATAACAAGCCTATTGCCTATTATGACGGTAAAATCCATATTTGTAATGATAATTTAACACAAGCCAGTAAATTTCATATGGCAGAGTTTAAAAAATTTTTAAAGGAAAGTTTAAAATGAAATTAGAATATGAGGATTTTTACAAAATTTCTAAGCACTTAAATGAAATCAATAATAATGTTTATACAGAACAAGAAATAGCTTGTAATGCGTATGAATATAAGTTAGATTATGATTATAGTATTAAACAGGGATTTCCTACTTTAATCATGCAAACTTTATGCAAAGAAATTTCATATGATATGTATACACAAGAATTATTGGATATTGAAACAATGAATTGCATTTTGAAAAATTTTTTATATGAAAGTATTGACAAGCAGTAAATAATGTGATAATATAATTATATCAAATAAAACAAGGTCTTTGAAAAAAGGAGTATTTATGAAAAATGAAATATATTCAATCGCTTATAATGATAAATATGGTAACGGATTTTCCGAAACAGAGCCATGGATTATAAGCAACTTTGGGAACAATTTAAAGATGTGTGAAACCAAGGCAAATAAGTTGATTAGACGATGGTGCAAAAATGTTACAATTTTTAAGTGCAATAAACTACCCGAAATTGTGACTTGGGATTATGTAAAAGCCCATCAAATCTAAGCTTCAGGAGGATAATAACACAGTGAACTATAAATGGAAATATTTTATTGTTTTAAATTGGGAAGATACACTGAATAATTTAGTAGAAGATAAGATAGATGAAGAATTAATTATTTGCTGCGATGTAGCAGTTGCAAAATCTTTTGATTCTACGGATGAATTATTAGAATGGGTAAACGAAAATACTGACTTAAAAGCTGATAATGGAGATTTTAAAATAGAAGGTCAATATTTGCCGTATGAACTTTAACTTTCTTACGATGATTGGAGGCAGAAAAATGGAAAATAATAAAGCTATTTGTAGAAAAACAGACGGTCACTTTACAGAGGGTAAAGAATATGAATGCACATCAGCATATGCAAAATATGAAAGTGCGGTTGTAGATATTCTTGACAATAATAAAGAACTTGTTACAGTGGAAATAAATGATAGAGATTTCCAGTTTATTTTCAACTGGTTGGGACGATGAAAAAGCAATCTCTGACGAGACAAAATGTCTAGAAAAACTGTTTGGTGAGCTGCAAGAAAGCGAAGAGTTTGGAATTCTTGCTCATCATTTAGATGATATGTTTTGTAACAGTGTTTTTGATACTTGACAATATAAAATAGCAATTTCAAAGTATAGAAATGGAGTGAAAAATATGAATTATACTTATTTTGGAGACAGAATTGAAAGAAGTTCATTAGGGAATCTGGGATTACAGTTATTAGAATCTCAAGAGAAATTAGTTTCTCAGGAATATGAAATTGAGAATCTTAGAATTAAAGCAGCCATATATAAAGCATATTTCTTTCGTAATTCTTCATTAGCAGAAAAATTACGAAAACAAAGTGAAGAAAACAGAAATGCACTTATTGGAGAGTTTGATGGTTTTTCATATGCAAGTTGGAGAGCAAACGCTGTATATAGAACGCTTGAAGATATGTGTGATGAAGGATTATTAACTGAAAGAGAATACAAAGAATGCAAAGTATGAAGCAAGAGTTTCATTAGATTAAAAGGAGAGTATAAACTATGGTATATATATTAGGAAGATTGATTTCATGGAATATAAAATTTGAAAAAGTTGATAACAAATGCGTAAGAGTATATGGAAACTTTGATGGTTTTTCTGTAGTAAGAGAATCGGAACAGGAAAACTATATTGAAGTGGATGGAAGGCTTATTGGCTATGAAGATTTTGAAGATTGGCTATATGTTATTAAGTAATGAAACGATGATTTTATAAAAAGCTGGTACAATTTCTGTATCAGCTTTTATTTTATATATAGGTTAGTTTTAACTAACTTTATTTATTTTTTTAATACTCTATACTCCCCCTATTCATTGTAAACCTTTTTTCTACAAAAATCAATAGTATTTTATACAAAATTTATATAATTTTTTTGTGCAATATTTTTGTTGACAAATATGTGATTATGGTGTATATTAGTATTATCAAATGAATGGAGGAACGACATGAAAGCAAATATATATTATTTAATTGAAAACGGTAAGATTTTGCATTACAGTTATAAATTTGAAAGAGTATTAAATTTTACCGTAGAAACAAAAGACGCAGAAATTTATTATAATGGTATTTTAATCTGGAAACAAAACGTATAGGAGGAAAATATAATGGAAATTATGGGTATTAAAAACCAGTATGTAAGGTTAAGCAAAGGAAGCATTACCGTAAAAGGCGAAAATGGGAAAACCAAAGGACTTGTAAGAGGTTTAACAAGATTTTTAGACTTACAAACTAATAAACGGATTGATTATTTTAAATTGTTAAGAAATAGTGGTGTTTGGGGAAATAAAAAGATTGATATGGATAATTGCTATATATTAGATGGTGCGGTTTATCTAATTAGAAATATGAATAGTTATAAATATTATACAGAAGAAGAAAAAGAAAAATATGATACAATGTACCAGAATATAGCAAGTTATGGTATTATGGTTATACCGTGTTATTTTGTAAAATAAGGGAATGAAAATTCCCTTATCTTTTTGTAAAAAAGTATTGACAATGAAATAAAATTATGCTAACATATACTTAGGATATGGAGTGGACACTTTAGGACGCAAACAGGGAAGGTACAATTTACGCTTTAATACATTAAAGTGATGACAAATTTAAAAAGTTTTAGAAAAAGTATTGACAAGTGTTTGCATATAGTCTATAGTAAGATTATCAAATAAAGAAAAGAGGTAACACACATGAAAAAGTATATTGTATCACAAGACAAAAAGACTGGTTTATATTATGCGCATCAAAAAGGTTTTGACTATATTCCTGTATCTGGTAGCTTTTCAAAGAAACGTACAGAAGCTATGGAATATGCAAAAATGTATAATAATCTGCCGAACAAAGTCGAAGAAATTGAACAGAGCAGAAAAGAACAATTTGAGAAAGAAATGGAATTGACAAGCGCAGAGGAAAAGTGGATAGAGTCATTTATAAGGAGATAGAAACCAATGAAAAGAAAAACTTATAATAATGTATTAAAAGGAATTAAACTCATTCAGAAAAAAGGATATGATTTTCAAGAATCCAGTGAAATTGTGTTAAAAGTATTTGAAGAACACGAGAACGGAGAAATGCCTATTGAATGGTGGCTTGATAAAATTGTAAATAAAGAAGAATGGTTAAAAGGTTGATAAAAAATATCAACCTTTTTTTATTTTTTGCATTGACAAATGTATTGAAACAGTTTATAATTGAATTATCAAATGAAGGGAAAAGGTAATTATTATGAGAAAACCTAAACAGAGAGATTTTTACAGAGAAATTGATATTGCTTTAAAATCATATGAGGAATACAAGTCATGGCATGATAAAAGCATTGACTGGATATGTGATAGAATAGACTGGTGCTGGAAATTTCGACATATTACAAAAGAGCAGATGGAGGAACTTGCAGATCGTTGTTGCAATGTATTAGAAAGAGACTGATATTTTTATCAGTCTCTTTTTATTTTTATGCTTGACAAATTATCCGGTCTATGTTATACTAAAATTGTGAGAAAGGGAAGGCAACACAAAAAAGAAGCTATCAAATAGGGGAGTGAGAACATAAGTTAGTTGTAACTAACCTAGTATTGAAAACTACGTTATGTAGTACCGTGTATTTGCCGTTTTAAGGCTTGTTTTATTGTCTAGTGGTAAATTGTGCCTTGAATAACTTTAAATTGATTTTAAGGACATTGTAGCGTGTTACAGTGGTATATTAGAATACTGGAATAGGGCTGTAAGCGTGTATAAGCTGTTTTAAGCGTACAAAAGTATGTTGTGGTATATTTTATCAATGAATGATTAAAAGTGGCTTAAAATGGCAAATAAAAGTGCTGGTAAAGGGGATATGGATATGGCAAGATGTATATATCAAATAGAAGAAAAATAGAACGAATGATTCTCTTTTTTCTTGTTGACAAGTAAAAGAAAGTATGGTATAATAAGGTATAATAAGAAATCGGCTTTAAAGCGTTGATGAATCAATGGCACTGGCGGTTAAACTATTGGCGTTGACAATTTTAGTTGTCAGACAATTTTAACCAATAGTGCTATTTTTGTATGCAATTTGAATTGTTTGTAAAATTGCCACAATTTGATTAAATTGTCAGAATATTTCAAAAATCCCCACGAATTGTCAGATAACGTGGAAATTTGGGGGGTAATATGGAATATGAAATTTCACCCAAGGGTAATATAGGAATTAAAAAATGTGGGGGAAATATATTGACATTATTGTTCCAATGTGTTATAATACAAGCAAAAGAAAGGAGAATACAATGGAAACAGGATATATGTATTGGAAAACGATTTGTGATTATTTTTATAAGGATGAATTTAATTTATCTAATAGAATCATTAAGGATGTTAAAACAATCAAGCACATCCAATATCTATGGAAATGTGCAAGTAAGGAATATTTAAAGAATCAAGATATTGATGATATAGTTGAAATGTGGACTAATCTTAATTCTTTACAACAAAAAACATATCAAGAATGTTATGATGGGTTTCGTTCTTATTTAATGTGTGTAACAGACAGAATGAGCATCAATCGTTGGCTTTATTTACAGCTAATTATCAATAAAGCATCTGATTTAGTATATGATAGATATTGTAAGGAATATGATTGGAGAAATTGGACAAATGAAATTCAAGGTGGGTTTACTGATAAGGGACTTGTTTATAAATATGATTTAATTTATCAGGAAGAATGGGAGGAACAAATCTTACCTTTAATTAAACAAGCACAAAGAAATGAGGATTAAAAATCAAAAATGAAATTCAAAATCGAACCTAAGTTTGTAAACGATTATTTATATTTTCAATTTCAAAAGAAAAAGGAAATTCAAAATCGAAAACGAAAAATGAGAATTGAAAATGAAATTGAAATTGGATTTAGCAAAATGTTTAGTGATAAAATTGAAGAGTATAAGGAGGAATAATGATTAAAATTTATAAATGCAATAAAGCATTTTATATTGATAAATATGACGCTGATGGATTTTCATTAAACAAACAAATGAAAATTGTAAAAGATAGCAAATGGGAATATGATGACAAAGAAACATTTAGAGTTATTGGTGGAACAATTCGTTTATATAGAATAAATGTTAAATATGGTCAGTGGTTAGAAATTGATAACGATATGCTAAATGAATATTTTGAAGAAATTTAGAAAGGAAAATTAAAATGAAGAAAGAGATTATTGGTTATGTGGGAGAATATAATGATTGTTGGTCATTTGAAACTGATAAAAATTCTTATAGTGCAAACATTCCAACCGCTATTGATGAACTTTTAGAAATTGATTCGCAAGACGGTGACAAATTTAAAATTATAATTGAAAAATTAAATTAAGGAGGATTGACTATGAAAAAAATTAAATTTGTTAAAGACCACACATGCGAAGCCATGAAGAATGTTGACAATATTAGTATAGAAGAATATAGTATAGATGATTCTTATATTAATTGGTATCATCACTTACATTTAGATAATGAAAATGATAAACTAATTTCTATTTTATATTGCCCATATTGTGCTAAAGATTTGTATAAGGAGGATTAAACATGAGTGTTAATATCGAAACACAAGATTATATTAAGAAAAAAGAAATGGAAAGGCAAAAACAAAATCAGAATAATGACAATAACCTTGTAACTTATGCTATAGCTGCAATTATTGTATTTTTTATTTATGTAATATTGTTTAATTAAGGAGGAGAGAATAATATGAAAGCAGTAGATATTGTATGGATTGGAAATAAAAACTTACCGACAGAAGTAGAAGCACCAGATAATTATGATATTTTTGAAATTGGTGAATGGTTAATGGAAAAATATCATTGTGACATTGATTCTTATTGTGTATGGGGTGAAAAAGAATTTAGCACAATTTGGGTTGAGCCAGACTGACATATTATATTATAAAATATAAAATGGTGTTTTTAATATTTAACAATACAAAATAAAATAGCAATTTCAAATGGAGAGACTAATGGAAATTAGAGTGATTGACTATGATGCGGTAGTTGGATTTGTTGATTATGGAACTATTGATAGTGAAAAGAATGGCGGATGGTCAACCAAAATGCGATGTAAGAAATGTGGCGCCGCATGGTTGGCTGAAAATCATGTAAATGGAATTGAAACGTGTCCAAAATGTAATACCACTGGAAAAAAATATGTTATTAGGGTTGTGTAAGGAATAGAAAGGAGAGATGAAAATGAAAGCAACTGGTCTTATAAGAAGAATAGATGATTTAGGGAGAATACAAATTCCAAAAGTAATAAGAAATCAAATGTTTGGTCTTGAAGAATGGAACTCTTGGGGCGTTCCATTTGAATTTTTTATTGATGGAGATAGTATTGTAATTAAGAGATATAAGGAGAATGAAAATGAATAAGAATTTTAAAGGATACGATAGAATAGGACAATCTAAAATCAATAGACAAGATTGCAAAATGACTATTGTTGAATACAAAAATTCTAATAAAATAGTAGTAGAATTTGATGATGAAAATAAAACAAGAGTTAATACAACATATTACGGATTCTCTCATGGGGAAGTTAGAAATCCTAATTTAAAAGACTGTAGGCAAATAGAATATGAAAAGCAATTTTTAGGAAAAGAAAATTACAACACACAAGGATGTTTAATGAAAATTATTGAATATAATGGAAATGGAGATGTTGTTGTAGAATTTCAAGATGAACATAAAATCAGAAAACATTGTGATTTGAAAGAATTTAAACTAGGTCATGTTATGAATCCTTATTATAAATCTGTGTTTGGAATAGGTTATTATGGTGGAGAAATTCCTAAACATTCTACAAATTTGGATTATAAATGTTGGGACACTTGGAAAGGAATGTTAGAACGATGTTATAACAAGAAACGTATAGAAACACAACCAACATATAAGGGCTGTATAGTTTGCGAAGAATGGCATGATTATCAAAATTTTAAAGTTTGGTTTAACGAAAATTTTATAGAATTAAAAGACAAAAATGAAAGAGTATGTTTAGATAAAGATATTCTTGTTAAAGGGAATAAAATATATAGTCCAGATACTTGTTGTTTTGTGCCAAATGAAATAAATGTGTTATTTACAAAAACAAATAAAAATAGAGGACTGTATCCTATTGGTGTTTATTATAAAAAGAAGTTAAATAAGTATATTGCTCAATGCAGTGAAAAAATTGGGAGAGATAAAAAACAACAAAAGCATTTAGGAGTATTTAATACACCAAAAGAAGCGTTTGAAGCATATAAACAATATAAAGAAATGTATATTAAAAAAGTAGCTGATAAATACAAAGGTCAAATAAAAGATAATGTTTATGAAGCGTTATATAAATGGGAGGTAGAAGTTGATGATTAAAAATATGGATTTAAGAAACGAAATTATTAAAAAGAAAAATATTATTGCTATTTGTGGGCGTACATCTAGTGGGTAAAGACTATATTGCAAAACGATTGTCAACAATCTTAGACTATCCATTAGTAGTATCACATACAACACGTCCTATTCGGTCAAATGAAACTAATGGGGTTGAGCATTGGTTTGATTCAAAAGAAGAATTTCAAAATATACTTGACAATCAGACTGTAATAGCTTATACTAAAATAGGTGAGTATGAATATTGTGCTACGTTAGAGGATATTGAAGATAATTGTATATATGTGATTGACCCGTTAGGAATTAAATATTTACAAGAGCATTTCAAAGACCAAATCAATCTTAAAATTATTTATATCTATTGTGACGAGCATATTCGTAGAGCAAGAGCGTCAACACGTTCTGATTTTAAGACGGCATGGGAAAATAGAAACAAAGCAGAAGATGCGCAATTTACAGAATTTGAATCTAACAGACCTTGGGATTTACTAATTGATAATAGTTATGCAAATTTGAATATGGATTCGATTAAGAAACAAGTTAAAAGAATATTGAAAAAGGAGAAATAAAAATGGTATTTGAAACAAGTCAAAAATTAGACAAATGGGTAGAAAATCATAGAAAGAAATGTTTTACTCATGCAACAGCAGGAGAACAATTTGTATGGAAGTTTTTACCAAGTGGCATTATTGAATGTCAAACTGTAAAATGTATGTGCTGTGGTGCAGAATTTACCGATTATGTGGATTGACAAAGCGTAAGAATTATGATATAATATATATAAACGAAAGGAGAAATAAATCATATGAAGAAGAAAATTTTAGCAGTTGCATTAGGATTAGTATTGTGTTTTGGAATGACTGGATGTACCAATGTTATCAATATTGATGAGAAAATTAAGAGTCCAAATTCAAAGTTATGTGATTTTGAGGTTGTCGACACAAATTTTTATGGAGCAATTTTAGTAGATAAAAATACTAATGTTTTATATTACTGGATTCAGGGTGATAGTATGACACCTATCTACAATTCAGATGGAACAGTGAAATTATATGATGGAGAATAATATATTGGAGGGAAAATTATGTATCAGAATTGTTGTAAGAAATGTGGAAGTATTGATTTACATACAGAAGTGAAAGGCAGTAATACGGGTCTTTACTGTAATGATTGCGGAGCATGGGTGAAATGGCTTGGCAAAGATGAACTAAGAGCGTTTGAATATGCTAATAAACATAGAGAAAGATGCTCAGATAATAGATTTGATATTATTGAAAAAGCAAAAGAAGATATTTTAGAAAAAACTAATATTGAAACTAACAATGAAGAAATGAAAGTATTAAACAGTTTTTTATTTAGATGTTGGCAAATGGGTTGGTTAGACAAATATAAAAATTAGGAAGTTGAAGATAGTTTAGTCAATCAGTTTAAGTAAAAGTATTAACATATTATATTTTGTGTGATATAATATGTGTATTAAGTGAAAAGGAAATAAAAATGAATTTAACAGAATTATATGCAAAAGCAGACTATCAAGATGAGATGGGAATGTTATTTCATGGGAATTGTATGAATTTATTAAAAGAAATTGATGATAATTGTGTTGATTTATGTCTAACAGACCCCCCATACGGAATGAGTTTTCAATCGCATAGAAGAAAAGAAGTTTATGATAAAATCAAAAATGACAACAATTTAGATTTTCTTGATGATTATTTTGCAGAGTGTAGTAGAATTATGAAACAAAATACTGCAATTTATTGTTTTTGTAGTTGGCATAATATAGATATTTTTAAGCAAACTTTTGAAAAATATTTTAAATTAAAGAATATTATTGTGTGGGTTAAAAACAATCATGGAAGTGGTGATTTACAAGCTGGTTATGCTCCTAAATATGAATTGATTCTATATGGTAATAAAGGTAGAAGAAAATTTGAAAATGGCAGAAAAGAAGATGTTTGGTTTTATAATAAGACAAAAAATGAAAATCATCCTACGGAGAAACCCATTGACTTGTTATCGGAAGCAATTATAAATTCTTCTAAAGAAAGTGAAGTTGTATTTGATGGTTTTATGGGAAGTGGCTCGACTTGTTTAGCTTGCAAAGAATTAAATAGACGTTTCATTGGATGTGAAATTGACGACAAATATTTTGAAATTGCTAAAAATAGATTTGTTGAAAAATAACTATTGACAAATCCAACTATCTATGTTATAATTACCTTATCAAATGAAAGGTAGGTAACAGTTATGAATTTAAACGATTATATCAAATCTTATACAGAATATGCAGAATATATTGATTTATCGGCAAACTCTATTCATACATATATTGAAAACGTAACTAAGTTTTTCAATGTTGTCAATAAAAATGTAGAGGATATTAAGAAAGCTGATGTGAATATGTATCTTATGAAATATAAAGACGGTCATGCTTATTCTACACTTGAGATTATGGTTAGAAGTTTAAGCTCTTTCTATAATATCATTCTTGATGAGTTGCAGTTAGTTGATATGGTCAATCCTATGGTCGGTATTAAATTGCCTAAACGTAAGGAAGAGCAGGAACATCATATGGTATTAGTTAAAGATGAAGTAATGGCTTTAATTCATAATGCAAAGAACATTCGTGAAAAGGCTATGTTAATGTTCATGTTTAATACTGGTGTAAGATTTTGTGAGATTAGTAATGTAACGCTTGACATGTATTTAAACAGAGATAGTAATAATGCTATTGATTTAGTCATTACAAAGGGCATGAAACCGAGGACAGTATATTTAAGTGAAAATACTTGCAAGGTTATTGATAAGTATATTGCTGATATGAGAAAAGATGGTTGTGAATATTTGTTTGTTAGTAACCAAGGTACTAAAATGGATAAGCAGAGCTGTTCAAGAACATGGAAATGCTTGGCTAAAAGAGCTGGATTTGATGATGAGAAGATTGCAAAATTAAGTAACCATTGTTTTAGAGCGAGTTATGCAAGTTATTGTCTGAATGATTTAGAAGTGCCGATTTTAGCGGTAGCAAGTAGTATGGGACATAAGAAACCCGATGTAACATTAGAGCATTATTATAAGGCTGATAGTGAAAAGATCGAAGGATTTATGAAGGAGGTGTGTTAATGTTAAAGTAACAATTTCAGACGAAGTAAATTTTGTTGAGTTCAACAATAAATATGAAATAATTGACCAAGATGGATTGATTTATACAATTAAGGAAAAGGAGAATAATAATGAAAGTAATTAAAGATATTGACAGTTTTATTACAGATATGGAAATTGATAAGATTTTTCTTGACATAGACGGAGTAATTTTTCATTCTTGCCAAGCTATGATTGATATTTTGAATGAACGATATGATGGCAATTTTGATGGTTCAGATGTAACAAGTTGGAATTTTCAGTGTTGCTATCGTGGAATGACAAGTGAAGAAATTGAAAGTATGTTTAACAATGGGTTATTTTTTAAGGTTGTCAAACCTATTGATGGAGCTTTAGAATTTATGGATAGATATAGGGATAAGATTATTCTTGTGACTAAAGCAAATATCGAAAATTATGCACTTAAAAGAAAGTGGTTTGACGATAGAGGGTTTAAAGACATTCCGATGATTGCATTGCCGTTGAATGTAAGTAAAGGTTTTATCAATATGAATAATATTTATGAGTATTCTTTGTTCATTGATGATAGTACACAAAATTTAATTGATTGTAACGCTGATTATAAAGTACAGATGAGGGAATATTGTGATGAAAAAGAGCGTGAATGGCAAAAAGGTTGGAATGGATTGGTAATGTACCAGTGGTAAAAAGGAGTTGACATTAACTCCTTTTTGTGGTATAATAGCCTTATCAAAATAAAGGAGATAGATTATGAGATTATCTAATACTGAATTAAAAGAAAAATATTGCACATTTTGGAATGATGCAAAACATGATATTGGTGAAGTTTATTATGGAGATACACCTTCAATCCATTATGATGAAAAAGAATATGAATATTTTCATACGTTGACTGGAACAATGGCTAATGTTTGTGCTATAGATGCGTATATTTATTCTCAAAATGGAACTTATGATTTATATAGAACTTTAATAGGCGAAGTATCTATTTCCGAAAATGGAACTGTATTGCATGGTAACATCAATGTGAAATATCGTGGCAAAACTTATGATATTATTCTAAATGAGATGTATGGATTACATGGTTTAACTATTTTGCGATTAGGAAATAAGGTTAAAGGATTTTGCAATAAAGATGGTCAAGGTAGCCCATCAAATAAATTTAACACAGAAGAATTAGATGATGAAACTATATTAAAGGTATTAAATGCAGACTTATCTGATTATGGCGAATCTATTCATAAGTTTATAAGGGCTTGTAAAGATTTATACGATAAAGATAATACGAATTACATTATGGATAAGTGTTTTAATATGTAGGAGAGTGTTATGAAATGTTTTGATTGTGAGTGGTTTGATTGTGTTGGAGATATATTTTGTCAATATTGTTTAAATACTGATTGTATGTTATATACACCTAAAGAAAATAAAGAATTATGTGATATGATGTGTGGAGGTAATGAGAATAAATGGAAACGATTTGGGAATACCCGTTATTAGGAGTATGGAATGATTGTCTTACTTATGAGCAAAATAATGTAAACGGAGCTAATTTGCCAGAAGAGAATTATCCAGTTTTAATCTATAATTATGATAGGAACAGATATTATGTTGGAACATTTATGCAATCTTGTGGTAAGTTAGGGCTATATAACGCATATAACGGAAAAGAAATGTCTCTGAATTATGTTATGTGGAGTTATTTTGGACTTGCTGACGTTGGTGATTGAAAATGACTGAACAAGAATATGAAGCGTTTAAAAATTTCATACATGAACTATTATATGAACGTATGACATTAGATGATTATGAAATTATTATGCGTAGATTAGGTGCTAATAAACGTGGTGATAGATATAACACTATATGTCACAATATAAATGGTGGTGGATATAATCTTGCGTTTAATAAAGAAACTAGATCTTTCTGTTGTTTTTCAGAATGTAGTTGTTCATATTCTTTGTTATCTTTAATTAAGAAACGTAGAGAATTATTAGGAGAACCATGTAGCACATATCAATCATTAAAATGGCTCTGTAATGAGTTAGGTATAGAGTTCAATTTTAAGGAAGAAGTTAAACAAGTCAACACTAATATATACAAATGGCAGAACACCTTGTTGAAGTATACTAAGAACTATTCTAATGCAACAAATCAAATCTACGATAAGGCAATCTTGAATTATCTTACACCATGTTATTACGAGCCGTGGCTAAAAGAAGGTATGACAAAAGAATCACTTGACAAATTTGATATAAGGTGGTATAATAGGTTACAACAAGTGGTGATACCTGTATATGATGATGAAGGAAATTTAGTAGGTACACATGATAGAAACACTAATCCAGAGTTGATTGATTATGCAAAATACGACCATTTGAGAATGTTAGACGGTACAGAGTATAAATTTCAAATGGGGCTTGTGTTATATGGTCTGAATATGAATAAAGCCGATATTGAACGGACTAGAACTGCTATATTGTTTGAAGCTCCTAAATCAGTTATTCATATAGACGAATTTTATGATTATAATATATCAGTTGCCATGTTTGGTATGAACTTACAAAAAGCTAAATTGAAATTGTTGTTAAAGTACGGTGTCAATAAGTTTATTATAGCATTAGATAGACAGTATAAAAATGTTATGATAAATGATGAATACACTAAAGAGTTCTTAAAGTATCGTGAAAAGGTTGATAGAATCATTGATATGATTAGACCGTATGCTCAAGAAATAGGAGTTGTATGGGATAATGATGAAGATAGATTCTTAGGGTATAAAGATTCACCAGTTGACCAAGGCAAAGAAGTATGGGAAAAGTTGTTTGAAAGGAGAGAAATTGTATGTTAAAAATGTTAAGAAAGTATATGTCAAACAAGAAGCTATTAAAAAATTTAAGAAGAAATGCACTAGAAAGTAATTATCAAGTTTCAAGAATTGAATCTTGTAGATGGATTCCAAAAGAGTGTTGTGTTTGGATGGTTGATAGAGAAAATGGATGTTATCATACAGAATGTTGTCATAATTATTCATTTGACAATAATAGAAGAGGTGGATTTTGTACATATTGTGGTAAATTGATTGCTGTTCCTTGTATTGAAAAAGATGGAGAGTGTCTTAGTTTTTCTAATTAAGGAGGAAATTAAATGAGAATAAATACAGTAGATTCAACAAAGAATGAAGTAAATATTACATTAAATTCATCAGAATTAGTTGCGATTTGTAACGCATTATATAGAGATAAAGAATTATTATCTCAATACAATGAAATGTATTCTGATTTTATGATGATTAGAGAATTAAGTCAATATGGTTGTGTGGATAATTGGGTGTTGACGCAAATGATTAAGCAGAGAGGTCTAAAAGAAAATGCAGAAACAAGCTATTTCTAAATATGATTATCTAAGTATTAATATGGTGAAATTCCTTGTGAACAAATTATGCCAAATGGATATGTTTTATGTGAGGGTTGTAATTGCGAGTAAGCATTAGATTTTTATGATGACGAAAATGAAGATAAATTAACTATGGAAGGGGCATTTTAATGAAAATTTATAGATTATATTATCTAGAACAAGAATATATTCCAAGTGATTATATTGATGAAGATGGATATGATGATTATTATGATAATTATGTTAATCATGACATTACATTAGGGTATTTTGCAAATACAAAAGCAGTGAATAAATGGATTGAAGAACACGAAGACAATGACGGAAATATTGTAGAATTTGTAGATAAAAAATTTGATTATGTATGTTACGATGAAGATTTGCAATGCGAAGAAATTGAGGTGATTGAATGATTGGTTATTGTATATGGTTTTATGATATTAATAACAAGTGTTATAAAACTGGTTGTTGCAATCAAGAAATTAGTGAAGATGATTATATAGGTAAATATTGTACTTGCTGTGGCAAAAAAATTTTCGTGCCTACTTTAAAGTACGCTGATAAAGATACATTGCAAGGAGGGTTAGCTTATGCAACTTAATATTGATATGGGTCAAATGATACAAGAACAAAGTCAAATATTACAAATGTGTGCAGAATATGATGGTTGTATTGATTGCCCTATGAAAACAAGCCCAATACAAACTCAGACAAGTGTTTGGGCTTGTGAACATACAGAGGTGAATAATGCAAGCAAAGTACAAGAATAAGTCAAGAAATGGTCTAAGAAACAGGCATGAATATATTATAAAAATATCTAAACCTACTGGACATTATTATGTATATGATTGTCATGTGATATTTGATGTCACTAAACAAGAAGAAATGAATTTATGGATGAATTACGCTAGTGAGATTAGCATAAAGAATAATTGGGAGTTTGATAAACTTGAATTTGACAACGAGTAAATTATGTGGTATAATGTGTTTATGAAAAGGAGATAAACAATGAGAGATATTAACAGAATTGAACCATTTATGAATGAATTATTAAAAATTTGGAAACTTGTTCCAGATTGGAGATTTGGACAGTTAGTTGAAAACTTTAAGAGATTTGCAAGAGTTGAAGATTTATTCTATATTGAGGACTATAAAATGTTAGAAATTTTAAAGCAGTTTAAGGAGGAATTAAAGTAATGGAGCTATTAGATACGGTAAAACTTATGGAAAGTGATGATTACAAAGAGAGATTTAAGGCAGAATATTTTCAAACAAAGATTAGATATGATAAGTTGCATAAAATGATTGTTAAATATGAATCTAATACTTTGAATTTTGAGCCATCTTGTAGTCTTGAATTATTAAAGAAACAAGCAAGTACAATGGGACAGTATTTATATTGTCTTGAAATGAGAGCCGAAATCGAAGGGATTGAATTATAATGCCAAAATGTCGTTGTTGCGGTAAACAACTTGATAAAGATACAGCTTATAAGGTTGGTAAAGCAAGTTATTATTGTAATGAAGAATGTTATAATAAGGTAATGGCTAAAAGAAATAAAGCAAAGGCTAAATATGAACCAAGTGAATCAAGTGACAGAAGAGTTTACACTGATTACATATTGAAAATATACTTAGACAATGGATATGATAAATCAGAAGTGCCGTGGACATTACTGATGAGCCAGACGAAAAACATCTTACAAGAACATGAAGTATGGTCTTATTTAACATTACAATATATCCTATACTATATGTATGAAGTGTTAGAACTTAATCTATTTTCAGAAGAATCAAATGGCAGTATTTTATCATTATTACCTTTTTATGGGATTGAAGCTGAAAAATATTTTAATCAGACCAAAGAGATTGAAAAGAGTATTGATGAATTTGATTTTACTGATAATGAAATTGTGATTAAGAAAAGTTGTGGTGGTAAGAAAAAGAAATATATTGATATAGGGGGGCTAACATGACAGTAAAAGAATTTTGCAATCAGCATAAGCATGATAGTAAAGGATTTTGGTTATGTCCAAGTATTTGTAAGAATATGACAATTACACCAAGACTATATGAATATGGAATTAACTATCAGAATGTAGGTAGTATTCCTAATGAGTTGTTAAAAAAGGAAGTAAGGAAAACTTTTAGAGAAGATGGTATGATTTGTATTATTTGGGAGAATAAAGTATGACAAATTTTGAAAGGATTATAAGTGAAATAACAATAGAAAAAATTGCTTGCTCTAGGGTAAAATCTGAATATCCTTTAGATTGTGGATATAGAATAAGCAATGGTGAAAAATATTATTATTATGGAGATGCCTTAAAAGCGGAAATTGAATGGTTACAACAAGAAGTTGATAATGTTGATTAAATTGGTCAAAGAAGACAATTTGGTCGATAAAATTAAATTTAGGAGATAGATTATGATATGTAATCGTACAGTGAACGATCGTTTACTTGGTTGCTATTTACAACGACCTGAACTAACACTTGATTCAAAATATCCACTTGACAAAGACGAATGGACTATATTGTTTCAAAAGATATTATATGCTACGATATATAATTTGGCATTAAACGGTTGTAAAAGCGTTAGTATCATGGATATAGATGAGTTTGTTAAACCTTTTGTAAGTGAATATAACGTGTTAGAGGACAACAATTTTGAAGATTATATAGCAACAGTTATTGAATTAACAGATGTTGATAACTTTGAATACTATTATACAGAGTTTAGGAAATTCAGTTGTCTTAATGCTTATAAAGAAAAAGGATTTGACATTAAGAAATTCTATGATGAAGACAAGAGCGAGGAAAGTCAGCTTGAAAATTTGAACCAATATAGCATTGAGGATATTGTGAATTGGTTTGAAAAACAACAGTCTGATGTTCGTAAACAGTTTTTATTAAACGATAAAATTGAAGTAATGACTTGTGGTGAGGGGTTTGATGAATTACTTGACGAATTAGAAGAAGAACCTATGATTGGGGCTGGATTGTGTTCACCAACTTTAAATAATTTATATCGTGGTTGGTGTAGAGGGCATTTAATTTTAAGAGGAAGCCCATCATCTTTCGGAAAGACTTGTATGGGAATCTCAGATCAAAATAATGTTTCCGTATTAAAAATATGGTCAGATGAAGCTCAAGATTTTGTAGACAATCCATATTATCAAGGGAAAGGGGCATATATTCATACAGAGCAAAAAATGAGAGAAGAAATCCAACCTCGTTTTATGGCAAATATAAGTGGTATTCCTTATCATAAAATTCTTGACGGAGATTTTACAAAAGAAGAAAAAGAGAGATTATCGGAAGCTGGAAAAATTACTAAAGAAAGTGAATTAAGAATCATTAACTATCCAAATTTTACGTCTAATGGTGTTGCTGAAATGATTAGAAACTTGTCATTGGAAGGTTATGAATATATAACTCACGATTACACATGGAATAACTTCTACATAGGAGCAGAGTTAAAACAAATGAGCGGTATGCCTGTTAGAGAAGATATGGCTTTGTTACATTTTGTTGATACATTAAAACTAACGGCAGAAAAATATGATGTTGCGATTGCTACAATGATTCAGTTAAATGGTCGTGAAAAAGAAGTAGATATTGTTGATGAAAGTTGTTTGTTTGGCTCTAAGTCGGTTAAAACTAAGTTAGATAATGGTTCTATTTATATGTACCCAAGACAAAAAGAATTAAAACAAGTAGAATCTTTAATAGCAAAATGGAATAATAAATATAATAAGCAAGCATTTGGTGGAACAATTATTCCTAATGCGGTTAGCCATTGTTTTAAAACAAGATATGGTAGGTTTGGACAGAATGTAAAAGTATGGCATTATGTAGATAATAGCATAGGTAAAATGATTGATATGTTTGCTACAACATGGGATAATAAACCTATTGATATTCCACCATTGTATATTGAAAGGAAATAAAAACATGATGAAAGTAATTGACTTAATTAACAAACTGAATGAAATTGGATATGATGAAAATACAGAATTAACTTTCAGTTGTGTAAATGGAGAAACTGGTGAGTATTATGACATTCCACTTGATGAAATTTGTTTTGGAGAAAACTTAACAGGAGAACCATATCATAATGACGTAATTGATATTGGATTAGATGTTGATTCAGCAAAAGATTATATACAAGCTAAATCTAATGAATATATGAATGATATGATTGATGAATTAGTAGATGTATTAAATAAATATGACCCTTGGTAAGAATTGAATGATGTATTAGCAAATGTTAATTTCTAAATTTATTAAAAATCCAGTTGACAAGACTGGATTTTTATGTTATAATTGGTTTATCAAATAAAGGAGGAATGGATGTGAATGAAGTAGAAAGTATTATAAGAAACTTTGACAAAGATAATAAGATTTGGGAATCATGTGTAAAACAAAATCTTATTAACCCTAGTTTAAGTGTTGGTGGAATGTATAGCTATTATATGAGTAGATATATTATGAAACAGTTGAAAGGAAATAAAGTAAATGAAAGAGTTAGATGATTTGTTAAATATTGTATATGATGTTTGCTCAAAAACAGCAACAATATGTTTGGCTCATCCGAATACTTTATTAAAATTCAATATGAAAGATTTTTATAAAGACACATACTTTATTTCAGATTTGAATTGTGAGGAAAATAATATTCTACTTGTAAAAGATAAACAATTAAAGAAAGAATTATATATATTTTGTGTTAATCATAAAGATAGGGTGTTTCAAGGAGAAAAAGAGAACTAAAAAAGGAGATATAGATTATGAGTAGTATGGCAAAAGTAAAAGTGTTTTATGATGGGACTTATGAAATTGAAGAAGCTAATGATAATGCGGCGACACAACATTTATATATTGCAGAAAAAGGGAAATTTGGAGAAGCATACGTGTGTCCAAAAGAATATGTAAAAAAGTATAAGAATATACTAATATGCGCTATGATTAGAAAAAATTTTAAGAAAATCATTGAATTACAGAATCAAAATGAAAAACTTGAACAATTATTCTTGACAAATATTGATTGATATGATATAATACATATATCAGTTGGAGGTAGAATATGAATAATAAAATTTTACAAGAAAAAGAACATTCCTGTAAAGGTGCTGAATGGATTTTAGAATATAATAATTTCCTTGATAAAGTAAACAAAAGGAAATCAGAACTTACAAAATTACAATCTGAATATGATTTGCAAAGAGAGGATATTTTGCACTATATTGAAATGAAGAAATGTGACGCAATTATTAGTGCAAAATTAATGAAAAAATTAAAAGAAATAAGTGAGCGAAGGAGGCTTGTTAAGGAAGAATTGCAATCTTTGAAGTCGATTTCTGATTTATCAAAAAAATCTAAATATAAGAATAATGAAACATATGTATTTAAAACAAGTGTAATTATTGATTTGTTAGAAGAAAAGGAGGAATAGAAATGGAATTTAATTGGGAAGATTTTAAAAATGGTAAAATTTCAGTGCATTGCAAAACAGAAGAAGAAGCAGAAGAATTTGTAAAAGAGTGTTACAAACGTGGAATAAGATGGAAAGTCTCATGTATAAATGATACTAATTGAAAATTGTATGAAAAAGACACTTATTATTATTGTTATTCAGATTTGCATTTAAGTTATGGCAATATAAATAGTATCTGGCTATATAAACCAGTTGTAGAATATAAGGAGGATAACAAAATGGAATTAAAAGAAGGTATGATTGTTGAGTGTAGAAATGGAAGTAGATATTTATTAAGAAAGAGAAGTGATAAACTAATTTGTTCTAATTTTGATGGTTGGTTTACAGCAACATATGATGAAAAATTAAATGAAAATGAATATTATGTAGAAGATTTTGATATTATGAAAATTTATGAATCCAAGGCTAATGTGTTAAGAGATTTGTTTAATGACAAGTATTTTACTTGTATTTGGGAACGTAAAGAGCCTAAGAAGATGACATTAGCACAAATTAGTGAAGCACTTGGATATGAAGTGGAGGTAATTGATAATGAGTAATTATAAGTTTAAGGTTGGAGATAGAGTTAGAATCTTAAAGATAGATGAATGGTCTTCTGAGAACATGGTAGGTAGAATTGGAATAATTGTAGACCGTGATGATTATGAAGGTATAAACGGTTATCTTGTTGATTCAGGAGACAAATATATCGGTAGTTTTTGGTATATGGAAAATTCATTAGAACTTACTGAGCCAAAAGAAGAACTGATAAGTAAGGACGATGTGTTAAATATTCTTTATGAAGCTTTTAATTACAGAGGAATTTGTGACATTATTAGAAGAGTAAGAGAATTACCATGCAAGTAAATGAATTATATGGCAATGAGCCTATAACGATAGAGTCGTATTTAGAAAAATGTGGGATTGAAGATACGAAAGAATATCTTAATCCCACTGGTAAATATATTGATGAATGGTGGAAATATCTTGATATTCCATATGCTTGTCAAGAAATTGAATATTGGTCTAAGTTAGATAGTACAGTGTTTATTATTCAAGATGGTGACGGAGACGGCATATGCTCTACTGTAATTTTATATCAATATCTTATGAAATTAAGTGATAAGTGGACTATTAAGATTCTTATTCATAGTGGCAAGCAACGTGGACTTGACGATGAAGATATTATGAACAGAATTAGACAAGAAAGACCTGACCTTGTGATTATTCCTGATGCTGGAACAAATAATTGTGAGCAAGCAGACGAATTGTGTGGACTTGGTATTGGGCTTATTATTTTAGACCACCATGACATAGTTACACCGATTGATAAAGGGTGTCTTATAAATAATCAAGACCCTAGATATAATGTGTCAAGAAATGGTAGTGGTGCTTTGGTTACGCATAAATTCTTACAAGGATTAGATAATCAGCTTGATTTAGATTGGTCAGGGTATTTCATAGACTTAGTAGCATTGAGCCTTGTATCTGACAGTATGATTATGTCAGAAATGGAAAATAGAGAGTATTATCATTTTGGACTTGAAACAAGAGATTGTGTAAATAATGAATTTCTTGGTGCTATGATTGATAGATTTATTAGTAGTGACACATATACTCAACGTGACCTTGGTTTTAAGATTATTCCTAAAATAAATAGTGTATGTCGTTGTAATGATATGGGCTTAAAGCAACAGCTTATTCTTGCTTTTATTGGTCAATGTGATATAAATGAAACATTAGATATGGTAGAGCAAGCACATCAAAATCAGATTAAGATTGTGAATGATGTGATTCAGAACAATATGGACACGATATTGTCTTGTGGACAGAACAATTTGATTGTATTTACAAGTGATGATGTACCACGTTCTTATAGTGGATTGTTGGCTGGCAAAATTAAGACATTATGTGATAACAAGCCTACAATAGTCGGATCTATTAAAGGTGATATAATGATTGGTTCGTTCAGGAGTCCTATTCCATTAAGAGAAGATTTGGATAATAATGAATTAGTTGATTGGGCTAGTGGTCACGAAGACAGCGCAGGTATACAGATTCAAGTTGGTAACATTCAAGCACTTGTAGACTACTACAATACCCTTGAGCTTTCGTATATGCCCCATATAGACGTTTTAAAGTCTTATTCAATAAAATCTATACCTACAAGATTATTTGGGCTATTTGAGCCTTATAGTGCGTTGTGGAACAATAGTGGTTTACCAAAGCCTAAGTTCCATATCAAGAACATTACATTTATGCCCTCAGATTGGTCTATTATGGGTAAGAATAAACGGACATTAAAGTTGCACAAAGAGGGTATTGATATTATGATATTCAACTGCTTAAAGAAGAATAAGGAAGATTTACAGTTAGGATATTATGATAATGATATTTTTGTAAATGAGCCAAGCAATAACAAACTACAAATGGATTGTGTAGGTGAGTTAAGCATAAATGAATGGAACGGTCAAAAAAAATTACAGATTGTGGTTGACAAAATGGAGATAAAGTGTTATAATAGACCTTGTAAAGATGATTTGTTTTAGAAAGGAGTAGACATGGAAGTAGAATTTAATACAAAAACATCAAAGATTAAAAGTGGCACACTTGTAAAATACAATAATAAAGGATTAGTACCATGTTATTATGGAATTTATTTAACTGATATAGATGGAGAAAATCCAATTATATATGATTTAGAAGAAGACCAATATTATAAAGATGTTGATTCATATGATATTGAGCCTGTTATTGGTGATGTTAAATTGGTTGTAGAATAGGAGTGAGATTATGGGTTGTGCTACAATTTTAAGATTAAAAGGACACATTACAGTAGAACAGATTGTTAGTTATATTGATGAGCATTATAAATTAATCAGCGATGGAACTCACGAAGAAAATTATGGTTCTGTAAATCAGTTGTTAAGTGACATTAAAGAAAAATATGACGATAGTAATGAATGGAAAATAACAAGTGGCTTTATTACATTTAATGATGGTAATGAAAACAGAGCTATGTTTTATGAATATCAAAATATCAACCTTTATGAAAATTTGAATTATTATCGTCAATATAATCTTGAAAATATGGTAAAATCAGAACTCACATTTTTAAGATTAGATCATCATGGTAATTCAGTTGAAATTATGAAAGGGATTGCTCAAGAGTTTGGTGGTTGGCTTGATGAAGATGATTGTGATGATGAACCTCCATATTGGATTGATAAAGTAGATAAAACAAGATACTGTTGGTCTTCTGATGGTGAATATTATAATGGTAGTTTTGATACAGAACAAGAGGCTATTGAAGATGCTAAAGAAACAGTTAATGATGTTTGTGAAGAAGTTTATGTAGGAACTTGTAAAGAACCAGTATTGTCATGGAATAGTAATGAAGAAGAAATTATTGAATCTATGTATGATAACTTGTATGAAGAATGTGGAGAAGTAAGTGAAAGTTTTGAAATTACAAGAGAACAAGAATTAGAACTTGCCAATCGGATTGACAAATGTGTAAAACAATGGATCAAGGATATGAAGATTAAACCTAATTGTTGGACTGTTGTAAATGAACATTTAGTAGAGTTGAGGTGATGATATGCAATTTGAATATTATGTATTGAATTATAATCCAAACACAAAGAAGATTGAACCATTTAATATTTTTAGGAATTGTTATGTTCAAGAGTGTACTGAAAAGGCTATTGAGAAATATTTACGCTCTCCTAAGAACTATAAGTATGAAAGATATGGTGAAGACACTTTATACGGATTTGAAGGACTGTGTAAACAGATTGAAAGAATCATTGCTTGGCAAGAACGGAGTAGATGTGAATATGAGATTTCAGTAGGTGATGCTTTTGAAAAAGATTGTAATAAATTAGAGAAATGGGATTGTCATATGCAAGCACAATCTAATATTCCTATGATCGCAAGAGAATGTATCTATCAATATAAAGAACAAAGAAAGGAGCAAAAATGTTAAAGATTGTAGGCGTTACAGATTTAGATGGCGTTGTTAAAGAAGAAACAATAAAATATATTGAAACTACTCATTCATTGTATGGTAAGTTTTATTCTAAAGATTTATTCGTAGGTATGCCATTCTGTTTTGTATATGATGATTATAGTGGACAAATGCTGCGAAGTTCAACTATTTGTCATTGGGATTATGTTGAAAAAGATAAATTATATATTATTGAAACAATGAATAGTATTTATTATATCAAGGAGGTAGAAGAATGATAGTATTGAATGATAAGTACAATCACATGATGCAAACGGGATCTAAGCCAAAGACTTATAAAATTACTTGTGAACATTGTGACTCCGAGCTTGAAGTAGAAGATGATGATATTCAAGTTGGAGCATATGGAATGGGATATGTAGTGTGTCCTTGTTGTGGTGAGGAAACGTATGCTGATGAATTAGCTGATTATTTTCCGCTGACTAAGGACAATGTAGAATTTCCAACACATTATTGTTCATTTAATGATGGAGTACATATTGATGATGACACAATTAATAAATGGGTAAAAGAATGTATTGAAAATTTTGACCTTAACGACGAAAACGATTGGTGTAGACTTACTGGAAGCGGTGACACTATGGTGTTTGTTTTTAAATTGGATGAAGATGAAGAATATGATGTTTATGTATGCAAGAATTATTATGAAACATTTGTTCCATTTAATAAAAAATAATGGTTGACTTTTAATAGAATATATGGTATAATACATATATAGTTAAGAAAGGAGATAAAAACAATGAAAAAGCAAGGAAGAAGCGTTTTAGTGTGTAGAAAAGAACTCGACAATGGGATTGTAGAGATGTTTGAAGTTGTGATTAAGAGTTCTGACAAGGACACAGCTAAGAAGAATTATGAAAGTCAAGGTTATCATGTTTCTGTAAAAAAGTAGTTGACAAATGTTAATATGTGTGGTATAATACACATATAAAGCAAAAGGCTGTTAGGTCGCTCCTAACTAGATGGTCACTTTGAGGTTTAGCCCATCAAAAATAAAACATGGTAGTGAAAGCTACAAACCTCACATGCGCCCAAGGTGATGCGGTTCGTTGCACCTGTCTTATAAGCAGTGATTCCCCGTCCGACTCGGGGTGGGTGTACTAGCATCAATCGAAGTACAAGGGAGATGTGAAACATATAGGTATTTGGTCTAATAAAGACGCTCCGCATAGGGGAAATGTAGGTTAGAATCCTACAATGCACCATGGCTATATGTTATGACTTGGCAGTTGGAGGTAGCTTGTATCGTTAAACAAGCAATAGCTTAATTTGGTAGAACTGTTCCATGTGAGTTGATGAACAACCCCGTTTAGGTGAGGTCGATTAAACCGAAATAATAATTAAAGTTTCATGTATGGTGTAAATGGAGATGCTAGGCAGAGCACACAATAGAGGTATAGGTTCGATTCCTATTGCATGAATGAAGTCAAACTTTTCGTAGCTTTTAATTGACTCAAAACTTTAACAAGTGAAGTTTAATTTGAAATGTTTATATCTTAAAAACATTTGATGAGGTGAGTAGTCAGTAGAGTAAGGGTGTGACTACATGTGCGGAATAGAAAAGGAGCTTAACGCACAAAATTATATTAAAGGAGGATTAAGAAATGACATTTAAAGAATTGAAGAACTTAAAAGCAGGAGACAGAATTGTTGCAACAGGAAAGACTTGGTTTGATGCCAAAGCAGGAGACAAAGGTACAGTGGTTAATTTTAATGAAAAAGAAGAATATGTTATAATTAAATGGGATAATAATGTAAATGGTTGGGGAGAGTATATTTATGGTATTGAAAATGGTCATGGAGAATGTATTGGACAAAATACATGCAGTATGATTGAATTATTAAATCCATCCCATAGTCATAAATTGATTATTACTTGTGAAGACGGAAAACATACTAATGCAAAATATTATATTGATAACAAATTAGTTTCTAAATCAAGCACATCACGCTATGAAAAATATGATGATTTTGATTTCAAGACTGCTGTTGATAATTGTATTGATAGAATGGATTTTACTGATAAGACTGCAACAAAAGGCAGAGGTCTAATTGGAAGAACAATTAAGGAAGGTCAAAGAGTTCGTATTATCAATGTTGAACCACATAGAAAAGATAAATATGTTTGTTTAGACGAATATGTTGGCAAAGAAGGAATTGTTAATTATGATTGTACTATGAAAGAAAAAGGATTTTTCTTCTCAGTTACATTTGACAAGAAATATATGAACGCTATTGATAAAGAAAATGGACAGTTGTGCTGGAGATGGGATGAAATTGAATTGATTGATTAAGGAGATTATATGGATTATAGCAAAGTAATTGATTTAGATAGTATTACATTAGAAGATTGTGAGAGATTTTATGCGAATGGTAAGAGATTGATTGTGAATGATGGTAGAATTGTTGATATTGTGGAGGAAGATTGATGAGTGAAATTTGTTTAGAAGATTTCAAAAATATAATTAGTGATGTTAAAGTATATGGTATTGATGAATCAATCAAAGCAAGTAAATATCCTATGGCTATTGATACTAATAAATGCACATATGAAATCACTGATAGAACAAGGCAACTTGGAAATGTTGAAACTGGAACTGGACACGATAATTTTCTAAAGGGTGTTGTAGTTCAATTTGATTGGAAGTTTACACCTAAATTATCAGTAGAAGTAGAACGTTATCATTTTATTGATTTTGTATCAAGTCAATCTACAATGCACAAGATTACAAAGTTTAACTTAGATAAAGCATACATTAGATATACAGATCAAAGATGTATTGATGTTATTAAAGAAAAAGTTGAAGATTATAATGCCTTACAAGAAAAGATTAAAGTGGCAAAAGATGGAGATAAGTTTCCGCTACAAGAAATTGCTGAAGTAAAATATTTAGAAATTCTTTATAGCAATCCATGTGGTATGTATTTAACTGCAAGAATGACTACAAATTATCAGCAGTTAAAGACGATTTATCAACAAAGAAGATTCCATAGGCTTCCAGAGTGGCAAGACTTTTGTGGCTGGATTGAGACTTTACCACATTTTAAAGAATTATGCTTGACACCAACTAAATAATATGATATAATATACATGATTGAGAGATTTATCGGGATTCTAATGTTTTTGTTCATTTTTTACCTCCGTTTGTAGGAGTCCTAGATATTGGGACTCCGATAAATCTCTCAATCTAATAAATATAAAGGAGGACAATATGGAAAATTTTGCATTAGAAGTTGTAGAAACAATCAATGAACATTATTATCGTGATGGCACAGATGGGAAAGAATTGATTAAGGATATGTTATTTTACTTGTATCACACGACAAATGATGATAAAATGAAACAAGTAATTCTTGATTGGTTTAATAAAGAACAATATTGTATTGAGTGTAGTGCAAAACTACAACCTTATAATTATTGCGAGACTCATACTGAATTGGAGTATAATAATAAAGAATGGTTTACAGCTTGGTTATGTCCAGTATGTGACAGAGGGGAGTTTGAATATTATGGCTATGCAAAGTAAACAATCAAAGAAACCAACAAAGAAACAAACAATGGCAAACATTGTTAATCACTATGAAAGTAGTTTAAAAGAGAACTTTATCAAGAATATGGTTATTGGTTTTGAAACTGCTAGTCAATTATATCTTGACAAAATTAACAATGGTTGTACAATGGAAGAATTAAAAGAGTTTATTAAAAACAACTTAAAGAATAAAGATGTAATTGAAAAAGTTGCAAATGGTAAGACAGTGAATGACTAAGGGTGAGATGACTTAGATTAAATTATACATTTATTTTATTATCTCTTCGGAGTGATATTATAGATAAGTACATATTAAAAAGTTTAAGAGAAGAAAGGAATTAGAATTAAAATGAGTGAAATTAAGGCTAGTATTAACAATACGCAGGTTATTGGTGAATTACTTGAAATGAATCTTGAAGAGATTACAAAGGAAGTTACCTTAAAGGGAGCAAACGGAGTTGAAAAGAAGGTAACTTGTCAACAGATGGCAAAGAAGGAATTTAAGAACCCTATGTTCCTTGTAGATGTAAAGGGAAATGCGATTGGTGTAGATTTCTTCCCTGCAAGTGAGAAGAAGTTAGATGAGAACGGACAGCTTATTGACAATCCGAATTTTAAGTCCTTAAAGACTGTTCTTGAAAATTATATTCCTAAGAATAATGCAAAGGATGGGGAAGTGCCTACAAGAGTTAAGATTGATGGAATCCTATCTGCGAACGAATACGTTAATAAGGACACATATGAATTTAAGTCTATTACACAAGTGAATGGATTTAGAATTACATCTACTGGTGTTCCCGAAGAAGACAGTGCAGACTGTGAAATCAGTGGTATTATTCGCAGTATTATCCCTGAAACAAAGGGTGAGGACGCAGAAGAAACAGGTAGACTAAAGGTTGAGCTTTATACATTTAATCGAAACGCTGGAACTACACCTTTCACATTTATTGTAGAGTCTGATCTTGCAGATGATTTCAATTCATTCTATGAAGCTGGTCAGTCTGTAAAGCTATATTATGAGATTATCACTAAGCAAGTAGGAGTTAAGAAACCTACAACTGGTGGTTTTGGTCGTAGAGAATCACACATGGTAAGTGGATTTAGTGTTACTGAATATAGTGTATTCCGTGGTGATGAAGCGTTCGATGAGGAAAATGAATACTATATCAATCCCGAAGATATGAAACAGGCATTAAATGAGCGTGATATTAAGATTAACAATATGGTGAAAACCGCTAAAGAGAACAAGGATAAGCCTAAGAGTTCTCCAAAGGGAGCAAGTTCTAGTGGTACAAAGGCTAATCCATTTGGTTCTTCAACAAAGAAGTCTCCGTTCTAAGATAAGATATAGGGCAGATGTAATGTCTGCCCTTTTAGAGAATTTGATTATTATTAGTGAATATAGAAAGGTAAATAGAAGATGGCAAATTTAAACTTATTAGGTTTGGAAGAGAGTGGAGTATCTTATGGAATTGAAGGCTTGAAGATACTTATTTATGGTGGAAATACCCTTGGGAAAACACCTCAAGCTATGAGATTTCCAAAGCCATTATTATTAATGGGAGAAGCTGGTGGTACTGCTATTAAGGGATATAAGATTCCTATTAAGCAAAAGAAAGATTTTGTAGACGTAGTTAAACAATTAACAGATGAAAAAACCCTCGATCAAATGAAAGAAAAGTTTCAAACTATTGTAATTGATACTGCAACAGACATTATTGAAATCTATGCTACTGCAACTGCAAGGGAATATGGTGTAAGAGATGTAAGTGAAATGAATGGTCAATCAGATATGCCTAATGGGTATGCTTTATATAGAACAGCATTTAAAGCAGATGTAAATAAGCTGTGTTCTTGTGGCTATACGGTCATCTTTATCATGCACGAAGAGTTCGTTGAAATTAAAGAACAACAAGTAGTAAATGGTAAGATTAAAGCTGTTGGAAATGGTGTATTTAAGATTGTTCCAAAAGGATCTAATTCTGTAAAAGATTCGGCTAGGTTTTTAAAAGATATGTGCGATTTCAGATTTTATATTAAGGGCAACGGAGTTGACGAAACAACTGGTAAAACAATTATGTCTACTGCATACGCACATGAAACTGCCGAATATTATGCTGGTTCTAGGTTTGATATTCAGCCTGTTATCAATCCATTTACAGCAGAGAATTTAATTGAAGCTATGAAAGAAGCACAAAAGAGGTCTGCTGAAAATTATGGTGCTGATTTAGTATCATTTACAATGGATTCCAATGGATATACCAAGCAAGATTACTTAGATTGTATTGAACCCTATGTAACTGCATTGTTTGAACTATATCCAGAAGAAGTAGAGGATATTATTTATAAACAACTTGGAGAGGGTGTAAGAATTTCAGAAGCAAAAGACAGTCAATTGGTTGAGTTGGAAACAATTTATAATAACCTAGTTGCTTTTGCAAGAGAGAGAAATGTAGAAGTATAATAAACTGAAAAGGAGTGAGTATATTCACTCCTTTTATTGAAAGGAGAGTAATATGAAGTCAATTTTAGAAGAAATGGAAGAAATTGGAGCAGATGGTGTAGACTTTATATCAATAGACAGTGAAGTACATATTTTATCAAATGGTTATAAAATTGTTGATGTTTTATTTGATGGAACAATATATAAAAGTTATACTATTGATGATATTAGAAAAGGAGTTGCTTGCCCTAAATCACGTAGAATATATTGGAAAGGAAATTCATTATTTAAACACTATATAGTAGAAACGGATCATTATTTAATGAAATTTGATGAAGCTTTAGATAAACTGCTAAAAGGTTCTAAACTAACAAGACAAGGTTGGAATGGAAAGAATCAATTCATTTATTACGTTCCACAAGGCTCATATAAGCCATGTACTAAAATAGCTGAACAATTAGTCAATGAACAAGATTTGGTTGAATATGAGCCTTATATCGCACTTAAAACAGTGCAAGGTAAAGTTGTTCCTTGGACTCCTAGCATTAGTGATGTATTAGCAGAAGATTGGATGGTGATGTAACATGGACACAATGGAATTTTTAGATTTATGTTATCAAGAAATTAAAGATGCAGATTGTTTTCATAACAATGATGAAACAAATGATGACTTAAAAGTAATTATTGTATGGGCTAATCATACAATTCAAAATAACAAAGCTATGCTTATTGTAAAAAATACCAAGTATAATTTTATTTATCCTCAATTTATTGAAGCAACATATAATGGTGATGTTAAAGAATTGTATCTTGATTTCTATGAGAAACAATTTAAGCATTTTATTAAGGTTGGTGATTAAATGAATTTATTAGAGCATTATATTAAAGAGATAATTTCAGTTGAAGACGTTACTAAAGAATGGGAAGATTATATGAGAAAAGATGACCATAACTTTGTTGAAAACGACCCAATGCTAAAAGTAGAAATGATTGCAAGTTGTTATAGTAATATGATATATGGAACTGTTAAAACGCTTCACAAGTCAGAATTAGAAAAAATTCAAGAACAAGGATATTATATGGCATAGAAAGGAGATAATTATGAGCAAATATGTAAGAGAAAATGTATGTATGGCATGGCAATTTAAGTATGACAACACCGATGAAAAGCATCCGCTGACAAGTCGGTCATCAGAAAATTATTTAACAATTCCAGATTGGGTTTTAGGTGCAACAACTGACAATATTATTAGATATAATAATAAATTTGGAACACTTACTTGTAACGAAGAAAAAGTAAATATTGGTGATTATATTGTAATGTATCAAGACGAACATAAAGGAATATATGAAAATGAATATAGAGTATATGCTAAAGAAGATTTCGAAAAATTGTTTAAAAAGATTGAAGGTTAAGGAGATAAAACATGGCAAAATTTAGAGTATTTCAAGACGCAAATTATGCAGTAGGACATTTAAGATATGGACACAAAGAAGGAATTATTGAAGCATTGAAACAGAATCTAAAGAAGAAGCTTTAAATAAATTAAGAAATGAAGGATATACAGATTATTTAAACTTTGTAGTTGATGATTATGAATTAGAAGACGTTGATTATGATGATTATTTTGAAATTGAAGAGATTTAATTGCAAAAGGAGCTTGACAAAAGCTCCTTTTTATGTTATAATTAACATAAATTGATGAATTATGTTAGTTGTGACATAATTTTAATATGAAAGGAGATATAAAAAATGAATGAAAATGGATTAAATGTATTAAGTCTTTTTGACGGAATTGGGGGGGTAGATGTGCTTTAGATAGAGCTGGGATTAAAGTCAATGGTTATCATGCCAGTGAAATTTGTGATTATGCAATTAAAATAGCACAGAAAAATTGGAATGATATAACAGAAATTGGAGATGTGAGAGATGTTGATGGAACACAATATAATGGTTATTTAGATTTGCTAATTGGTGGTAGTCCATGCCAAAATTTTTCGTTTGCCGGAAGAATGAATGGAGCAAGTACAAAAGACAATATAGAGATTACATCACTTGAACAATATTTAGATTTGAAAGAAAAAGGATTTGAATTTGATGGATATTCTTATTTATTTTGGGAATATGTAAGAGTATTAAAAGAAAGCAAACCAAAATATTTTTTGTTAGAAAATGTAAAGATGTGCAAAAAATGGCAAGATGTTATTACTAAAGCATTAGGTGTAGAACCTATTATGATTGATAGTAAATTACTTTCTGCACAAAGTAGAAAAAGACTATACTGGACAAACATTCCAAATGTAACACAACCAATGAACAAAGATTTAACTTTAAAAGATATTGTTCAACCAACAGAAGAAAAAGAACAATATAATATAACAGATAGATTAAATAATAAAAAAGAAGGAACTCTTGCATATGAAAAAGCACACAAAGCAATTAGAACTTTAGACCAAAAAATGAGATGTTTAATGACAGGACAAAATATTTCAAATAGTGGAGCAACTAATATTCAATATGAAAATGGTGAATATTATAAACCAACACCAATTGAATGTGAAAGAGCACAAACTTTACCAGATAATTATACAGAAGGGTTGTCTGATACACAAAGATATAAATGTATTGGGAATGGTTGGACTATTGATGTTATTGCACATATTTTTAATGGATTAAAATAGAGTTAAAAGACCACTTGACAAAAGTGGTCTTTTGTGGTATAATTGAGTAAATATAGAAAGGAGATAAAGGATGAGTTATGAAATTAGTACCAAATTTACTTGATGATACATATATTAAACCAATAGATGATTCAAAAATGTTTTATATAACAAATGATGGCAATGTTTGGTCAACAAATACAAATAAATGGCTTACAAAACATATAAATAAATATGGATATGAACAAATAACTTTAAGATATGGGAATAATGATATGAGAACATATCGTATAAATAGATTAGTAGCTTTAGCGTTTGTTGAGAATCCAAATAATTATCCAATTGTATGTCATAAAGATGAAAATAAATTAAATAATAATTATTATAATTTAGAATGGGGCACACAAAAATATAATAATAATTATGGAAATCATAATAAAAATTTATCAATTTCAAAAAAGAAAAAAATATGGATGTGTGATAAAATAACACATAAAAAAATTAAATTATTCAACTCTTCAAAAGAAGCAATTGAATACTTAAATTCAATTAAAATTTGTAAAAATAATAAAATATGTTCATCTAATATAAATGGTGTAATTAGTGGAAAACAAAAATCAGCATATGGTTATTGGTGGGAAAGGGAAGGTAGTAATGAATAATTGTAAAAATTTATCATTTTGTAATTATCACAAACATACGAGTTTATCACATAGATATAATAAAGATTCTCCACTGGTGTCTATGGATTATTTTAAAGAATATAAGAAATTAGCAGACCAAGGTATACCAACAATTTATTCAACAGTTGAACACGGATGGCAAGGCAATTATTTTAAGATTTATGATGACCTTGAAAAATTTAATAAAAAGAATCTTGAATCAAATCCTAATTATAAACCAATCAAATTTGTATTTGGTACAGAAGCATATTGGGTAAAAGACAGAAATTCTTCTGATTCAAGTAATTGCCACATTATTTTATTAGCAAAGAATGAAAATGGTCGTAAGAAAATAAATAGAGCAATCTATGAATCATTTAAAACTGGGTATTATTATAAGAATAGAATGGATTTAGATATTCTTTTATCATTGCCAAAAGATGATGTATTCGTTACATCAGCTTGCATTGCCTTTTGGAATAAATACACAATAGATGATAGAGATTTGCCATTTGGTGATAATGCTAATGTAGTTGACTATTCAAAAATTGATGAAATTGTTCTTAAATTATTTAATCATTTTACAGACTTTTATCTTGAAGTACAACCCCATAATACACAAGCACAAAAAGAAATAAATGCTCATATTATGGAATTGCATTATAAATATAACATTCCAATTATAGCTGGAACTGACAGCCATGTTATTACTGAATCACAAATGGCAGATAGAGATGACTTGTTAAAATCTAATAAGATTAGTTATGAAGATGAACAAGGTTGGTATATGGATTTACCAAGTTATGAAACATTCTTCAATAGATTTCAAGAACAAGGAATTTTGAGTGATGAAGAAATTACAGAAGCAATAGAGAATACTAATATTATTCTTACATTTGATGAAATTATATTGGATAGGTCATTAAAAGTTCCTGTGGCTAAAAAATATCGTGATTTAACACAAGAACAAAGAAATGAAGTATTTGAGAATATCCTTAGATATGAATGGGAAAGGCAATCTAATGATATTAACAAAGATAAGTATGATGAATATATTAAAGAAATTAAACATGATATAGCCGAAATTGAAGGATGTAACATGGCTGATTATTTCATTGATACTTATGAAATAATGAAACGTGGAATTGACGAATATGGTGGTATATTGACTCCTAGTGGTAGAGGTAGCGGTGTATCTTGTTATCTAAATAAATTATTTAGGTTTACAAAAGTAGATAAAGTTAATTCACCAGTGCTTATGTATTCTGAAAGATTTTTAACAAAAGAAAGAGTATTGGATTCTCACACACCGCCAGACATTGACCATAATGTATCATCAAGAGAACCATTTATACAAGCTCAAAAAGATATAATTGGAGAAGAAGGAACATTTGACCTATTGGCTTTAGGCACATTGCATTATAAATCTGCATTTAAAATGTATTCAAGAGCATATAATCTTGACCCACAATTAGCCAATACTGTAACAAAACAAATTAGTAAATATGAAAACGCTTTAAAACACGCAGATGATGATGAAAAAGAATTTATTGATATTTATGATTATGTTGATAAAGAAAAATATGGATATTTAATTGATGGTTGTCAACAATACATGGGAATTGTAGATAATTTGAAAGCACATCCTTGCGGCACAATTTGTGCAGACTTTGATGTTGTAGAAGAAGTTGGCGTTATCATGGTAAAATCTGAATCACAAGGAGATAAAGCTAAAGAAACTTTCGTTGCGGTTATTGAAAGTGGAACTATTGATGCTTTCGGCATGTTGAAGCAGGACTACCTCATTGTAGATTCTATTGGATTGACCTATGATATTTATAAAGAGATAGGAATTGAACCATTATCTGTAAACGAATTGCTTGCTAAGATTGACAATGATAGTAAGACTTGGGATATTTATGCTAATGGTTATACAATGTGTGTAAACCAATGTGAACAACAAAAGTCTACTGAAAAAGTTATGAGATTCAAACCAAAGAACATTTCAGAGTTGACGCAATTTGTAGCTGGAATTAGACCATCATTTCAATCAATGTATAAAACCTTTGAACAACGTAAACACTTTGATTATGGAATAAAGGCATTTGATGACCTTATTCAAGACCAATATTGTTCAAGCTCATTTATTTTATATCAAGAGCATTTAATGAAAGTATTAGGATTTGCAGGATTTCCTATGAGTGAAACATATACAATCATTAAAGCTATTAGCAAAAAGAAACATTATGTGATTACACAAGCAAAAGAAAAGTTTATTCCTAATTTTGCACAAGCTATACTTAACACAAAAGAAACAACAGACAAAGATAATGCTATGAAAATGGCTGAAAAAGTATGGCAAGTAATTGAGGATAGCGCTTCTTATGGTTTCAATTCTGCTCATGCTTATTGTATGGCTATTGATAGTGTTACACTTGCTTGGCAAAAAGCTTATTATCCATTAGAATTTTATAAAGTAACATTACAAAGATACACTAATAAAGGTGATAAGGATAAAGTTACAGCATTAAAGAAAGAAATGCTTAAACGTGGCATCAAATTAAAACCCATTGCTTTTGGTGATGATAATAGACAATTTTCTATTGACAGAGAAAATAATTGTATCAATCAAACTATGGCAAGTATAAAGAATATGCAAAAGGTAGCACCACAAATCTTATACAATATGAGTCAACATAAAAATGAATATGATGGGTTGTTCTTTATTTTTAAAGATTTATTACAAAGTGATTTGAATAAAAAGAGTATTGATATTTTATTTAAGTTAGATTATTTTGCAGAATATGGGGATGTTAATTACGTAATAAATCAATGGAATATTTATAATGATGTTGATTCTATTATGAAAAGATTAAGAGAATGTAAACAATTAAAGAAAGATGAGTGTATAAACTTTGGATTAAATATACATGAAATTAAACAATTTTGTGGTAAAGAAACAGAAAAAATGTTCAAAGAAATTGATAATGACTCTTTAATGGAATATATTCTAAATAATTATCAAGGAATCGTTGATTTTGTTTCTACAAAGTATATGTATAAACCCATTACATTACTTGAAACAATGGCTTATCAATTAGGACTTAGTGGTTATACAGAATTGATTGATAAATCAACAGATGATAATATTTACATTGTATCAGAAGTAGAGTTAAATCAATACAACACTCCATTTGTTACTTTATATCACGTTAATGATGGTGAGAACACCTTTATTAAGGCAAATAAACGTAATTATGAAGACCACCCATGCAAGAGTGGGGACATAATTAAAACTGCTTTTAGAACACAAAATAAACGTGTTAAAGACAATAATGACAAGTGGGTTAAAAGTGAAGAACAAGAAGAAATTTTAAGAGATTATACAATATTAAAAAGTATAGATTAACTCTTGACAAATCTCCTTTCCTATGATATAATACAAGTATCAAATGGAAAGGAGATTTTTATTATGACAGTAACTAAATATCATTGTGACAAATGTGGAAAAGAAATTACAGATTTTAATGAGGCAAAAGAATATACAGTTAGATGGGAAGGTGAATATCTTGACCATTCAACCAAAATTTTATTGTGCAAAGAATGTGCAATGAATTTCCATAAAAATGTATTACACTGTGAATGGAAGGGTTAAATTATGAACAATATTTATAGTTTATACAAACGTATTATGAAACATGACCCAAAAGCAATAGATGATATTCAAACATTAGACGAGGCTAAAGAAATTATTAAGATGCTTGCTAGTAGAGTGGTTTATTTCAATAATGAAATGTATGAAGAATTATATGAAAAGTTACAGGAGGTACGATAATGATTAAGATTTTAACAGATGATGTAGAATTATTAAAAGAAGCGTGTGAACGATTAGCAGAAGAATGTATAGCTCTGCGTCATCCTTATCAATATCAAATACTTAGTAAACAAATTGCTAGTAGATTGAGATGTGAAAACTTAGAAGTGGAGGTGATTGAATGACAGATAATACTTTAATTGATATTATGCTAATTTGCAAAGGTTGGTACAACAAAGAATTATATAAAGACAAACTTTCAGCTATGCAAGCATATTATGATAAATATTATACTTACGGTGAGTCACAAGTAGAATTGACCAAAGATTTTGTTTTACATTTATTTTTAGAGCCTTTGGTATCAGAAGCAATTAAGAGAACTCCTAATTTAATTTATTATATTTTTAATAGGAATAGAAATAATATAAATTGCAAAGATTTTACAACAGAAATGTATAATAGATGCTTGACATTAATTGCAAATATTAAAAAAGATACATTTGAATTTGATGAAAAATATTTAGATATGTTTGAAAAAGCAAAGAAATGTAATTATGAAGACGAAACGATTGGAATTATTTAAGGAGGAAAAATAATATGGATAAAGATTTACTAATTTGGCTTTATGAGCAAAAAGATGATATTGATGCTCATTTATATGGAATTGGTAGTTACGACAGAGCAGAGGGAACATATAGGCAAGAACTATTCGCGCAACTTAATTTATTAGATAAAATAATTCTGCATATTAGAAAGGGGTAATAATATGACAGAGAAGACAATTTATATTGCATTTGATGGTAAAGAATTTGAGTATGAAAATGAATGTGAAAGATATGAAAGCAAAGAATTACAAGATAAGTATGGTAAAGACTTGTTGGCATATAATGACTATGGAACATTACTTCCGCTTGATAATGATTGTCGTTTATCACAAGACAGTGCTTATGTGGTTTGTAAATCTAAGGAAGCACTAAACTATCTGAATAAAATATTTAATGACAATAGAACAAATAATATTGATTATAATGGTAATTTCCCAGCAAGTTTTTATTATAATTTTGAAACAGATGAATGGGAAGAAATTGAATCTCACATTAAAGAATTACAAGAAGAAATTGATATGTTGAGTAAGTATATTGTAAAGGAGTAAAATATGAGATTATGGCATTATGATTTATTAGATGTATTACCCAGACAACAGCTATGTTCACAATTAAGAGAATGTGTTGCTATTGCTAAAGATATTTATGAAAAAGGGGCAACTAATCACATTCTTATCAATCCTATTATGAATTATGACTTGGATCATTTTAGATTGTATTGTAATTTAGTCATTACAGAAATGGAGAAACGTGGCTACAATGTTTCTGATAAGACCAAAGCCAAGTTATGTCAATACTTAAAAGGTAGAATATCTGTATCAAGCACATTTGGGGGACAATTAAGTGTACTTATCAACAATGAATATGAGCCTTTATTTAGTAATTGGCATACAGACCGTTATCTTGCACAATGCCTTTATAATTTAGAAGAAAAATATGATAGAGGTGGAATTACACAAGCAGAATGGAATAAGATTTATAATAAATATTTTGAATTAAAATAGCAAATTTTTACTTGACAAATATCTCTTTTCATGGTATAATTACTATATCAATGAAAGGAGATATTTTTTATGTCTAAAGAAAGATTAGCACCTTGTATCTATTATATTTGTAAAGGTAAATGTGACAAAGGAAGAAATGCTGAACAGAAGAAATTATGTCAGACCTGTGATAAATATAAAGCAAGAAAAGGATTTAAAGTTGTAAATAAAAAGAAGGAGAATAAATATAAATATTATGACTAAGATTATAAAGAAAGATGGTTATACTTTTAAAGTAAATATTAACGCAGATAGTTTAGGAGTGCAATGTGATGTAAAAGTAAAAAAGAAGTTTCTATGGACTACAATACGTTCATATGATTCTTATATGAGTTCAGTAAAAATTTCTTGTGCCCCAAAAGCTGTTATTCAATTTATTCAAGAAAGTATAGACAAGTATATTGAATCAAGAAATAACATAACAGAAATAGCTAATTATTTAGAGAATTGGAGTAGAAAATGAGTATTACATTAAAAGCAAGATGTGTAAAATGTTGTTTTAAGAATAGGAGATGTTTATTATGAGTAAAATATTGGATAGAACTGATGAAATAAATTACAATACTTATGGAACAAAAATGAAAATTATTAAATATAATACAGCAAAAGATATTATTGTAGAATTTCAAGATGAACATAAAGCAAAAGTCCACACAGCTTATACCCCATTTAGTATTGGTCAAGTAAAAAATCCATATGATAAAAGTGTATATGGAGTAGGGTATAAAGGGAACACAAAAACTGAATTATCTATGAACAATATTTCTTGTCGTTATTGGAAAAATATGATGAAAAGATGCTATTGCAATAAATCACTAAAAACAAGCCCCACATATAAGGATTGTACTGTTTGTGAAGAATGGCATTGTTTTGCTAATTTTGAGAAATGGTTTGATGAGAATTATTATGAGATTGATAATGAAACAATGTGTTTAGATAAAGATATTCTTGTAAAAGGGAATAAAGTATATAGTCCAGATACTTGTGTATTTGTACCACAAAGAATAAATACTTTATTTTGTAAGAGTGATTCAATAAGAGGGAAGTATCAAATAGGAGTGTCATTTGATAATAAGCAAAATAGTTTTATGTCCTATATGACAGTAGATAATAATTTTAAGTTTTTAGGATATTATAATAATGAACAAGATGCTTTCAATACTTATAAAAAAGCCAAAGAAAAATATATCAAAAAAATTGCAGAACAATATAAAGAATATATTCCACAAAAACTATATGAAGCAATGTATAAATGGAAAGTTGAGGAAACAGATTAAAATGAGTGAAACAATTAAAGCAAAATTTAAGATAACAAAGAAGGTATTTCAGAATAATGATTTTTTTATATTTGGAGCTTCACCAATCCCTCCATTTCCCGATAGTTTGAAACTAAATCAATATTTTTGTATTACGTTAAAAGGGGAACTTAGTTATTTATCAGAGGGCAAAGAATATGAACTTGAAGTGGAAGAACTATCTACAGATAAATATGGAACAAGTTACAGAGTTGTTTCAGCACCATCAATCAATATGGAAGAAATTGAGCATTTAACAAGAGAACGCTCACAAGAAATTCTTGAAGAAATTACTACTTCTTCTCAGGCAAATTATGTATTAGATGCTTATGAAAATTTCATATGGCTTGCATTAACTAAGGGGAAAGAAGCATTTGATTTAAGCAAAATTTACAATGTTGGTGAATGTAGGTTAAATGCTTATATTAGAGAATTAAATACAAAATATAAGTATCTTAATATTATGAACAAATTAAAAGAATGGAAGTTAGATATTTCTGACTGCAAGAAGTTAATTGAAGAATATCTTGATGAAGAACATATTGCAAAAGAAATCCAATCCAATCCTTATAAAGTTTTAATCTCAACACTTGGTCGTTCTTTTGAATTTGCTGATAGAGCGATTATGGAATTAAGAAAAGACTTAAAAGTAAGTGAAATGAGATGTGCTTATTTGATTTTAAGTGTGTTGGAAAGAAATGAACAAGAGGGCAGTACAAGACTTAATGGAAATGATTTATATTATTATATCATGGAAGAGTATAATGTGCCTGAGCTTGAGCCTTTAATTGTGTCTACGGCAATGAATAATGATTTATTCTATTATGATGAGAAGTCAAAAGATTTAAGCATTATGTCTACTTATCAAGGCGAATGTAAAGTTGCTGATTTTGTGAAAGACAAGATTACAAATAGCACACAACTTGATATTGATTGGACACAATATACTACTATTGATGATTTTACAATGTCCGAAAAACAAGGAAAAGCACTTGAAATGTTCTGTAAATATAATTTTATGATTCTAGCAGGATATTCCGGTTCCGGTAAAACGACTTCAATTCGTGGAATTATTAAACTAATGGAAAGCAATGGAATGACTTATACTTTATTAGCACCGACTGGGAAGGCTTCACGTAGAATTACAGAGTCCGTTAATCGTCGAGCAAGCACTATTCATAGAAAAGCATTGAGAGATGGTGAAATTTCTACTGACGTTTTAATTGTAGATGAAATGAGTATGACAGATTTACCTACTTTTCTTATGATGTTAAATGTAATTGAGAATCCAAATATCAGAGTTGTTCTTGTTGGCGACCCAGCTCAGTTAATGCCAGTAGGAATTGGTTGTGTATTTAATGATTTAATCAATAGCGGCAAAGTTCCTATGATTACTCTTGATGAAATCTTTAGATATGATACCGATGGTGGCATATTTGTTGCCACAAACGTAAGACAAGGAAAGCAGTTCTTTGATAATGATATAGTAAAAGTACATAACAATGAATATAGTGTATATAACAATTACAAATTTGTTCAAACTGATAATATTTTTGACACTATTGTAGAACAGTACAATAAACTATTATCTAAAGGAGTTAAACCACATGATATACTTTGTTTAAGTCCATTTAACGTAGGAGATGAAGGTTCATATAAAATTAACAATGCAATTCAAGCAGAAGTTAATCCTCCAAAGCCTAATGAAACGCACTTAGATAGAAAAGTCGATAAAGACAAAACCACAATTTCTTTCAGAGTTGGGGATAAATTACTAAATAAGAAAAATGACTACCAAGCATTGCCATATGATTCTTGGAAAGAAATTGAACAATCTGATAATATGTTAAGTTTAGATGACGTTGCTTTAACAAGTGTATTTAATGGTCAAGATGGTATTATTAGAGAACTTGATGATAAGAAACTTGTTGCTCAGTTTGATGAAGAACTGATTGTGTTTGATAAAGTTAAATTACAAAACTTATTATTGGCATATTGTATTAGTGTCCACGCAAGCCAAGGGTCAGAGGCTAAATATGTATTAAATGTAGTCAGTCCTAGCCACAAAAGAATGTTGAATAGAAATCTATTATATGTTGCTGATACACGTTCTAAAATTATGCAAATTGATATTGGTGATATGGCTACATATAATGATGCTTTGTTGATTGATGGCAATGCTGAACGTGATACATGGTTAAAAGAACTGATGACGAGATGTGAAGAAACAAAAGTTCCTATTACTCAAGTAGACTAAGAAGGAGAAGAAGAAAGTGAAGACAGAGAAGTATAATATTATTCAGTGCGTAGGAATCGTTTTATTGACTCTAATTTTCATGATTATGGGCTATACAATAAAGTCTAAGCAAGAACAAATTGAAGCTCTAGAATTGACTAATGCGAGCTTACAAGGGGATATTGAAAGGTCAAGTATTAACTATAATGAACTAAATGATAAATATGTTGACAAATGTTCTGAAATGGAGTATAATCAAAGTGAACGAGAAAATGAAGAGTGTTTGCATTTCTTATATTTAATTGAAAGCATCAAAGACCAAGATAAATATGTATGGTTTCAGTTATATTACAATGCACTGTTCAATATTTATAAACTTAATGATTTGCCAGAAACACCTTATGATGTATTTACAGAGCGTGAAATTACCATGATGCTTAAATGTATTGAAACCGAAGCACATGAAGCAAGTTTTGATTGTAAAGTAAACGTTGCCAATGTAATCTTAAACAGGATTGAATCAGACCAATTTCCAACTGACCCTGTTGAATTGATTACACAAAAGAATCAATTTGCTTATGGTCGTGATAATATTAGTGATTCAACTGTATATGCGTTGTTGTATGCTTACATGGTAGAAGACACTACTAATGGTTGTGTTGCTTTCAGAAGTGATTGCAGTCCTAACGAATGGAATGGTTGGACTAAACAATTTACAGATGAAAGTGGTCATACATTTTATAAATAGAAAGGAGGATATAATTACTAATGACACTAAAGGAGTATTTATTAGAGCAACCATATGAACAAATTGCTCTATTATGGTTTGAAGGAGGGCAGATAAGATGTAAGGAATATGGACTAAATGATTATGATAAAATAGATGAAGAATTATTACAAATGGAATTTATGGAAAGTAATGATGAAGAAGATTGTAAGGAGATATGGATTAGATGAATGTAATTAAACGTGATGGCAAAATTGAACCATTTAATATTGCAAAGATTATCAAGGCTATGGAAAGTGCTTTTGTAGAAGTAGATGGTAAACTAACAGAAGTGTCTTTAGGTAAAGTCCATTCTATTGCATTAGACATTGAAAAAATTGATAAATCTAAGGATTTACAAGTTGAAGAAATTCAAGATATTATTGAAAAGAAACTAATGGCTACAAATAGAAAGGATGTTGCTAAAGCATATATTCTTTACAGAGCAGAAAGAAACAGAATTAGAGATAGAAATAGTGCTTTTAGAAAAGAACTAAATGAAAAATTATCTGCTTCAAGTGTACAAAATCAAAATGCTAATGTTGACGAAAAATCTTTTGGTGGCAGAGTTGGAGAAGCCAGTGATGCTTTATTAAAGAAAATTGCATTGGAAGATTATTTGTCTGAAATGGCAAGAAACAATCATATAAACAACGAGATTTATGTACATGATTTAAACAGTTATGTAGTAGGCTCACATAATTGCTTATCTATTCCATTTGATGATTTGCTTGCTAATGGATTTAATACAAGACAGACAGATGTTCGTCCTGCTAATTCTATTGGTACGGCATTTCAACTTGTAGCAGTTATTTTCCAGCTACAATCATTACAACAATTTGGTGGCGTTAGTGCAACACATATTGATTGGACTATGATTCCTTATGTAAGAAAAAGTTTTTATAAACATTATAAAGATGGGCTAAAATATATTAATGAATCTTTAAATCCTTTATATAGAGAATTTACAGAAAAAATGAATGATACAACGCCAATTAATGAATATACAGATGTAGCACCTAAAGCTTATCAATATGCTATGGACATGACCACAAAAGAGCTACAACAAGCTGTTGAGGGGATGTATCACAACTTAAACACGCTTCAATCACGAAGCGGTAATCAGTTACCATTTACATCTATTAACTATGGTACTTGCACTTTAACAGAAGGAAGAATGGTAACTAAAGCATTACTTGAAGGTAGTCTTAAAGGTGTTGGGAAATTTCATAAAACAAGCATTTTCCCATGTGGTATTTTCCAATGTATGAAAGGTGTAAATAGGTATAAGGGAGATCCTAATTATGATTTATTCCAGCTTGCATTAAAGTCAACGGCACAGAGATTATATCCAAACTATGCTAATGTAGATTGGAGTGGTAATGAAGGGTACGATAAAAATGACCCCACTACGTACTTTTCTACCATGGGATGTCGTACAGCAAATGGATATGACGTAAATGGATTTGGTCAATTAAAAGATGGTCGTGGTAATATTTGTCCTGTTACAATTATTATGCCTACTATTGCAATGGAGGCAAAAGATTCTTATTTTAATGAAAATGGAGGAAAATTAGAAGACTTATTTTTGGAAAAACTTGATAAAAAAATCCATGAAGCTAAAGATATGCTCATTGAGCGATTTAATTGGATTTGTTTACAATCACCCGATTCAGCTAAGTTTATGTATGAAAATAATGTAATGGCTGGATATATTCCAGAAGAAGGAATTATTTCGGCATTGAAACATGGAACTTTAGCAATCGGTCAAATTGGTCTTGCTGAAACTTTACAAATTCTTATTGGCTGTGACCATACTACTGATAGGGGTATGGAATTAGCTAAAAAAATTGAAAAATTATTCAAAGATAGATGTGCAGAGTTTAAAAAAGAAAGGTATCAATATACAGATAGTTTAGGTAATAAACATGAATATGGATTAAATTTCGGTGTATATTTTACGCCTGCCGAGAATCTTTGTTATACATCTATGAAGAAGTTTAAAGAGAAATATGGCGAAATTCCTAATGTATCTGACAAAGAATTTTTCACAAATTCTATGCACGTTCCAGTATGGATTAATATGAGTCCTATTGAAAAGATTGATATTGAATCTCAATTAACTGGTTATAGTAGTGCTGGTTGTATTACTTACGTTGAATTAGATAGCTCCGTTAAGAATAATCTACAAGCACTTGAAACTATTGTAAATTATGCTATGGATAAAGATATTCCATATTTTGCTATCAATGTTCCAAACGATATGTGTAATGATTGTGGTTATACTGATGATATAAATGACACTTGTCCTGAATGTGGAAGCCATAGTATTAGAAGACTTAGAAGGGTAACAGGATATTTAACAGGAGATTATAAGAGTGCATTTAATAAAGGAAAACAACAAGAAGTAGAAATGAGAGTAAAACATAAATAATACTTGACAATCACCTCCTTATATGGTATAATACATATCATAAAGGAGGTGATTTTATGTTTGATGAAAAAGTAGAAGTAAATAGTCATGGAGTAAACGCTAAAATTAAAGCACATATTTTATCAGATAAAGAGATGAGAGAAATTGGATTTACTAATCATTATGAACCAAGTTGGTACTTTTGTAGACCTATTAAATTTCCACAAACAAAAAGATATAGAGGTTTCGATATTTCATTTAGTGTATCAATTCCTAAAGACGGTTCAGATATTCGCATTGATGTATTAGATGAAGATTTTTGCCAGCCTTACGATTATCAGTATATGCTTCACAAAAATCCTACATTTGAACCAGCTTTAATTGTATATGAACAAGTTGAAGAATGGATGGAATATCTACAATCTAAAGGTGTGTTAAGTGGTCATGTAAAAGGAGAATATATTTGACAAGGCAAGAATTAGAAAATTAAACCATGATACTAGAGGACTATGTGTGTATTATGATTAACAAATATGGGTTGACAAATTAATAATTCTATGGTATAATATGTTCATAGTAAAGGAGATAGTTATGAACATAGAACGTGGATTTAAGTTAGCCAAAAGTGCAAGTGAATTTAGTGACTACAATAAAAAGAATATACATATAGGCTCTGTCATAATGTATAAAAACAAGGTCGTAGGAATAGGATGGAACACTAACAAAACTCACCCTTGTCAAATGAAATACAATAAGTATAGAGAGCATAGTGGGGAAAGAGAATATATTAGTGAAGAACACGAACCTTATTTACATGCTGAAATTATGGCTCTACAACATGCCACAAGGTCATTTAAGGGTGATTTAAGCAAGTGTAGTATATTTGTGTATAGTGAAAAAAAAGAAGGCTGTAAAAGGCTTACACGGCTTACAAAACCATGTAATGCTTGTTCTAAACGACTTGAAGAACTTGGTATAAGAAATATTTATTATACAACTAATAATGGTTGGCAATATGAAAGGAGATAATTATGAAAACAGCTACACTTATTCTTAAACCTATTGGACTTAAAAGTGATGACTTCAATATTTACAAAGAAAATGGTTTAAGTAAAGAAACATTGGATGAAATCCGTAAAAGGTATGTTACTGTCATTAAGTTTACTATAAATGAAGAAAGTGGCAATATCGAAGTTGTTTTATATCCATCAGTAAAATAGTCAAATATGAATATGAAAGGAGATAATATATTATGTTGAACAAAGAAAAGTATGCAAAGGAAATTATTGAAATTGCTTGTAATGGTTACACCGTTGGTATGAGAAACGGAATATTGTGCTCATGTCATTCTATTGATGATTGTGATTTTTGTGATTTTTATGATGATAAAACGACATGCGAAAAAGTTATAAAAGAATGGGCTAATTCAGAATACAAAGAACATGAAATTGATTGGAATAAAGTTCCTGTTGATACACCTGTTTATGTTTGGGACAACGATGAAAATAAGATTTATAAAAAGAAAAGGTATTTTGCAAAATATGACACAAATAATGACAAAATAATTGCTTTTACAGAGGGACAAACTTCTTGGTCATCAGACCTAGATACAATGGTATGGGATAATGCAGAAATTAAGGAAGGAGTTGATTGCAGTGAATGGTATAAAGATTAAATTAAAATATGAAGATTTAAAGGAATTTATTAAGATTACAACATCATTTGAATCAAATATTGATATGGTTAAAGACCATTATGTTATTAATGCGAAGAGTTTGTTAGGTGTTTTAAGTTTAGACTTTACTCAACCTACAACAGTAGTTATTCATTCAGTAAATGAAGATGAAATTGTTCATTTCTATAATGAAATGAAAAGGTTTGCTATTTAAGAAAGGAGAAACATGGCTAATTTATATGAAATTGATTATCGGCTAAGAGTATTAGAAGATTATATGTGTGACCCTGACACGGGAGAGCTACTTGATGAAGATTCTTTCAATGCTAAATTTGACGAAATTCAAATGGCTTTAAACGAAAAGATTGAATCAAGTATTTGTTTTGTAAAGAATCTACAAGCAGACATTGAAGCATTTAAGACAGAGGAAAAGAATATTGCACAACGTAGAAAGGTTAAGGAAAATTTAGCTGAACGTATTAAGAACCGTATTGACAATTATATCCGTATGAAATATACTAATGAAGATGGTGTCGTTGATACGGAAGGTCTTAATAAATTTAAGATGGAAACACCTAGAATGAAATTGTCATATCGTAAGTCTGACTCTGTTGATGTATATGATATTGATTCATTGCCTAAAGAATATATCAAAGAAAAGGTTGAAGTGTCAGCAGATAAAACCGCATTAAAGAAAGACATTAAGAGTGGTAAGGAAATCAATGGTGCTAAGATTGTAACTAATTTGAATATGCAAGTAAAGTAAAGGAGACAGTATGGTTTTAATCATTATGAAATTTACATTGTCATTATTAGCTATAATCTGTGCATTTCTAGTACCTACTATATTTTCTATAGTATTGTGTATTATCACTGCATTATTATGGTTTATCAATGGCATTTTGGAAGTAAGATCTTATCATAGGAGGAAAAATAATGTTATTTAGAACAATCGCACAATTTGAAAAGGTATCATACGAACAATTTTTTAACGACTTTGTTAAGACATTTAATCTACAAACAACAAGAAAACTTGAAGATGGAACTATTGAAACAGTTGACTTAGATTCATTTATCAAACCATTTTATGATTCAATCAAACTACCTCAACGTGCTACAAGTGGTAGTGCAGGGTATGATTTCTATACACCTATTGATTTGAATATCGTGCCTAATACAACAGTTAAGATTCCTACAGGTATTAGATGTAAGATGAAGAAGAATTATGTGCTACAAATCTATCCTAGAAGCAGTCTTGGTTTTAAGTATCGCTGTCAATTAAATAATACTGTTGGAATTGTTGATGAAGATTATTTCTATTCTGATAATGAAGGACATATTTTTATTAAAATAACTAATAGTACACTTGATGATAAAACTATCAATCTAAAACGAGGCGATGCTTTTGCACAAGGTATTTTCACTAAATATTATCTTGCAAAGGAAGGAAAAATTACAGCAAAAAGGAATGGAGGATTCGGTTCAACAAATGGAAAATAAACCTATTACAGAAGAAGAGTACAGAGAATTTGTTAAATTTGTAGATGACTACAATCGAAAACTTCAACAAAAGATTGATAAATGGCACTCTAGTTTTATTTATAAATTATATTCTATGCTTCTTAAAATATTAAAAAAGTAAAAAAATGGGGAGAAGTCAATTAAGACCTCTCCCCATAATACTATCCTAAGTATTCCTTTGGAATCTTTTGTACACTTGTTACAATTCCTTTATGTAACTCATCTTCATTAGGATTTAACAAATATCCATAATCTTCAAGTTGTTTCTTTAATGTCAAAGCACCGCTTTCATTTGCATAATATCCAACAACGACAGTGTAATAATAATCCTTATCTTCAACTTGTGGCTTGTCAACGCCCTCAGAGCCAGTAAGACCTAATAAAATGGCTTTAACCATCTTTTCACAATCGTACAGTTCAAAATCATCGGGGTCATCTACAAAGCAACATTCGATCAACATAGCAGGAGCTTTTGTATTCTTTAATACATATAAACCGTTGCTATACTTGACACCACGATTAGTAAATCCTAAATTAGCTACAGCACTACAAATAGCCTTTGCAGTTATTTCAGTTTCAGTCCCTCTGCTATTAGGATGAATCCATACTTCTACACCCTTGGTTACACCATCTTTTTCAGTTTCCTTGCTGATAGCATTAAAGTGAATAGAAATATCTAAATCAACTTCATTTGAATTGCACTTAGCAACAATTTTTTGTAGAATGTCCTTTTGACTTGTTCCATCATTGCAAGTGCAGTCATAAGCGATATGCCCCATATCTGTCAACGATGTAATAAGACCGTTGCATATATTCCTGTTTTCTGTAGACTCATCTAAATATCCGATAGAACCACAAGCAACCATACCGCTAGGATTATGACCAGCGTGAACATTAAACTTTCTTTTGACGAATGGAGTTGTAGGTTCAATTACCTCTTCATCCTTCTTCTCTTCTGTAATAACATCATACTGAGCAAGATTATATTTTTCAATGCAATCAATCAATGTCTGCGTATAAGTCGGACTTGTTGCATATCCATCTTGTTTAATTAGTTTACAATATTCCTTATAATCTCGTACCCCTACAAGATTGCTATAACGCTTATTTTTCAATAGAAATTGGTTGTGGTCAATAATAGACTCATCCCAACTGTCATATGCTCTAAATGCGGCTACAACAGTTACATATTGACCATTTTTATATTCTTTTGTATTGATAGAATATGTCTTTCCTGTCCACTTAGAATTAGCCTTAATACCGAACAAAGCGTTTGCTTGAGTTGCCAATGTGCTAGTACCATATCTACTCTCAATAATTGCTTGAGCCAATGTAGGACTAGGTAATAGATTATTTCTATTACAATCTAAGACGGTGTTATCAACAATCTTATCAAGAAATTCTTTAACTGTCATATTACCGCCTCCTATCTATCCATATATTCTTCTTCAATTTTGTCTTGAATTTTATCTTCGACCTTTTTTACTTCATCTTTCTTTATTCCAAAAATATCAATTAGGTGTTGACCTGTTTTAGCGACATAAATACTGATAGCACCAATAATCATAGCCTTAGGTTGCATACCTAAAACATCAATTAAGCTAGGAATTTGGTCTAAAATATAAGCTAATGATAAGAACATAAAGGCAATCATTAAAGCCTTTGCGATACCATTAACTAATTTCTTCCAATCGAACTTAAAATCCTTAATATTTACATTAACATACGTTCCACCTAAAGTGTTACTAATAACAGCCAATCCTAATAATCCTAATAATTGAATTGCTTCTTGCATAATATGTACTCCTTTCTACTTTACACGATACATTTCTTTTACTATTCGTATCAATGTATTTAAAGACAAACCATTTGCTCTCATATCTGTAATAATCTTTCTTAAATCTTCTATCATGTGTCTTTCCTTTCCTTGAAACGTAAAAAGACCTTGCCGAATATCTTATAATAAGGACAAGGATCAATCTTCATTATATAATAATCATATCCATCACAATAAAATATTCCAAATAAGCCGACTAAAGCCATCCACACAAGACAGAATATAATATTACATTGTCCAAAGAAAAATGTTCCCCAAGGCATATTGGAATAATCCCATACATTTAATCCTAACCATACATTTACAATTAAACCACAACAACCCTCTGCTATTGTGCAAAGGGTTGTTACAATTAACACTTGTATAAGATAGTCACATTCAAACGACAGTATATCATTCACACCATCTATTACGAATATACCTAAAAATCCAGCAAGTAAGAACATAGACCAATGACTATATCCTCGGAAGAAACATTCTAGCATATAATAAGTGAATCCTACAGATATGAATAAGCCTAATTTACCTAATATATACTTCATATCATTTTCCTATTTTATGTTTGTGTATTGGTGTCAAAATTGCTTTTTCAAAATCCCAGCCTAATTTATCAATTCTATCTCTTAATTGTTCCCACGTGAACCCATACTCTGTAGCCCATTGGGAAAGAGTTTTCGTTTCACTATTATATGTGATAAATCTATTATTTGTTCTATTTCTTTGTTGGTCTTGTATGGTAATCCATCTACAATTACTTGGTTCATAATTCCCAAAAGAATTTATTCTGTCGATCGTTAACGAATCGTCATAGCCATTATTTATAGCCCAATTATAAAACGCTTCAAAATCATTTTTCCATTCATCACATATAATTATATTTCTTTCTCCATAAAATCTATAAATCTTACTGTTAGGATTATAACACCTATCTTTCATATGACTCCATATTGTATAAAGTCTAGTATTTCTCTTATTATGAGTTGTTGAATCAGATCTTGCTTTTTCAATTTTATAACAACCGCAAGAAGAAGTTTTTCCACTATTTAGCATTGTCACAGTTGTAGTTTTTGTATTTCCACAATCACATTGGCACAACCAAATTTTTCTACCATTTTTTGTTTCACCAGTCGGCTTAATGGCAACAAGTTTCCCATACCGTCTTCCGCTAATGTCCTTACCATAACTCATATTATTTCTCCATAGACTTTAACAAATCTTTTAATACTTCACTTTGATACTCTTCTGGAATGATGATATTATACTCAATAGCTTCTACTTCTTCTTTAGTTTGCAAACTATTAATATAAATTCTTAAATCTCTAAACCATGTTACCTGTAGAGTCACAAAAAAAGTAGCCGTATCTGTAATAATTTTCATATCAGCATTAGAATAATATTTACAATGTTCATCATGGTCACTTGTGTGCCAAGGAATTTGTTCAATTCCAGCTTGAACTTGACCAGCTAAACCAAGCAATGATGTTTGGTCATGCCCTGTAAGAGTAAAATGTTCAACTGTTCCATCCGTTAAAGTTGCGTTAAATCCATTCTCAATAGTCTGTTGTTGAATTTGATTCATTTCATCAACTTTACGAGCCTTTACAGATTCTAATGGTTCAACATAAGTAAATTCTGCTGTAAATGTTCGGTTCTCTGTAATATCTCCACTTGCAGGGATTACAGGATTCCAACCATCAAACAAATAATTTTCTTCTGTTGTAATTGTAGGGATGACTAAATCCTCATACTTTGCAACCTTTTGTGTTAAAGCCCCTTGAGCAGTTCCACCACCATTAACATTAAATGTTGTAGTGTAAATAGGCTTCTTCCACTTATGGTTATCATTCGTATATTTATATACTTTATCTCCTAAATTTGGTTCACCGTAGTCATATTTGAATTTGCTATAATCACCAAACATAATGTCACTATCTGTAAACCATTGTAGACCACTTAGATTTTGATTACAACCAGTAACCTCAATGGTGTGTTCATCAACAACTCTAACAACGCCATCTAAGTGTTCATCACTATTCAAAAATTTTATATATGACATATAAAACTCCTTTCTTTTAACATAACGATTTATATATGCACCGAACATCTTATTCACAAATAGTAAGATAATATAGTTCGGCTGTTTCAACTTTCTCCATGTGTACTTTACATTATTCCACCAAAGAAGAATAGTATAAAAATTTTGCAAGTTTTATTAAGAAGATTCATTGCAAAGACTCATCTGTGTTATTAAAATGTTCCTATTTTACTGCATAGTAGACATTTAGTGCCAAAGAGTTTAACCCATTTATGGAAGACATAACAAGCTCGGAATTGTTATGGCGCACATATCCAATTCCAATACCAGCAGATAATTGCTCGGTTCCTCCGTTATACACTTCGATAAAAAAGTCTTTTCCGTGTACCATAGCCCCGAAATCAGGAATTGCAGACACTTTTGTGAAGTGATACCCGTGATGCCATTGCCCAAATTCGTTTTCTTTCCACGAAACTAAACCACAGTCTAATGCTTTAAAATCTGGATTACCCAATTTTTTTCGCACTGAATCAGCACCTGTGATATAGAAATCATTTCCTTCCTGCTCAAATGAACAACCGCCCAAATTACTATTTGTCTCTTTTAATGCACTGTTTGCCTCTTTTAATGCCAAAGCACCAGCAATTGTATTTTGTTGTGTAGCCGCATCAACTTCTGTTAAACTATTTAAGATATTACCTGTTACTGCTTTATTCTGAACGGCATTAGTAGAAGTCTTAGAAAGAGAAGCGTCAACTGTAACTGCTCCACCCATTTCTAATCTATCTGTACCATTGTCTAAGTACATTTTCCCATTGCCACTTGTATCAAAAAGTATTTGCCCGTCTATTACTGGTGTGCTAGTAATTGTAGCACTATCACCACGTTTAAACAATACTGATTCATTTGCCATAATTAAAATCTCCTTTATTCTTCATCATAATTAGCATATTTCCAAATATATTTATAGGCAGTCTTTCTTTTGCCTTCACAACATATAATATGAGTGTCTGTTTTGAAATTTAATTCTTTTTTCGCTATGTAAGCTCCATCCAAATCCTTAATAAATTCTCCGTTTAAAGAATATTGTTTTATTGGAATTCTCATTTTTTCTGCTCTTCTTTCGTTTCTTGTACCATAAGAACAGTTATAACTATCCGTACACCACTCAAGATTATCTACGTAATTATTAGAAGGATCTTCATCTTTATGATTGATTTTTAATTTATCTAAATCAATATTGCTAATATCTTCATAATCACAATATTTAAAATCTGCTTTGTCAAGAAAAGCTTCTGCTACAAGCCTATGTATAGCAAAAGAACACCCTCTAATTAACATAATACGTCTATATTCATTATGTTTTCCCTTTTGTTGTTTTAAAACATAATGATTTTTATTTCTAACATTGCCAAAATTAGAAATTTCATAATATTTATTGTACTGTTGTAATGAAACTATTGGTTTCCAAATTTCTTCTTCTTTTTCTTTTTTATTGTTCATTGTACAGCCCTTTCCTTTTATAGATATAGATATAGTAAAAGTAATTCTAATAAGGGCATTAGAAAATAGTTTGCAACCCACTGTCCTTTTACTATATATAATTACTCATCATAAAATGGATAATATTTTGAAGCAGTAATACTTTGAGTAGCTCCTAGTCCATTCCCTATGTTAATAGATTTAATCATGTATAACTCTTTTTCTTCTATTCCATATTTATTGGGTAAAGTAATCTCTATTAACCAATTTACATCTAACCAGTAAATAGGAATGGTATTTATTGTTACGCTGTCTTGTAATCTACATAACCTATATAACTCATATTTCGCCCTTTCCATAGCCAAGTCACTTGTGTAGATATTATCATAATCTCCACCTTGTAACACTTGCCTAATTTCTCCGACAGACCCACCAACATAATATGGACTATCAGGATTTTCTTCTTTAATTTGAGCGTATGGAGTTACCTCACCCATAAATTGAAAATATTTCTCTTGGTCATATTCACTTGCTTCAAAATATTTCAATGTATAAGTTGTATCATTCCTTAACTTGACAGTGTTTTTAATCTCTAACTTCTTTAAATTGTTAATTCTGAAATAAGGTAAGTATACATTCTCACCCCCTGTCTTTGGAGTCCTAAATGTATATGTCATACCATCTGTTAATTGTGATATATTTGCATCATTGATAATATAAACATCATCACTGATAACGGCAACAACAGGATTCTCTACTTGTTGAACATTTGTAAATTCCCAATGGTCAGTACCGAACACAAACTTAACAACATAATAAGTATCTTCATTTTTAAATGTCGGTACAACACCCTTTTCAGTTCTAATAGGATAAGTTTCAGTTGTTGTTTCTGTTGTAACCTCGCCTGTAGAACTATTTACCTTAGTCTTAGTTGTTGTCACTGATAATTTCTTGGTCTGTCCTAAGTCAACATTTGTATTAAACCCTATCTTTGTATTTTTCCTTAACTTCTTAACCCCAGCTATAGAGATTTTATATGTATCTCCATCAATAGTTGCTTGACCGCCATAATTCTTAATGTCATGTGTCTTGCCAAACACCTCAATGGAGTTCTTTAACGTTTCAAAGCTGGTTGCTTTTTGATAGTTGACCACATTTACATTCCATATATCATCATCAACCATAACTTGCTCATTCTTACCACTAGGGATTTTGTTGTAATGGAATACTCCGTCTACATCAAAATACATCTGATAATTCGGCAATATATCTCTCAACTTTGTCAATATTTGATAAATTGTTCCACCTACATCAATTTTAATATCATTAGGTGTATCAATTTCACATTCGTCAACGACATATTTTGTAAACCCAGCTATTTCAAGACAAGCTATAATTGCAACACGAACATTTGAACCTTGTGGGACTAAGTATGGTATTCCTTGTAAATTACCATTCCTTAAACCTGTCATTCTAGCCATTAAATCAACGCCTTGAATTGTTAAAGTGTTGTCTGTTGCAGAATATACACGTTGGGGATTATTTATTAAATAAATCCCCATATTAGTATATTCTATCTTATTTGTTCTCATATCTTTTTGACCGACAAACACTTGAACATATTTATCGAGCCAAATTTTGTTACCTTGTCTAATATCGAAAGAACTATCTCTAGGAGTAAATGCTATACTACAAGTCCTACGAATATCTGAATTTGCATCAATCGTAAAACTTGGTGTTTCAATCGTATCACCTGTTAATTCACCAACATTTTGAAATTGATAATTAAGCAAATTTATCTTAAAATATTTAACCCGTAGCCTTTGTTTAGCCAAATTATACTCTGCTTGTGTAGGCATATTTTCTCCTTTCTATTGTTCTAAGTCTACTAGACCATTTGCGTATAAATCGTATTGATTATCATATTCACCTTGTTCAACACAAGTAGCGGTTACATAAGCAATACCATTACCATATGGATTAGCATATGCCACTTGTGGACTACCTGTGAATCGCACTAGACGAATATTTCCATTCCAATCCTTTATAATCTTAGCAGTTGTATTATTCAAGAACTCGCATAAATCATTTGTTTCTCTTACAACATCTGCTCTATCTATTCTCTTTGTTTTGTCAAAATTATATCCTAATACTGTTAATGTAATTGAACCACTCCAATAATCAAGTTCACTGTTCTTCTCTATGATAGCATACTTGCCCTTTAAAGGCGTGTATGTAGCCATAGGAGCGTTCTTAGTATCACCATTGTATATTATGTTACCTCTAAAACTAAATGCCGTATTTGCGTCTGCTATGGTTACATTAGTAAACTTTGTCTTAATACCATTGATAGCATAGTCACCTTCAACATCACCATCTAATACAGGAACAATAGCATATTCAGCATCATAATCTGTAGGCACAAAATAATCTTGCATTAAGATAGATTCTAAGTCTTCGGCAGAAGTAATTTCATACTGCTTTAATGTTACCCACTTAAACGTTCCTTTCTTTCTACGCTTGATACGGACATATCTTAATTGGGACAACAGCACATTCGCATTACTACCACTTATATTACCGTTAAAATTACATTGTATAAACGTATCATAATCATAAGGGTTTTGATTTGTGTTGAAATTCCTTGATACATTGCCAGTAATATCCATAAAGTCATATATGCCATTCCATAGCATCAAGTCAAACAATGAGAATATACTAGACATATCATCAGCTTGCGCAACAAATTCTTCACCCATTGCGTAATCTTCACCAACATACCATTTATCAGTAAGACGTTCAAATTCAATATCCTTTATATCCCAAGCCAAAGTATCAGTACCACGACTTAATACTTCAAGCCTTACATCATAATAATCTCCGTTCTTTCTGAACCATACCATATATTTTGACTTTTGATTTAACATATCAACAGCATTGGATTCTTGATGAACTTTTCTAACCCCATTGACATATCCATCAACTACAATCTTGTCCTTTACTTCTGTTTCAGTATAAGGTATTTCTCTAACTAAACTAAGTATAAACCCATTCTGCCTAGTTCCAATTAAAGCAAACTCACCAAACCGACCAGCTTTCATAAATGCAGTAAATGTGAAATTTTGCTTAATATGAAATCCTTTAGACCACCTTACCCAGTTACCATATTGATGAACGTCTAAAGCACTAGGTGCAACCCACAGACTTATTTCTTGACCTTCTTCATAAGTGAATGGTATATCCCAATGCACATAATCTTGTGGATTTGAAGCCGCTAATGAATCAAGATATGTAGGTGGGTCAAATTCTGATGGTACTTCACCATCAGCAACATTTATATTACTTTTGATATTTACATACCCTTTTTCACAATTATTCTCTAGGTCTAATAGATTAAATAATTGAGGGTGATAGTATCTTACATTAAACGCATATTTACCTGTAGAAACAGTCATACCATTTACTGTTGTAGCAATAGCTTCTACTTCATAATTTGCGGTATTGTCGAATCCGCCAAATGTATGTGAAAAGTAAATAGGTATTTGAACACGACCATAATAAAAATCACTTTCATCAACGGTTTGCCCTAAACTATCATATAGATAAAACTTGACGTAATTAAGTAGTTCACCCTCTGTTTGATTGTAAGCTACATTAAATGTATAACTACTATTTTCAACTAAATTGTTCAATGGCAAATTTGTGAAACCGAACGTAGGTTCACTGTAACAATAGAACTGAATCACATTACTGTCATCACTCATATTATCATCTGCATCGAATGTATTGAAATAGAAGTTATAATAATTATCGTTCTTTAAAGTACCACTAGGCACAGTTTGTTCAAACCGATAAGATGTTACTTTATTTTGATAGACTACGCTATTATCGGATTGTAGTCTAATTGTAATCCTATTGGCAACAACTTGGCTACCACCACTAGAGGTAAAACTAAATGTCTTATCTTGTGTTGCGTCAAATGCTGATATGCTTTGTGCAATAGGTTTAACTAATGCCATTTATAATATACCACCTTTCCTATCCTTTTAATATAAACATATTGTTATATTGACCTTGTGGTATCATAATTTTTACCGTTTCATTTAATTTACAAGTACCACCTATTGTTTCGATATTAGAGTATTCAACATTGTCTAATTTCACCGTATACAACAAGCCATCTTCATCATCAATGCTTGATATTATTCCTGTTGTCGTAATATCTCGGTTACTTTCTTTAAGGCATTTATTTACATATGATTGAATACCTTGTAATAATTGCTCATAAGCAATTTTATCTTTTTCCATAGACATACAAATGTCCTCCTTAATATGTACAAGGGGATATATTTCAACCCCCTCAAAATCTATGCTCTTCTAAATGATTGTTGTGTAATATCTGCACTAAAGTTCTGCAAATAATCAATAAAACCTTGACCATCTTTCACTTCTGGCAAATTAATTGAACCTATCTGAATACTCATAGATTGATTACTATTGTTTACAGGTTGACCAACTGACTTTTGACCATTTAATGAATTGAATATACTAGCAAGTGTGTTTGTTGTACCAGCATTAACAACACCGCTACCACGTTTCAAATTCATTACAACACCTTGGTCATTGTTCAGCTTAGAACCGATTACAAGTTCATGATACTTAGGATTTTCTCCTACTACAGCAATTTCAGAATCACCGATTGAACCTTTGCCACTTGCATAAGCGGATACTTTGTTATCACCTGTGGATTTACCGTTCATTGAAGCAGAAATCTTACCACCGACAGCACTTAAACTGATACCACTTCCACTTATATTAGGGAATGTCATTTCGCCAACTAAACCGTTCCATTCTTCGACAAAGGATTGTAACTGCTCCTTCATCTTGTCCCAATATTCTTGTTGGTTAGCCACACCTTCTTCAAGTGTTTCGTTGACCGCCTCTTTTTCGGATTTTAATGCTTCAATTTGAGCTTCATAATATTCTTCAAGATATTCTTTGTATTCTTCAAGTTGTTCAATCTGATTCTCATAATACTCTTCAACTTGATCTTTATAATCCTCTAAGGATTGAATACGCTCGTCATACCATTCAAGTTCTGTATCTCTCAGTTCTTCAATGAGTTCTTTTTGACGCTCATATTCATTTTGGTCTTCTTGTTGTGCTAAATCTTGTTCAGCCCCAGCAACAGCACTTTCATCTTGTGTATATTGAAATTGACCATCTTTAAGCACCATGACATTAGTTTGTTGGGCTAATGCTAATGCTTGTTGTTTCTCTTGTAAAGCAATGTTCCGTTCACGTTCATCATTTTCTTTTTCAAGTTTGTCAAGTTGGTCTTGCCAATACTTTTCTCTTGCATCACGTTCACGTTGCAAAGCAGTAATCTCAGCATCAATAGCCTTGACCTTAGAATCCTTCTCCTTTTCAAGAGCCTTAATTTGAGATTCTACAGATTTAATTGCGGCATCTTTAGCTTCTTTTATCTTGTCAATCTGTTTGTCATATTGTTTGATGATAAAGTCGATTACTGTCTTGTATTTATCCTTTAAAGTCTCTGTGGCAGATTTCTGTTCTTTAACGGCTTTGGTAGCTTTGTTTGTAGCTTTTGCGACTTTTCCCATACCTTTAGAGAAATTTTTCGCAGTAGTATTCGCCCAATTGTCAACTGCTTTTAATTGATTGGTCATCTCGGACAAAATTTTGTTTATTTCACCCTCAGACGCACCGCCTCCACGACCTCTAGCTTCTGCCACTGCGTTAGCTAATTTAGCTTTAGTATTTTCATTTAATGAACCAGTTTCAGCATCAATTCCAGCTACAGCATTATTATGTTGTTGCCCTGCTGTCTCCGTAGCATTACCGGCTTCACCACTAGCAACAGCATTTAATTTTTCTATTGCAGTATTATAAATGATTTGTTTAGCTTCTTCTGCTTGTGCTTGTACTTTAGTCATTAACATTTGTGTATTGATTGTTAATTGACCATTTTCTTCTTGTAAAGCCGCAAGATAAGCTGGGTCTAAAGCTAATAGTTGTTGTAGAGTATCAGTGGTATAGCCACCTTGTTCATTATATTCCTCAACTGCCTGAGTTAAAACTTCATAAGATGATTGAATATCATCAACAGCTTCATTCCATTCGTTGAATCTAGGAAGGATTTCTGCCGCACTGTCAATAGAAAGACCCATTGTATCAGCAAAATTTTGAAGTTCGTCTACTGATACACCTATTGATTTCGCTAATTTATCAATATCTGTAGCGGTATCATCAATTCCACCATTGAAACTTTTTAATTGATCTTTAGCTTCCTCAAAAGAAATACCCATATCATTTGCATATTGTTGTATTTCTTCATCAGTGAATTGAACTTGGCTTCCTTGATTTTCTAATTCTGCTGAATTTTCTTGTACTGTTTTAGACCATTCATCTGTTGATGAGTTGGCTATTTTTTGTGCCTCATCATAAGTTTCTACAACATTCTTAGCATTTTCAACATCGGCACTTAATTTATTATAATAAGAACTTAAAGCGGAATATCTTCTCAATTCAGCATTACTTAAATTTTCTTGATTTGCTTCAAATTCTTTTAATGATCCAGTTGCCTTTTTAAGTCTTTCTTCAGGAGTTCCTGTTAATCCTTCTGCCCTTTCATAATCAGATTCTTGACCTATATTAGAAGATTGTAAATATCTTCTTTGTTTTGTTGCTTCTGCTCCAATTTCATGTTGAGTTTGTTCTGCTTTAGCAACCGCCTCTTGATGTAATAGCTCAACATTCTCAGCCCTTAAATCATTTATATCTTTTAATTTTTCAGATTCATTATCATAAGAATCATTTAATGATTTATTGATTTCAAGAAGTTGTGATTTTGTTGTAGATTCACTTTGTATTTTACTTAAAGTATTACCTAATGTATCACTATATGATTTAAAACTATTTGCACTGTCAATAGCATTTTGTGTTGCTTGTTCTTGCTCTTGTTTTAAACGACTATATATAGCAATACCAGCAGTTAATACCGCAAATAAGCCTCCTATTGCAACTTGGGCTACACTAGCAGAAACACCAGCCGCTTGTAATGCTTGAGATAAAGACATTGCTTGAATAGCACCACCAGATAATGCCTCATCAATTTGAGAAGATACAATAAGATTAAACACTGTTCCCAATTTGCCAACATTTGCTATTAAATTAGGAATAATATTTGTTATTTTTGTTAATCCGTTTAATACTGAATCAGCCTTTATTGTAGCAATTACACCAACTAACGCAACTAATACAGTTTTAAGTCCACCCAAATCATTGACTAATTTTAATGTATTTATACCTAAGTCTAAAAATATCTTGCCTACTTTTTCAAGACCGCCATCGCCCAATACAAGCTCTTGAAATTGTTGCTTTAATAAAGCAATTTTAGCAGACATACTTTCCATGTATTTTGCATTTTCTTCTTCTGCACTGCCAAATGACTTCATAGATGTAGTTGTTGCTGATATTGCATCGTCAAAACGGGTCATAACTGCGGCGAACACATCGAATCTCGTCTTACCAGCCAAAGCATTTGATATTGCAGTTTGTTGAGCATCGGTCATACTATTCCAATCTTTTGCAATATCACTAAGAACATCAAAAGTGGAGCGCATATCACCAGTGGCTTCGTCTAATAAAGAAATTGTCTTTGTAGTATTTCCTACTTCATATGATAATTCTCCTGCTTCTGTTGCCACTTGTGCAATATTGATACCGATTGTTTGTAATCCCTTACCAACTTTGGATGCTTGACCTGTAAGCTGTTCAGTGCCAGCCGTTAATAAGCCCATGACTTCATCTTGTGTATTTCCTAATGTCTGCAATGCGGCGGCTGATTTAGTTAAACCAATCGCTAAATCGCTGTTAGAAACGGAATAATTATTAGATACGGCATTTAACTTATCAACAATACTAGCGGCATCAGAAGCGGCTAATCCATACGCTTTAAGTTGTGATACAACAAACTGTCCTGCCTCTTGAGCAGACACCTCTGAATCCGCTACGTTCTGATAGAGGGCGGCTACTCTAGCCAATGTTGCCGCATCGTCATCAGAATAACCAGCTTGTTTGAAGATTGTTGCATTTTGAGTCATCTCAACTCTCGTTCTCGCAACGGTTTCTCCTAATTCTCCTAGCTTTTTTGTATAATTGTCTAATGCTTGACCTTCCAAATCAGAAACTTTTCTTAAATCAGTGACAGCATCGTCAAACTCTTTAACAACATCAACGGCATCATACATAGCTTTCGTAAAAGCTCCAATAATAGCCGTAATTGTACCGAATCTCAAGACCTTACCAAACGAATCACTAAATTCTTGACCCCATGTTTTGACATATTTTGCACTTTGAGTAATAGTTGTATTTAATTCTTTTCCTTGTGCGTCAAATTTAGTCATGGTCTTAACTACACCTTGTAGTTTACCATCAGCACTTGTAACATCTTGAGTTAATGTTCTTATAGAACTACCATCAGCTTTTAATTTAACTGTATAAGTCCTATCCGTAACCTTTTTAATTGATTGGTCTAAAGCATCAGCATTGGCTTTTAAATTAAGTGTAAAATCTTGTAAAGCCATCTAATCACCTCCGACCAAATTGTTTCTTATCAATCAACTGTGACCAAGCTACATTTATCGCATCACTCAAGTCATCTTGATTTTTCTTACTTGATTTACTCTTCCATACCAAATCTAAATCAAATGTCTTATTAGCATATTCAACACTTGATTTCTTCATTTCTTCTCTTGTCGTGCCTTTTCTTGTGCCTGTAAATAATCCTAAAGCACTTCTCCATTTTGATACTCCAATAAATGATACTTTAAGATTATTAAGAGTACACACGGATATAATCATTCCTTGTAATGCAGATAGAATTTTCAGTGTTTGTGGATTAGCCATAGATAAAGGAACATCCTCTACAAACACTTGGTCTACTTTATGTTCCTTTACAAAACTATCCAACTGTCTACCCATCCACACAATTCTATCACGCCATTCAGTAATGTCTTCAGGTATTTCCCAAAGACCGTATAGTTTTAATTCTTTATCATTGAAAAGACTATAACCACTTTTCTTACTACTCATATCTAACCCTAAAGTTATCATATCTTTTCTCCTTTAACTATAACTAAATTGTCCTTGTTGAATCGGTAAGCCAACAGATTGACAATTTTGTATAAATACCTTGTTTAAATCTCTATCTACAATTTTCCAAAATTCCGACCAAAACGGTCTACTTCCTATTTGTGGGAAATTAGCAATAGCACCTATTTTCCCATCTTCAATTATTTCTAGCAATGATTGATTACTTAAAAACGTATTGCCACCATTGATAAATTCAAATCCATGTTGAAATAATGGACTTCCACTATGGCTTATTGATTTACTAAACGACAATTCGCTTTCAACAGAATTTTTACTTTTTGTAGTAACAATTTCCCAATTATCAAGTAGCTCATTTGTTCTTATATACCACTCTTGGTCATAACTATATATTTCACTTTGAATACAATTATATAATTCTTGTTCAAAATGTTTCATAGTTAAATCAATAGCTTGTTCTAATTTAATTGCTACTTGTGCTTGCAATCCAGCAAAGCTATTTATTGCCATTACTCATCACACCTTTAAGTTCGTCAATACTTTCATTCAAGTCAAATCCATTTAATTGCTTACTTAAATTTTCCATAAATGCTTTTACTAAATGGTCAATGGACAATTCCTTATCTACTAATTTATCAACCATATAGGCATTACATACATCAATTTCAAAATCTATATCTTTTTGTTGAACATATTCATCATAATAATCATTAGCAGTTTCCTTTTTCTCACAATCAGTTAATATTTGAACCAACATAGCAATCTTGATAATTTCTCTTTCAACTACATTATCATGTTGAACTAATTCCTTTACAATATCCATAAGTTCAGTGCTTGTTAAGTAATTCCTATTTAATTTCATAATATTCTTTCCCTTTCTATGTACGGATGGGTGTCTTACCCATCCTAAATTAAAAAATGGAGAGATGTTTCCACCTCTCCATAATCAGCTTCATAGAAGCTAACATTAAATACTATCATCTATATTTTCTCTGACCATTTTTTCGTAAAACATTTTTGCCATATCATAACTAACGTCTACTAAACAATCTACTCCACAAAAATCCATAAGTTTGTTTAATTGTGAACCAAATCTGTCAGACCGTTTGCTAATTTTAGACAAATAATCATCCGTTGTCAACTTCTATGAGCCTCCTTTCTGTTTATTATTTATTTTCCAAAGCAACTAATCTATCTAATATACTTTGATATTGTTCTTGTGTAATAGTGTTTTCTTGAATTTTTATGTTTGTCCATTTATATGTTCCATCATTTTGAACACATTCATAAAAATATCCATGTGTATAGTCACTTGTACTTATTCCAATAAATTGAACCACTTGACCACCACAAGATTCCGTTGCAGTAGGCATGATTTCATATTGGGGTATACGTTCGTTTACTTCTTCAAGTGTAGCAAAGGTCTTTGCAATCTTATCACTTGAAAATGTTTTAGTTATTCCAGTTGCATTATCATCAATTAGACCATCAATCTTTGTATCAACATGTTTAATGTTACCAACTACTGTTTCATTTGGCATAGGTAGATTAGCCTTGTTACCTACTAAGTCTGCCAAATCTTGTAAATGTCCATCTGTTTGTGCTAAATCAGTAGCACTTGCAACGCCTAAATTTTCAAATGTAAGATTACCAATTAAGTCAACACCTTCAATTTTGGGTCTGTTAATTAAATCTTCGTAATCATTATTTCCATCATTAACTTGAATGGTTGTTGTCTTTTCTGTCCCATCATCTGCTGTCCATGCGAATATAACAGTTGTGACACCATCGGTTTTAGTGGCTGATTTAATCGTACAATTCTTACCATCTAAAGCGCCAGTAATACCTTGTAATGATTTATCTGTATATTTCTTTGAGAGAACAATATCAATTATGTCCATATTACCCTCCTATTGTTCTAACCATTGTTTATTTTCTGCATCATATAAAAATGCAATCTTTGTGTCCATCTCATAAAATGTAGAAGCATTAGGAATATCATCACTAATAGGCTTATTATCAATAGATAAACCATATAATTCTGCGGTTGCTTGTTCAACTTGACCGCCAATCCTTGCTATTGTTACCATGTATTACCTCCATTATAGATTTATTCCAAGTTGTGACAAAGCATAAATTAAAGCACCTATTCCAAGCAAAATACTAACTGCGTTATGCTTTAAAAATAGCATCCAATCAAATTTACCTTTATCATCAATAACTTCAATTCGTTCATTTACTTCATTAAATTTCTTATCCATTGTGCTTTCAACATTCTTTACTTTATCATTCAAATCTTTTACTGTTGAAGCCAATTCTAATGTTACTTTATTACTATCCTTAACACTTTGAGCCACTTCAATCATTGTGTCCTTTAATGTATCTAATGTATTTGACATTTTATCATTACTTTCAATACATTGCTTTGTTAAAATATTATTTGTGTTAAGATCAATTTTTACTTTCTGAATTTCATCTTTTAATTCTTTGATTTCTGTATATTCTATTTTATTAACCTTGGCTTTAAGGTCGTGTAATTCTTGATTATCTTCCATATATCTATCCCCTCTATATATATTCTTTATGGTTCTTAAATAGTAATAAGTCTGTCATTACAAGACTTAATAATACACATTTACATAATTGTTCTAATCCAAAATAATATGTTATAAGAGAAATAGCCATATAAATAGTCATAATCAATACAACCCTTTTGAAATGCCAGTCCTCATCTTTTCCTTCATGTTCTGCATTTAATTCTATCGGTGCTTTCTTGTAAATATCTACACAAGAATATAAGCATAATAAAAAGACTACCCATATAGGAATAGTCTGTGAGATAATAGAGAACATTATACCAATTATTGAACTAATGATAAAACATTTACCGTTTGTGTGGCAATGGAATCCGTAGCTGTACGACCTTAAAATTGATATAAGTATTCCAATTAAAGCCATTTGCCACCAAACACCAAATATATAACCTATACCTATTAGTCCACCAAATGTTAATATAAGATAGACAAAGCAAGTTATATAATAAGCCCAAGGTTGACCAATTTTAGACTTCAAGAACAACTGTAGTTTGTCTAACATATCAACACTCCTTTTCTATGTACTTCGGTTCTTAGGAAGAACCGACAAGACCTTTTGTTTTAGTTGTAATTACTTACGAACTACGCCGCCGAACCAACCCTTCATGTTGAATCCTCCTATTATAATAATGGATAATAACTGAATTATCCTCATTGGTATCATCATACAAAACACAATAAATTTTGATTGTTCTATAAAGTCTATATGTAATATAAACTCATAAAACATCATACCAATTCCTTTAATTATTAACTGTCCAATCATAACTAAAAAGCTATACTTAACATATTGAAATGTTGTACGGTCTGTTCTATTCTTTATGTATAAACAAAATGCCATCCAACCTATCATAATAATCTGATAGATAAGTGGTGAGAACAAACAAGACACCACACAATTTCCTATACTCATTACAATAATTTCAAATAAATTAAATTTCTTACATTTACATACTCTGTTGAAGAACATTGCATATAAAAGTCCTTCTACAAAACTAAACAACACAAAATCAGTTACAATCTCTCTTAACATAATAATAAATTTCCTCCTTTATTTGATATATACATTATACCATATAAAGGAGGAAAAGTCAAGAGGAAAAACTATGTACGATTACAATTTTGAATCCTTTGCAATCCACTTGATACTATTCCATATGCAATCGTCATTAAACGTCTTTTTGAGTATCAAGTTTTCTTTGGTGTGCTTGCCAAAGTTTACATGAACATCACACCTATAAATCTTCATCAAACATTCCACTTCATCAGCTACCACCTTATATTTCTTTAATCCACTTTCAATCAATAAAGCTAATTCACCACTATCATAGGCAAAATGATACTTGTCAAGATTAAACCTCTTTAGCACCTTTTCAGCATAATCATAGTTGTCGCTAAAGTTGTTACGGCTAAACCATTTTTGCTGATTCATCACTAATTCCTTTCTTGCATTTTGTCAAAAATATCTAAACTTAATTCTCTACTATTTTGCAAGTGGTGACATAATGAATCATAATATTCTTCTGAATCTTCTGTCAACTTTAGCAATATTGATTTCATTTCATTATTCTGTCTTTCTATCTTATCTACTTTCCATAAAGAAAATAGACCAATTATTAAGGCAACGATGATACAAGAGGATATAATTGTCCAAGGAATGAGCATGTTATCTGTAAAGCATAGTTGTCTTTCAATATAATATTTACTTGTATAGTATACAATGCAAGATATACCAATGATAGAAGATAAAGACACAATGAATTTCTTAATCATTCTACAGCCTCCTTTCTTTAATATGGTCTTATTATACCACAAAGAAAGAAGGCTGTCAATCATTTTTTTCAACAAATACAAATTCTTTACACTTTAATATTTCAACTAAGTCCTTTTCAAAGATAACACCTATACATCTATCTAATCTATTCTTGCTTATACTTCTACCCTCTTCACATAATACAGTATTTTCCTTATATGTAAAGAATGGATAATGCTCTTTGTATAACATATAATGGCAAGGTTGATCTTTCTTCTTGGCGTGGGTTATGGGGAATACAAACACGTTTGAGCTTGTTTCGTTTCTAATATCCAAGCTCATTACTAAACATGGTCGTACACCCATTTGCTCTGAATCTTCGCCTTTAGGCAAATTGCACATCCAAACCTCACCTTGTTTTATTGCTTTCCTTTTCATCCTATTTCTTTCTAGTTACCTTAAAAGGTGTAAGAGAAACTTCATATCGGTCAAGCCCTTCTTTAAGATATACATAATCTTGGTCAATAGATGTTAATTCTGTTGGTATCTTTTCAACATGGTCATTGATTACAACATATAAGAATAATTTACCACTTCTGTTCGGTCTATATGATTGCACATAATAAGAACCTTGTGGGATTTCTTTAATTTTATCTTCAATCATCTTGTAACATTCCTTCCATAAATTTCCATTTGGTACGAATTTATTTTCCTTTAAACACTGTTTAGCATATATACATATCTTATCATCAATGTTACAATACAGTCTTGGAAAATATTCTGTTTCATCTTTATAATACATATGTTGGCACATATTTATTCTCACTCCTTAGTAGGGGCAAGTATTACCTCGCCCCTTATATATGTAAAAGGGATAGCCTAAACTACCCCTTGTTGGCATTACAGCTTTTTGTAATGCTCTTGTAATATCTTAACATCGTCTGCTTCTTCCATGATTATTTTATGAGAAAAATCCCAAAGAGTGCTCATAGTAGTAGGAGGTTCACCATTTTCTTTTCTATATTCGTCAATGATTTTAACCACTTCTGAATGTAAATCCATAGCTTCTTGCATCCGTTCTACTGAGAACTCATAATAATCATTTGCTAAACTTGGATATTCGTATTTAAGGTCAACAGCCTTACGAATATCTTTATCAGCGTCATGTATCTTTTCTTTTATGTCGTGAGAAATGTTTTGTATGATTATCATATTACACCTCACTAACTAAAAAGTTGATATATTTCTTTGATTGTGCTTTTAACCATAGCACGTTCTTCTGTATTGTCTTTACTGTGCTCATTAAGCTCCTTGAACATATCTTTAAGGTTAATTAAGAAGTGTCCAAGTTCTTGATGTGACATAGCTAAACTGTCATTACTTCCAGTCTTCTTGTACTCATCTTTATACTTCTTATAGTCAGCAAATTCATCTACAGCATCATACAATTTTTCGTCTATTTCTGTTTCTTCAATATCTGTTCGTTCTCTGTCATCTTTATGTTTTTCTTTCTTGACCCATGTTCCGTCAAGTTTACATAAATCCTTTTCCCATTTATTATATCGACACTTTAAAGTATCAATATAAGGAAGAGTCTTTTCAGACAGATTTTCGGAATACATACAAAGTTCTTCTTTCAAAGACTTCATATATTTTTCGATTATTTCTCTATCTTTCACTGACTTTCACCACCTAACATTTCTATTATAGCATCCATCTTTTTGTCTTGCTCTTCTAAATGCTCATGTATATCACTTACTGCATCTTGTATAGCATCTTGTATAGTTGATTGGTCAACATTCTCAAAGAAGTTAAACCAACCAATAAGGAAGCTAATAACACTTAAAGTGTCAAGAGCTTCCCATTGTCTATTATTGCTCATTTACAGTTTCATTGTAATACACATAAGCATTAGCACTATTTAAAGTACCATCAGCACTCACTACGAAAGTAATAGGAATTGTACTTCCGCTTACAGATGGGATTGCTTTAATATATTTTGATGGAATGGTAAAAGTATATCTGCTACCAGCTATAGCAGTAAAAGTTGATACAGCAGTAGGTTCAGAAGCTCCATTTACATACATGGAAATTGATACATTTCCTGCACCAGTAGCTGTAAAAACAAAACTACCGCCAACCTTATAAATTCCACGCCTTTTAATGACTAATGCGTTGTTCGCAGAGTCAAAAGAAGTCCTATTGTTAGTGTTAAAGAACACTGTTGTAAATGGAATTTTTGCATTAGCTGTCAAAGCTGTTGTACTTGTGTTTCCAACTTCTAACATGATATTCTCCCTTCTTTAAAGGGTGTCATGTTTCAGACACCCTTATTGAATGTCTGTTTATTATGCTACGGTTACGCCAGTGTTGCATCCACAACCATATCCGTACCCATATCCATTGTAACCTTGATAACAAGGAGGATTGGTTACGTATCTACCAAGTGCGGTTAAAAGCCCTTGACTTTGCATAAAGTTAGAAATTGTGTTATCACGTTCTTGTAGCTTATCTCTAAGTTCTTGAACAGTGTTAGCTTGCATTAAAGCTCTTGTTGCTTCGCCATCAGCATGAATAGCATTTACAATTGCACAAGTGTTTTGTGCATTTTCATACTTTAAGCTGTCGATATTGCGGTTAGTGGTACAGCAACAATTTTGTTGCTCATAACCTAAATTAGCAATGCCTTGATTTACACTGTTAAAGCCTTGCATAGTATCAAACCTTACATTGTTAATAAGATTAGCATTAGCATAACTTGCATCACAAATTCCGTTAGTAATTCCGTCCAGTTTAGAAACGATTGTTCGTGTATCAAAGCCTCTTTGAATATCTGCTTGAGTTGCTGCTGCACCATTACCACCGAATCCAAAACCGCTTCCCGTACCGAACAAAAGTACGAAGATGATAATAAGAGCTAGAATACCACCACTTGTGCCGCCTCCGAATAGACCGCCACCATCTCTTCCATTTGCTAAAGCCATTGCATCTGCTACGCTTAATCCGTTTCCATCCATTGCCATGTTATAATCTCCTTTACATTATAAAATATAGTTTATTAGTTGTTAATACACCATACATAATGTTGCGCACCCATTATATAGATATATTATATATCTAAAAGAGATGCACTAGAGATTGTATATAATCTATATTTACAAATTAACACTAGATACACCTCCTTTAAGCATACCTAATGTAGCGTTGTAAACTACATATAATCTTTTCATTTCATTTTATCAGTTACTTGGAAATGTAACTAATGTTTCTTTGCCACCTTTCTATTTTATAATCGAACTCCTAATGTTTTCAACATTTGTTCTATTCCTTGTGCTTGTTGCTTTACATTATTTACTTGGTCTTGTGTTACTTGACCATTTTGTATCATTTGTTGTAATACCACATTAGGGTCTTTGCCCTTCATTTCTTGAGCAAATTTCAAAAATCCTTGTAAATTAAAATTATTACCTTGTAATTGTGGTTTAGCTCCACCTATAGAATCCCAAAAATTAGCCATTTACCTCACCAACTTTCTCAGTTTTTGGAGGTCTACCGACCTTTTTAGGTTCTTCAACTACTTGTTGAGTCGGAGTCATTACCTTATTTAAAATATCACTGTAATAGTTCACACTATTCTGCAACTGTTCAACCTTTTGATTTAATAAGTTAAAATCTTGGATTTGAACAAATTGATTATTGTTTTGAGTTTGACCATTATTGTTTAACATTTGGTCTGTCACATCTTCAACCTTTAATACATGAAATGAGGGGTCACCCGTTAAAGATATTCCCTTGACATACAGATAATTTTCACTTGCGTCACGCATCCAAACCGTGCTACCGTATGGAAGAATCTTTTCTTTAGCTTCTTTCATATTTGATACCATTATAAACGGAGTACCATTATTTTGTTGTTGATTGTTTTGAATTTGTTGCGTTTGTTGAGATTGATACATATTCATTTGAGGAGAAAATTGTGGAATATTATTATTCATCCCAATATTATTATATGCTCCCATTTGAGGTATATTTGACATATAATTCATTCATAAGCCACCTTTCTATATATCATTATAATATTCTTCTGCAAAAACCCATCTACACCCTTTATGAGTTTTATGATTTTTTAATTTATTGCAACAATTTGAAACAGCTCCAACACTATATCCATATTGTTTTACAGAACATAATGATTCGTATTTTTTCACAAAATCATTATCTTTTGTTAATTGAACAACTTCTTTACTTCTTGCTTTTGCTGAATCTTTTCTTTGTTGATACATTGTTTCAATTTTTCTATCTTCTATTTCTTTTGCTAATCTTATAGCATCTTCTTCTATATTACACTCGTTTAATTCATCTACCCAAAAGTAATGTTTCCCTTTATAGGATAAACTTTTATTATGATTACAACAATTATATATTGTGCTTGGGTCTAAATTGTGTTTTCTACAATAGTCTTGTATATTATATATAAATTCTTTTGTTTCAGCACAATAAGCAATTTTACAAACAAATAATTTACTATTTTTAACAGATAAATCATTTATTGTTTTATTAAGCCATTCTTCAAATTGTTCTTTAGTATTTCTACCTTTTCCGTATATCATATGAAAATTTTTATGACAAATTTCGCATAATGTTATCCCATTTTCAACTTCTGTTCTTTTTTCTTTGCACCAGTCATATCCATCGAGATGATGAACTTGAATATTGTTTTTAGAACCACAACATTGACAAGTATATGCATCTCTATTTAATACATTCTTGCAAAACATAAAATACTCACTTGAATTTCTTTGTAATTCACGTTCTTCTTTTGTTTTGTTAAAATTCCATCTAGCGTTATTTTCCCCTGAATGAAATAATAAATTAGCACAGCTTTGACAATACGTTTTTCCATTATGATTAATTTTTTTATATGTGCAATAACACATTGTCATTATTTTATCACATCTGTCACAATTACATTCTACTTTTACACTACTTCCATATGATAAATCTTTTACCTTAACAATGGCAGGTAAGTGTTTTATTTGTTTTTGATAGTCTCTTACCATTTTGCCATTTCTATTTCTTAAAATAGGCTTTTTTGTTTCTATTTTTTCAAAATAATAACCTAATTCTTCATAATATGTATGAGTCTTAGACCCATACGGAACTTCAACTTCTTCTGTTAATAACATACTTATAAACTCCTTCTTTTTTTGAAGGTAGGATTAGCAAATTTATATATTTAACTAATTGCACTTTATTGATTATCCATCAACCTTATAAATATATTATACTTCGTCTTTTAACTTTTGTCAAGTCTTTTTAATTAAGGAGAGTCATAAAGACCCTCCTTTTCAACTTAGTTATTTTTATGCTTGAACATCTACAACTGCGGCAGTCATCAATGTATTTTTATTTTTTACCACAATTTCAATATCCGCATGACCTTCTGCATTAGCAGTAACTACACCTTTTGCATCAACAGAAGCATAAGTATCATTGCTACTGGTGAAGGTTAATTTTGAATTGTCAATGAGTTTGGGGGCTTTAATGCCACTATAAATAGCATATACTTGTAAAGTTTGTGTTTCCGTAGCCTTTAATTCTACATTAGCATCGGCTACAACAATAGCCTTTACATCAGCAAATTCATCTTTGTTATAGGTAATTTGCTTTAACTTAGCATAGTAACCATCATTAGAATCACAACCTTCAAGACCTGTAAATGTTGCAAGAGCATTACCACTTAAAGGTGTGGTTGTAGTTCCAGCAGATGTTAATGCAAGTTCCATAGTTCCATCAAACATAAAGTTAGGGATTTCTACTTGAACTTCGCCAACCTTAGAGCTATTTGAAAATTGCTTAACGTCTGTGCCAGCCTTAAACAAAGGCAATGTGAGTACACCATATACTTGAGCAGGAATAAATGCAGAACTTACAGTAAATTGTTCAGCACTTGCATCTGTCTTAGTATACTTAACACAAACAGTTGTTCCTTGTGGTAGGTCAGCTACATTTGCAGTTTTAGTATCTGGGTTAAAAGTAATTGTAGTCCAATTATCTTCTGATGGTAAAGAATACCATCCAATTACACCAAAATTACCAAACTTTTGAGGTGTATATTTTACTGTAATTTTATTTGCTACAGTTGTAGTAACTTGCTCTAATGTAAGAACATCTGCACCAGTTTGAATTGTCCCTCCAACGTTCAATGCCATATAACTGAAATCAAACAAAGCGTCTGTCAATGTAAGAGCCATTGCAGAATCATGTAGGTAACGACTTAAAAGAGCGTTTGCCATACCCCCACGAATATCTTCTGCCGTCACAGAAAAGTTAATACCACTATCTACTAATGTCTTACTTGTTACAATTAAGTCTCCGCTAGATTGGTCAAAAAACTGAACTGTACCAACGGAAGCTAATACAAATTTAGACATAATTTAATATCCTCCTATATTTTTTCATTCTTCTAATTTTCTATTTGTCAAGCAATATCTGTACTTACATCATAATCTTTTACTGTTACAATAATAAAATCAGATTTTGCATAACCCTTGTTATTTAATAAATCTTCAACATAGTTATCTAATTCTAATTCTGTTGAAAATTCTAATGGTTTTGTTTCACCATCTACCACTTGTGTTTTGAAAGCATACAAAGAGCCATAATTCTCTTTTGCTTCTTTTAATAGCATAATTCTATACATTATCGTTCTCCTTGTAAGTTCATTGCAGTTAGATTTTCAGCACCACTAATACCTTTACTTGCCAATGTAGAAGTATCTGTAAACAATTCTTCATATGGGTCTTTCTTAGGTACAAATAATGGGTGCTTAATATCTTCTTTTACATCATATTTATAAGACCCTTGTATAATCTTCTGCCCTATATATATTTCACTATCTTTGCAAGCGTCATATATCAATTCAAATTCACGATAAGGTAATTCATTTAATTCTTTAAATGTTTTGCTTGTCTTACTTGATACAAATGCTTTCTTCTTTTCTAAAGTTGGAGAAGTGATATTACTATATTTTGTTTTATAATATTCTTGCATCAATTCTTTAACTTCTGGTGAAACATATCTGTCATCATAATTTGGGTCATTTTGTGATTGAATTATCTTTGAAATATCGTCAAATTCTTTTGGTCTGATAATTGCTTTAATTGTCGTATCTTGCTCACATATGTATATCTTATTATCTACAAATGCAACATAATCTTCATCCATACACAATTTAATTAACCATCTTAGTTTATCTTCTGATTCTTTGTTCATTGCGAATATTTTTTTGATAAGAAATTCAAGATAAGACATTTGAATAATTCCAATGTCATTTATTTCATTCTTCTCTATACTCAAAATTTCTTTCGCCCATGAATATCGTGAATAATCTTTCACTAAAATAGGTTTAATATAAATCAAACCACCATCTTTTAATTCATATGGTACATTATCCATATTTACAAAATAATTCAATTCTAATGTTTCTAAATCAACCACAGCTACCTCCACTATCAGCACCAACAAATTGTAATGCTAATATCAAACTACGACCATAGAACGATTTAGAGTTGCCAATATTTAATTGACTATTACAAGACCTACTTAATTCTCTATTGAATTGAAATACTCCACTACCAATTTCAATATCTCTTCCATTCATAACAGACAAGAATAATGCTTCCATAACATCTGTTCTTTCACACAAGATTTTATTTCTTCTTACTAACGAAGTCTTTTCATTTGTAACAAAGTCTGCCTCAAAACATACTATCGCTTCAAACTGTGTTGTAGGAATTGTATTATATCTATATAATCTTAACTGTGTTTGGGCTTCAGCACTGTCCATAGCAGACCCAATCAAAGGTTTTAAGAACACATTAAAATTTTGTTCAATGCTTTCTCCTTGCCATATCATTGCCTTTTTCTCTTTTAATGTAAGATTTTTCTGTTTTAGTGCATTAACTTCTGTATATTTAAGCAATTTCCAAAAATCTTCTGCGTCTTGACTTGTATCTGTCAATAACACTTCAATAATTTTGTAGGGGAAGTCTGGTATCTCTGAAAAATTATTAAAAGCCATATAATTATTTTCATTCGCTAACATAATTTTCCTCCTACAACAATCCTAATAATTCGATTGCCATTACAACGTCATCACAACCGTCAGCACTAAAAGTTAAAACCAAATCATTATCAGATTCTTGCCTCACAGTAAGTTTATATCCATCAAGTGTTTCTGTTAATGTATAAGAATATACATCTGCTCCACTTGACATACAAGTTACAATCTCGTTTTGTTTCTCTCCTTCAATATACACACCACAAGTAAAATCAATTATTTGACCTTGATTCAATTCTGTGATATTGTTAGGATTGATAACAATTTTCTTTTCGGGTAAATAGTCATCCACAATTTTAATTGTTATCGTGTTATATATGCTTTCATTATCAGCCATAAAACACGTTATTTGCCCTATAGAGCCTATTTCTCCTATAACTTGATAATTTCCTTGCTCATCAATTTCAACAACGTCAGAATCGCTTGTAGACCACTTTAAAGGTACATCTATAACATCAGTTCCATTCTTAACTGTTGCTGTTAATTTACCTTTAAATCCTTGCGTTTGTTCAATATTGCCTTGGTCAATCTTTAATGTATAATCAACCTTGTAATAATCACATATATTCAACTCTTTATTGTCACTTGGCAACAAAGCACTATAATCTACATAAATTTTAACACAAGTAACTTGACCATCTGTACCTTCTTCACGCATATAATTGTTTGCTTCTTCCACCTTAAATGCGGTCGAATGTTGGAACATAAATCTTTGATTCTTAACAATGGACATAGTATAGTCGTTAGCTTGCACAAGAATAATCAATCTTGTGTTGGGTACAGTACCATCTTTGTTAATTAAATTGTTTGTAGAACTAATGTCTGTTCCTAAATAACAAGGCATCTCAACTATTTTACCATATTCATCAATCCAAGTCAATACATTATTGCACCGAACACAACTAAAATCAGCTACTTGGTCAAGTGTTCCCATACGGTCATAGCATATATAATATTCTTCATGCTCACCATCTAAAGCCATTTTATAATACTGACCTTTATAATTCTGTTTATGGTCAATATCTTGAAACAAAACCCTAACAAAGTCTGAATATACTTTTGAAGTGTTAATTAAGTTATCTGAAATAACATCAACCCATGCTTCATATTCTGTATATTCGTCTACAAATGGCAAAGCTGATTGTTCTTTAATTGTAAATAATTGTGTTGTGTTTATCCATTGGTCATTTATTGTAGCTTGAACAAGACCTTGATAATATTCTTTTGGAGTCTGTACTATTTTGTCTAAATAATTTTTTACATTAAAATTAAACATTAAGCACCTCCAAAGAAGGGTAATTTATCAAAATTGTTAAGTTGATATGCAGTAATAGCTTCTGAAAGTTCTTCTTCCATTGCCCCAAGTCTTTCTAATCGTTTGGAAATATTGGCTTGTTCGGAGAAGTTTTTAAAATTTTTACTTGACAAATGCAACTTAAATTGAGTTACATCATCTAATGCTTTCTTATACCAACCTAATGCTACACCAAGACAAAGAATATATACTTCTTTACTTGATAAATCAGCATCAAATACATATTCAATATTATCATTGCCATTTTCATCTTTTATTACTTCTGAATGGTATGATAAATCGGTCAACGTTCCAGAAAAAAGGTCTGTAGCATTAACCAAAAAACCGCCTAAGAAAGTGTAAAATGCTTGCTCATCCATCTTAATTAGGTTGTCTAATTTATAATCAGTGAATAATGTGGTATATGCCCTATTTAACACATCCTTAAATGTCACACGCATCTTGCCACCTCCTTTATGTACTCATGGGAGTTAGTCAACTCCCATTACTATTTATTCAGGTTTTCTTTCGTTTTCTTTTAAATCTTTAGCAACCTGCTCAATATCAATTCCAGTTCTTTCCTTAATTTCTCTAAGATAATTGTAATCCATTCTTTCATTAAGGTTCATTAGTTTGGCAATTTCCATAGCTGTCGATTCTTGCATATTCTTTTCCATGCCAAGAAAAATATCAACGTCAGATTGCTCTCTAAGATAAACAACCCTATCCATTCTTTCTTTTGTATACAGTTTGTCATATTCTTCCGATAGACCAAGTTCTTCAACTGCTTCTCTATCACTAATATAAATCAAACCATTTTCCATTGTATAAGGATAAGATGATACAATATCTGATAAATCATCAAATTTAATCATTTTGTAATCACCATACTTTTCAAAAGTATAAACTCTTCCTAATCCGTCTGGTTCAGTTGATATATTTACAACACTGTGCATTAAATTGATGCACTTAATCTTTTTTCCACCTAAATTACTTTCTTTTTGAACCATAATTGTAGGTTGAGTGTTGACTTTAGATTGCAATTCAGCCATTGCTTTGTTTTGAGCTTCAATTTGAGCCATAAGTTGCTTAATCAACTCAGATTGGTCATCTTTTTGTTCCAATTCTAAATCAATAGCATCTTTTTCAATTTTACCTTCTTCAACTTTGGCTTTTGGTTTTCTTCCTCTAGTTGAAGTTGTTTTAGTTTCTTCTGCCATTTATATAAAAATCTCCTTAATTATCATTTAATATGTACAAGGGAGCAATAAAACTCCCTCAATTTATTTTAACTAAAAATTAGTTAAGAGCAGATACTACACCAGCAACGGAATTTGTCACGGTAGCCACGTTCCATGCTTTTTCTACAGTAGTTTCAATCATCTTATTGGCATTGTCATAGTTTCCATCAGTATGAGATACTGTTCCACCAAATACACCAATCTTAACAATCTTATCAGATGCAGGAGATACAACGTAAATCTTATCATCTGCTAACTTAAGAGAATAATCCCCCTTAGTATCATCTGCTACTTGTTCCATAGGAATTACATCAAATCCATTAAATGTTTGAAGATGTCCAAGACGAACATATTCATCATCAAGCAAATATCTGTAATTGTTGTTGCTAGGAAGAACACTCTTAAGTGCAACGGGCGTTCCAAGAATTACAGCCTTTCTACCTTGGTTGTAAGCAGTAATAGTTTGACATAACTTAATAAGAGACTTCTCAGAATAGTTAGTCACTTGAAGATTGCCAGTTAGTGCATTTGCAGAAGTAGTAAATGCGTCATAAGCATCAAACAGCATACTTCTTTCAATAGAAAGACCAACTTTCATAACCTCTTCTGCTACAAATGCTTGACCAGTAAGAATTTCAAACAAAGTTGCCCCAATGGTAACTTCATGGTTCTCACCTTCCATAGTTACAGTAGTTCTAAAGGTCTTTTGTTGATTAGTAGTACGTTGTCTCCATCCAGCCTTAGATACTGTAAATAGAGAATTGGACTTAATATCAAACTTAATAGTGTCCCCAAGATCAGCATACTTAAAATCAGCAAAGTATCTTACAGAGCCAGTCATAAGTACATCGGGTAGAATCATATCAATCATCACGTCACGGATTTGATTAGCAAAATACTTAACCATAGGGTTTTCAGCATAACGCTTTACTTCTGTCTTATTCCCCATATCAGAAGGAAGTGCCATTCCGCTTTGCTTCGCTACTTCCATAGCAAAAGCTTTATTGATTAGAGTTCCCATTTCATCCTTAGAGTGTTCAGCAAAAGCCTTTACACCCTTTCTCTCATTATTGAAATTACGAGAATACTCTTTCATTGCATCATATAAATCTTTAGACATTGCGGAAAATGCCTTTACATTCATAAATTCCATAATTCAATATTTTCCTTTCGTCTATTATTCTTGTACACAAATTGCCTTATATACTTTAACTTTCTCGTCACCGATACCAGCTTGAGGGAAGTTTACATAACCAACCCATTCTACCTTAAATGCAGTAGAACCAGCGGTTGCGCCTGTGTCAGCGGCAACTCTTGTATAAGTTGTTTGGCCTGCTTTTGCTTCAAGAATGTCACCAACAACTACATTGCTTGCATCATCAATACATTCTGCTGTAACTACAATTTCATCTACATTTGCAACAGGCTTAAACGCATCAAATGTATGTCCCTTAATATTGGTATAATCTCTGTCATCAGCAGAAAGACCAGCATATAATTTCCCATTTACTTCGGTATACTTTACAGAAGGATTATAAGCAACCCATAGTCCACCCAAATTACCAGCACTAGGAACTGCCGCTGTCCATCTATCTTCTCCTTGAACTGTAGGAGCAGTTAGTTTAATAAGACCGCCACCAGCTACATCAGCACCAGCACAAATAACGCTTCTATTAAGAGCGTCAATATTCTTTGCTTGAATCATAGATTCAATTAAAACGCCATTTTTAGCCATAATTTTTTAATCTCCTTGTTTACATTTTAGAAATTCTATCAAACACATCTTCTGTGACTTGATTGTTTAAAGATTCACTAACACCAGCAAATCTCATAATACCGTCATCATCTTGTTTTGGTTTGTTCTTAGTTGCTTCATAAGCAAATGCCTTTACCTTATTTTCAAAAGCACCAAGTTCACCTAAAGAAAGATTTTTACCTTCTTCGGAAAGTTCAGAAAATTTCTTCTCATCAAGGTCTTCCTTAACAGAAGCCATAATCGCAGAAAACTTCTTATCTCTCTTTTCAGTATCATTAGCTTCCTTTTCAGCCTTTAATTCAGCATTTTCTTTAGACATTTGAATAAACTTCTCAACAATCTCATTAGCAGACATTTGTTTCATAACCTTTTCTGCTAACTCCTTATTTTGTTCTGTTTCTTTTTCAAGCATTGCTAACATAGCAACTTGGTCAACATAAGCATCTAAGGAAAATTTCTTTTCTTCCTCTTGAGGCTTTTCTTCTTTCACTTCTTCCTTAGATTCTTCATCAGCCATTGCTTTTGTTTCGTCACAACCCATTTCTTTAGTTTCCTCTTCTTTAGGTTGTTCTTCCTTATTATCTTGAGCCATTTCTTTATTTTTTTCTTTCTCTTCCATAACAACATCCTTTTCAGCATCATTAAATAATTTATACTTACTGTCAATGTTTCCATCAGAGAACTTTTTAACATTGCCTTGCTCAACATAAGTTTTTTCTACTTCCACAATATCTTCACCCAATACAATATTATCATTTTCAATAGTAATATCAAGTTTGTACATTGTAGTTTCGTCTTTTTTATAGATTATAGCAAATTTTTGAGTACCTTCTTCATAAATTCCTTCAATTCTATAAATAGAACCGTAGTCATCATCTGGGTATTTTGTTTCCAAAACATTATAAATGGTACACCAAAGATTTCCAATATCTATAGCAAACTTCTTTTCGCTTGACATAGTGTCCTCCTTGTCATCTTTATATAATCCCAATCGTTTTTGAATGGAAATTGCTTTTTCAGCTACACTAGAGTCATGCTGTTCTCCATAAGCTCTAGCACTTGAAAGACCCTCTGCATTATATACCCATTTACCATCTTTTAAGTTCATAACTGGATATTTTAAAGAACCTTTTCTTTTTTCTTCCCAACCATCCTCTAAAAGTAAGCATACACTTTTAGCAACAGTCTTAAAATTCTTTTCTTTTAATAAATCATCTTTTGCTTTATTTCCGTTCCAATCTCCCATATCAACAGCTTCTTTAGACTTATCTACTGGGTGAGATTGTAATGATTCTTCTGCAAATTGCTTAACTTTAATTTCTGTCCCAGCTACAGACGGATTATAACGAAGTCCTAATACGGTAATTCCATGGATATGATAACTCAATACTGGATTATCAATATTTAATTCAACACCAAATTCATCTACAGCTTTTCCATATTCATTCTCATCATACTCTGTACTACAAGAAAATTCACAACTTACAGTTCTTTCATTTTTACTACGGAACATATCTACAACATCTTTTGCATAGATTTTGCTTAGTAAACCTTTTACCACAACAAATTCTTTTTCAACACCGTCTACTTCTTTCATTCTAAATTCCACTTCTTCATTAGGTGGAACATAGCCAAGCACTGATTGTTCTATCTCATGCGATTCTGTGTCTTTAGTAAACTTATCATATTTTCCTATAATAAATTTTCCTTTAAAAGTATCAGCATCACGTTCAAGAACTTCTCTTGAAAAAGGATTTTTATGGATATTGTTACCCTCTGCCAAAGCATAAATTTCTACAACGGCAAAATCTGGGTCTTCATTTTGTTCTCTATACATTTGAACATCGTCAACAGAGAACTTCTTTATATATTCTTGCATTATAAACCCTCCATTGACATAAATTCAATTAGTTCTTTACTTTTTACATAATATATAAATTCATTATCTATATACTTAGGATAAAAACCATGCTCATGCAATACATTACTTGTATCACTATTCACAGCAATATATTTATCCTTATCTTTAGGAGTTTGTCTTATAATCATTTCAACCCTCCTAATCTACATAATCAGAAACTTCCTCTGTCTTATCAGACCTTTCAGAAGAATCTTTCTTTGGCGCACCTACATTATCTTCACCACTTGATTGCATTGTGTTAGCATTTAACATCATAGTTAAATTACTAATAAATGTAGTATCATTATGAGCGCACTCTAAACTACGTTGAAATGCTTGTGGCTTCATTCCATAAGCACTAGCCCATTGAGTTGCATCTAATACAATCCCTTTATCTGCAAAATTCTTTAAAGTTTCTTGCCTTTGCTTTCTATCCCATGGTCTATTAAGTCCATCAAAAGAGAACTCAAACTTATATTTTATTGTTTTCTTATTTACATAGAAATTAAGGAATTGATTAAATTGCTCATATAAAGGTTTCATAAAACAATAATCTGCATAAATAGCATTTTCAAGTTCTGATTGTGCCATTTTAGTTGTTGTATAAATCATTGTGCTTGCGCTTGCCCCTTGTGCGGCAGTTGCAGTATATTGCTTTTCAACCATACTTGGATTACTGTCTGTAAATTGCCAGCCTTTAATATCTTCTAATGGTAAAGCTAAAGGCTTTACTTTATCAGCAAGACCCGATTTAACAAGTTGCATAAATTTTCCCATGGTTTTAGGGTCTATCGAAAATTGATTTGACTTATTTCCACTTTTATCAGTGTCCATAGTTTTGATTTCACCGGCTAATAATAAATAAGCGGAAACCATATCTTTATTTTTTTGCAAATCTTCAATTTCATCATTATTTAAACAACTCTTTAATAAAGCAATTAAAGGGGGTACTTGTCTAAAATTGCTTAAATCAAACTTAAACGCATAAGCGCCGTCATTAGGACTGCATTGTACCCAATTAGCAAAAGAACCATTCCTATAATTTAATTGAGCAGACGGAATATATTCTCCATTTTCATTAGCATATGATTCTTTGAACTTCTTCTTCAAGGCAGGAGCAAACAAGTTAATGTCTACATCTCCATTAAGGAAATAGTTAATATCAAAGTCATATAATAATTGACTACAATTAAAATATCCAGTCAACATACAGTTCTTTTGTGGCATCATTTGTAATGAAAACTTTTCATTCCTACGAATTTTGCCTTCATCACTGTCAATATCAATAGGGCTATTTAAGTCTTCATATGAGTCTCTAAACCATGTATAACACGTTTCGGTTCTTAACATTTGCTTAACAACTTTGTCAAATTCTGTTTTATAGTCAAAGTTATCAAGAAACTTATGAACCCTTTTAATATCATCTTTATATTCTTTTGAATTATAATCGCTTGGGTTCTTAATGTTCTTACAAGTGTAAGACAAATCAAAAGAAAGTAACCCACCAAAATATCTTAAAGTCTTAGCATAAATCGCATCCCAAATTTCCATAAATTCAGAATATGATGCCAACGAGCCATAATCATAAGGTGCGGTTTCTAATGCTTTAGATAATTTTTCTTGTGTTGGTTTTTGACCATTGTTATTTAAAGCAAGTAAGTTTTGGTTTTGAGAGAAAGGAGTGTAAAATCCATACCCACCAAAGCCATTATATAAACCTTGAGCAAATTGTAGCACTTGGTCTAACTCTTGCTCAGAAAGGTATTCTTTATGTTCCATGTCGGACATTTTTCTCCTTTCTATTCTGCTAACCATTGCCAATCATCAAGATTGACTTCATCATCATTATTTTCATTCTGTTCTAATTTGTTTATGATAAGAGAAGATACATAATTTCCATAAGCAAAAGAAACAATAATATCTTTAGTTCCACTACGAGGTTCGGACAAATGAACTTTACCATTTCTCCAATCTTGAGAAAGATTTATCGCTTCATTTATTAAAGCCATAGTCATAACATAAGGTAATCTTATTCTCATTTTTTCTTCGTCAGTTAAAGTAAAATATTCCTTTGTTTCTTCAAATTTTTGCTCAAATTCTATATCTTCAATAAGTAAATCTATTTCTTCGTCCCTTAATTTTTTTTGTAGGTCTAACCACATATTATTGTTTAACTCTTCCGTACCAATCATAGGTATAATACATGGAATAGCTTGTGGATCTACTGTCCTAGATTTTAAATCATCAAGTTTTTGTTGCGTAGAAGTTTGATAAGCATTTTCAAGAGCTATAGTAAATCCATGTTCATTCCAATCATGTGAATTTCTGTTTAGATGTTCTCTTGGTTTTGTTAAGTCCGTATAACAAACTTCCCCACCATTCCTTAAATCTAAAACTATATAATCCGCTTGATAATCCCAAAACATCTCTCTTATCTTTAAATCCATACCATATGAATCACTTGCTTGATGAGTTGTGATATAATCTATGATTCTTCTATACTTTCCATCTTTTTTTATTAAAGAGGTGCACCCAATAACACTTTGGTCGTTTTCTTCTTTACCAGTTGTATTAGAAAAAGCAAAGTCAATCCAAAGTAATCGTATTTCATTTTCTTGTTTCTTACGATTCTTTAAATCATTTCCTTCATATATATCATTGATAGTAGGAAATTTATATGCTTTTCTATATACTTGATTTTTCTTTAATAAATCATGGCTAAAGAACGCATTTTCAGCTTCTCCAACCATTTCATTCAAATCTTCCATCCTAAAGTCAAGTTCGCCACTTGTCTTTTTAGACTTAAAATAGTCCGATATGGTCTTTAGACCAAAACAAATAGATAAGAAAATATCCCCAGCAAAAAAATTATAAGGTATTCTTGTATTTGTATAACATTCTTGTACTACTGTTTTAAATGTATTCCAAAACCATTCGCTTTTAAAACGAGCAGATGTAATATATACAGATTGACATTCTTCAATCCATCTTTTGTCACCAGCATATTCGGGCAATGTTAAGAATATTGCTTGTCTAGGGTGAGCCATTTTTTCAAATACAGAGTCAATAATTCCTTTTTTAAGAAGCCTACATTCTTCATATATGAGAAGTGTCGCACGACCACCTCTAGCTGAATCTGCGGCAGGGTCTACCCACATTTTAGACCCGTTCATAACAAATTCTATCCATATTTCATCTTTACCATAGTGAAATTTAATTAAATCATGTTCATAATAATATTTCAATATGGGTGAAAGTTTTTTACAAAGCTCATTTTCCATTTTATCTTTTACCATTTTCGTAGCTTGCGAAATAGTAGAAGAAGTTAAATGAACTTCGCTATATGGATATAATAGACATTTACACATTGCGAAAAGTCCTACAATGAACGTTTTGCTCAGACCACGGCTACATATTGCAAAAAATACTTGGCTTATACCCATTAAATACAACATTATGTGTTGGAATGGATGTAATCTAATTTGTAAATGTCTACTTGCATATAAATTTATGTTTCTTCGATAAAACGTACACCATTTTTTTACATTGTTTCGCTTTATTTGAGGGTCTAATTCTTTTGGTCTATTTTTTTCTTTTTTAACTCTTTCTTTTATTAGTTTAAATAAACCAGTTTCTTTGTTATTCTCCATATTTACTGTCCTTAGTAATTTTAGGATAATCTTTTGACCCTATTAAGAGATTTTTAACTGCACGAAGAATATGTTTACCCCAATCTTTTTCAATATCAAGATAATCTTTATACTCTTCTTTGTCTACCATTTCAGCAGGCTCAGTATTCTCAATCTCCCAAATCTGTTTTTCAAGTATACGTTCAATATCTGTTTTATCTTTCTTTTCTTCAAAATTATCTATTTTTAATTTAGCCATTAGTTTCATTATTTGCTCAGTATCTTCTTTTGAAGAATCTTTATTAGCTTCTTTTCTACGAGCAGATAATTCAGCAAGGCATAATTTACGATACAATGTTTCTTGTGATGGGGTTAGTTCCATACCATCCGTATAAACACTATATCTATATTCAAGAAATTGATAATCTTCTAAATTAGGTTGTTCTCCCCAATCCAACATAAACTTATCCATTTCTTTCTGCTTAATTTCAGCAGTTTGAATTTTACTATCAACCTCTGTAATATCTACATTAGTTGCACTAAAATCACTCCATATTTCTTTATTCTTAGAATATTTACGGAGTTCATTCATATATGTACCTATATTGATTGATGTTTTCTTACCATTGGCATCACCACTTAAACTACGTTCATTTACTTTTTCATAAACTTCTTTAATAAATGGTGTGTCAATCTTCATCAATGTATAGTATAAAGCGGTCTTAGCCGACTTTGTTTCATCTAAATAATAATTAAAAATTTTACTGCAACATTCCTTACAATAAGGAACTTTACCATTGGCATGAAATTGACTCCACGAACTAAAATATTCACTTTCCTTTTTCAAACCAATACATTGTAACATTGGGGTATTATGACCCATACACAATGTTACATTTTCTGCTTTTCTTGCCATAATAACACCTCTAATATGTACGGAGAATCAGCCAACCATTGATTAACCGATTCTCCCCAAACGAATTTACCTAAATCCGATTTTATTCTTTACTTTATTATCTTCCCAATCATCATAATATTGTGTATTGGGTGCTTCAAAACCTATACAATTTGTATTTACAGGTTCTAATTGTTCTTGTAAATCCATAATGTCTTTATTTATTTTTAGGACTTTCTTTGTGCTAATCCCTTTTAAGATTTCAAGAAAACTACATATAATTTCTACAACTTCATCAATTATAGGTAACGCTACTAAAGCAGTAATCATTCCTAATATGTATATCTTTAATTTTTCCATATAATTCTCCTATATAGTAAGTTTTAAAGAATTGTTAGCACATATAACTTTCGTGCTTTTACATTTATCTGATAAAATATCTTTTAATCCTTTTGCCAAACTTTCTTTAGCTTCTGATGAGCCATGATGCAAAATTATCTTATTACAATTTATATTTGAATAATAATCAACTAATGTTTCATACATAGCATGACCACTCATTGATTTCAAACTATATGAAGCACATTTAATAGTATAAGTTTTTCCATCAATATCTATTGTTTCTCTTTTTTGATCTTTCAACATAGAAGCCAAACTTCCTTCTGTTGAATATCCACAAAACAATATTGTAGCGTTTGGGTCTGACACTATTTTTTTAAAGTGGTGTCTAATTCTTCCATTGGTCATCATTCCGCTTGTTGACAGAATAACACAAGATTCATTAGAATCAACTAATACTTTGCTATCATCGGGTTTAGAACATAATACTAAATTTTTCCATTCTAACATTTTATCAAATTCTTGTAATTCCTCATCATGTAAATTTTCTCTTAACAAATACAATAAATCTATTGCCAAAGGTGAATCAATATAAATGTGTTTATTAAATGTATTGTCATCTTTATATAGGCTATATATCATTTGTAATATTTGTGGACATCTACATTGTGCGAATACAGGAATTATCAATCTGCCATTCATTCTAACAACTTGTGTATCAATAATAGTCTTTAATTTATCTAAATCGTTTTTACGTTCTTTTTTTCTTACTTTGAAATTAGGTCTATCACCATAAGTGCTTTCACAAATAGCAATATCACATTTTTCAACTTTTTCTAATTTACCAACATACTTATTATCTACTAATGGATTTCCTACATCACCAGTATATAATATTTTCTTTGTTAAATTATCAATAGTTATCCACAATATAATTTGACAACCGTTCATTAAATGACCGCTTGGTACAAACATAAAACTCAACTCATCATCTATTACAATTTTTTCGTTAATAGAAAATTCAATCGTATGTTCATAAGCATTGTCTACAGCATCAAGTTCATATAATGGTTTCCATTTCTTGTGTTCTTGCTTATTTATAACCTCAATATCTCTTTCATTGATATTTGCAGAATCTACCCACATTCTTTTTAGCACCTCTTTTGAACCATAAGGCACTACAATACTACCATTGAATCCATCCTTACAATATTTTGGACATAAACCAATATGGTCTTGATGTGTGTGGGTTAAAAATATCAAGTCAATATCTTTTGGTCTATATTCTTTTGTTTTTCTATTATTAGTTAAGTAGTCTTGCTTTTTATCATTACTTTGATGCATACCACAATCTAATAATATTTTATGATTAGGTGTTTCCACATAAACATTAGACCCAGTTACTTCTTGTGCCGAAAAACTATCAACAAAAGAAATCTTTATTTTTTTATCTTTCTTTGCCAAATAAATTTCCACCTTTCGGTTATATTCATATGGACTTCATATGTACGAAAAGAGCCAACAATCAATGACTATCAGCCCTTAACAAAATAAATATGTAGTGTCAACGCAAAATCCCTTTATTCGTCATTTTTTCTGCTACCGTTGACTTGGTGCAACTCCACACTGTTATTTTATGACACTCTTTCTGAGCCAGCTCCTATACTGTTGCACGTTACCCTATCAATCTGATTAATTTTGTCCTCTTCTCAATTAAGTCTCGCATGGACTATGTAGACAGCCTTTTAAAGTCTTGTCGGACTCCACATTATAAAACTCGGTGACGAACCGAGGTCGTTTCTGTTATGTTGTCATCATAACATAGTGATTGCCAATCACAAAATATTCTTATAGACAATCTGCAAATTACCTATAATCAATTCAACTATAACCAATTTCATATTTTGCAGAATATTACTCTTGTAACTTTGTTGAATAATTGAAAGTTAATTTTTTAATGTCCTATAGACGTTGTTCTATACGTCCCGTTAAGGGAATTGTTTTCTTTTTGGTGAGTTTTAGCTGGATAAGAATTAACCAACGGATTTTAGCACCGCATAACTTTTGTCCTACTTGTATTATCCATATAGGTATAATCAAGTATACTACTACAAGATACTCCACTTGCAAGGTTTAACCTTGATTAGTATAGATATTCTAACCGTCTATCTCGGTGAAAACCCTTACGGGATTGCAGTTACCCATAACTGCAACCATTCAATACCACACATTAGCCACATATTGTTTGGTTTACCTCTTTTATGTGTGTCGGGTTAAATGAGGAGGTTTTTAATATGTATACATGAATTTTCCAAGACGGAAAATATGTAAACTTTTATCTTATAATGAGATTATACCACATAATCTTTAATTTGTCAACAACTAATTATAAATCTTCACTAGAATAAACTGCATCTTCTTGAATAAATTGAACTTCGTCAATAAATTCATAACCAATAGAATTAAGTAAATGTTTAAACCAATTAGCAAATTGGCAAAGTTCATGGTCGTAATACAATTCTTCTTGCTTTTGTAGACAAGTCATATGACCTTCTGAATCTATAATGGCTAAATCACAAGCGATTTTTGGTCTATTTTCTTCACAATATTGACACATAATTTTTCCCTTTCTTATTCTGCTTTTATTTCATAGATACATCTGTCTTTTTCATATACAATTAAATTTTGACTAGGAGTGGTAACTTTTCTAATTGTAACTGCGTAATCATCACTACCTATTAAACTGCCATTGACTGTTACTTTAATGTCACAATCGTTAATATCTGTATATGAATGAGTGTGTCCTAAATGAATTTCATTAGGCACAACTTTAAAAATCTTAGAAAAATCTGAAATAACTTTCGTCATACTGTCATTTTGACCATGACTTACCATAATGATTTTTCCATCAATTTCATATTTGGTGAAATCAAGACCTTTTGAGTCAATAATTTTTACGTCACCAAGTTTATCTCTGAGCATTGCCGGAATAAGCATTTCAAAATTTTCATTTGTAATGCTATCTGATTTATTAGGAGTCAAACGTCCATGATTACCTAAAGTTGTAATAATCTTAATTGAATTAAAATATGGTTTCATAGAATTTATCAATCTTGCTAATACATCAGTTACCGTAATAACTTGTTGAACTACTCCTTCTTCTGATTCTACTCTACTTGAAACATGAATAGCACCATTCACCATATCTCCATTTATTTCAATTACTAAATCAGTAACATTATGTAATTTACAATATTCTAAAGCATTATTTCTAACTTTAGTTGCTCTATCAACCATTGTATCAACATTATAATAATTAAATTGATTATCAACTAATGCTCCGCAATGCCAATCAGATAATTGTAATACTGCATATTTCTTATCTTGATTCTTGTTAATATGCTTAAATTCTTTAATTTCATAAGTCGGCATAAAATCCATTTTATCTTTTACCACTTCTAAAAGATTTTCAAATCTAGCCTCTACTCTTAAATCATTTCTTTTTTCTCTTTGAATATCCTGTAAACGACATCTTTCTTTATAGATTTCATCTCTTAGGTTTTCTAAATCTTTAATTACATCATAATCACAATTATTTTCATCAATCTTATTTAACAATTTATATACTACATAAAACGCCTTTCTAAGATTCTCACTTGAATAATTATTGTCTATTCCTAAGATATAGTCTCCCCACTCAGAATAAGAAATTTTTTTATCGAAACACGCATTAGTTACTCTTTTAATATAACTAATATATGTTTCGTTTTCTTTTCTTTCCATATGTACTACCCCATTAGAAAATATCTGAGGTCAAAGAAATAACAGATCCTTCCATTGCTTCTAAAATTTCTGCTAAATCATATTCTTTGAAAGTATCTTTACCTTCAACTGTTACAATATATTTATCATCTTCATTCTTGTCAAGTGTACCGACAATAGAAATTACTTTCTTTTCAGTATATCCTTGCTTTGCCATAATATTTCCTTTCTATTTCTTTGCTTGCCTAACTTTCCAATCATCATTCTCTTGTCTAGCTTGTGATACATTCAATGCTTTAACAAGTAATTCTTCTGTAGTAGGTTTTTCATTCTTATGACGTTCATTGTATTCTCTTACAATTTGTGCTCTTGATTTTTTATTTTTCTTACGTCTATTAGGTGGTGTAAAATCATCTTCATTGATTGCTCTTTCTAAAGCCTCTGATGGTTTAAATAATACTTTGATTTTAGGTGCAATGTATCGAATAATAGACCCACCTTCTTCAAAGTTACCCATCTTTTTATCTCCACTTGGTCTTTCATATATTTCAAAAGCACCAAAATCCATAAAATAGATTCTTTCGTTTAGTTTTAATTGTTTTAACACAACTTTGTATAAAGAATCCAACACAGTTCTAATTGTTCTAGGAGATAATTTACTTTCTAAGGCAACCAAATTACACAGTTGGTCAATAGTTAAATCTTTCTTAGCCATCTTTATGCTCCCTATACCATTGACGTTTAGATGCTTCTTTCCTAGACTCCCTAATTTCAGGCTTTACAACAAAGACTGGTAAATTAAAGTCTGGTCTGTCTTCTTCTGCGACTTTGATGATGCTTCCACCATTATCCCAGTCTGGGATTTTATATGTACTACCTTTTTTCATTCCTTTATATTTCTTTAATTTGAATGTGCCAACATAAGGTAACGGCATTGTAAAATCACTAGGCGTATTATCAGATGCCATTAGTGACTTGTATAATTCAGCAAATTCTTGCAAACATTCACGGACTTGTGATTTTGTAAGATTAGATTTCTTAGCAATCAATGCAACAATATCTGCTGTTGTAAGTCTTGGGTTTGTCTTTTCTACTGCCATTGTTTCTCCTTTCTTTAATTTATTTTTGACAGCATATTATTTACAACCCTACTGTCGGGGTTGACATAGTTTCTATAGTATATGTTCGTTCTCATTAGAATTTTATTAAACCCACATATTGTAACCCTGTGGGTGTGGGTATTAAAGAAGTGATTTATTACTTTCGACTTCTTGCATACTTTTGTTTAATCGGAGTGGAGATTTTCATTTCTTCTCCATATAAAGAAACGTAAGTCCGATAGTAAAAAGTGCCAAGAAAGCCAGTAAAATCAAGGGGTTTGAGGATTTTTAAATTGTGGTTATAAAATCCTTATTCCTTGTTAAGTTATACTTTTTATATCTCTCTTTTTCCATAATTTCTTTGCACTTTGAACAATAATGAAAATTATTCCCTTTAATCTTCACCAATCTACCACATTCTTCACATTGCTTATAATTTGGCTTGATATATGAAAGGAATAGATTACCGAGGTTTTGCATTTGATAAACCTTAATCACTTCTTCATCATCTTCTTGCTTTACTTCTTTTAACTTAATTGCAAGGCTTGTTACATAGTCTGACATAGAAATCTTTTTTTCTCTAAGTAACTTTCCTACAAACAACGCCTTATCTTTTGATGATTTTGTAATATTCGCCAACTTAAATATCTCTGTGTAAGAACTATTTACCCAAGTTGTATTATAAAATCTTGCAAGAATATAACAAGTAAACATAAATTTCTTTTCTTGGTCATTACTTAAACTTTGAATAAAATCAAATTCACTTGAATACAAAGGGATATAATCTAATTGTTTTAATGATTTATATTCACCATACTCTTTATAATATTTTTTATTTTTTGTTATAACTCCTTCAATAACCTTTTCTAGTTCAAAGTCTTGTAATCTATTACTGCTTTCTTTGTCAAATGAACCATTGGTTCTCAAATCTTGGAATATTTGTTTTTTAATCTTTTTTGGTTCAGCTTCATCTTTTTTATAAATGGAGTAATATCGAAACAGCAAACCAATTATATATCTCATTCCAATCTTTTCTTCAACTTGTTCTCCGTCCAAAAATTTTTCTATATATTGTTTTTCATTAAATATATAATTCGCCATTATTTTCTAATTCCTCCAATCTACGAATAATCAAATCGCCAACAACATCCCAACAAAACTGTCTATTGTTTCTACAACCATAGCACATATCTAATACAATATTAAGTCTTTCTTCATCATTAGGGCAAATTTCTTTTGCACTACAAGCATAGTCTTCACGCATGAATTTTCTCTCTTTTTTAGATTCTTCTGTTCGTGCTTCTCCACTTGATTCTTTTTTTAATTCTTGCTCTTGTTTATATAAAGCAACTTGTTTAACATATTGGTCACACAAGAATTTTAACCCTTGTCTATGTGCTTCTGTGCATCTCTTTTTTGGATATTTGATTTTGTTATAATCAAAGTTCCCATTATGTTTCAATGAAATCTTATATCCATTAAATTCATTTTCAATATGCCAACAAATCTTATTCATGGCGCAATCTCCAAATCCAACAGGTAGTCCATTGTTATAATACTTAACAAATAATTGTTCTTCTTCTGTTAAGTCTGTTTTATTTAATAATTCTTCTAAAGAAATTCCAAATTTTGTTAAACACTTACTTTCAACATTTTTCATATAGTCCATATATTCTTTTTTGATATAATCATAATTATATATAAAGAAATATGGCTTTTTATTAGCACACAATAGTCGTTGTTGGTCATTTGTGCAATCTTTGATGCTAAACCAATATCTAGGCATGGGCTTAAAATCAATTCCTTTAATTTTATCCAGTTCGTTTTGCTGATATAATTGACCACAAGCAATCCTATAAGTCATAATATTCCATTCTTCACTATCTTTGTCAAAATTAAACTGAACATCCATCATGCTTGTTGCACGATTAGTAATTTGACCTACTTTATTTCCCATGCCATTCATATTAGATTTAATAATATCATCTTCCGTAGGAATAATTTTTTCTGCCTTTCTTTGAACGCACATTAAAGGCATTAACTTTCTGTAATTTCTTAAAAGGACATTATTATTTGTTGAATAACAAATATCCCCGTCATTGTCTGCACCATTCTCTGCCATACAAAATGAATCCCAAGCATTGATAATCATTATATTGTTCATATATTGATACCAATATTTTGCTTCGTTTGAATTGTTAATCTTACATTTTCTAATGTTATTGTGGCTTGTCATAGGACTTCTAAATACACAAACTTCATCAACATTATTTTGATTCCAATAACTTGAATAAATTTCTTCTGCTTTAAGTAATCCAGTAATTTTCAACCCACAAATATGTTGCATTAAAGCAAATGGATCACCACTTAAAATTTGATAGTTTCCCTTTACAATTAGCTTACCAATTTTAGCGTCACTAATCTTCTTTTTAATCATTCTATGTACTGAATCAATTATATATGGGTCACTCATCATATATTCACTAATTCCTAATGCTTGTTGCCAACTATTATCGTTTAGATTACCATTGATACCTAAAAATTTCAATGTTGATTGATAATCACCGCACATAGAATCTTTTAAGAACTTTACAGTTGGCTCACATAACTCTTGAATATCTTCATCTGAAAAATAATATGATTGCAAATATTGATAATTAACCGCCCTTTCATCTTCAAGTTTATGTGGAGAAATCTTTGTTACAGCAAATTCATATCCATATTTTTTATAATTTTCAACATAATCATCTATTGACTTATAACTACTCCATAATTTTAGACTAGATTCTGTTAAAATCATTTCAACTTCTCTAATATCAATATCATTTCCCCAAATATCCTTAACAATATAATTGCCATTCATATATTTATCAAAGAACTCCACAATAGGAAATGGATAAAGCATACCTTTTAACCATGCGTTTCTTAAACATACCCCACTTGGAATGTAATTTAATCCTAAAGCATTAGCAACTTTCTCCATATAACCTATTGTGCATAAATTATATCCATCAGAACTATTATTTTCTAATAATTCATTTTTTAGCACTGCCATCATTGGTTCAATTTCATTATTTCCATCATCTAATTTAATCACATCGTCATAATATTGAGTAATACAATCTGACACTACTAAAATCTTATTAGGACTAATAATTCTTTGACTTGCACTACAAAACAAAGCTCTATATGCTTCAAGTTTAGCTGGAATTATAGGAACAGTTTTATTTCTACCACATTCTGAAATTTCATATAGTTTATCATAAATATCTTCGCTGACAAATAAAACTGTATTACTCTTTAATCCACCAGTTGTTCCAACAAAACGTTTAAAAGATTTTCCATTCACTTTAAACCCTTTTTTGCAAGCTCTAAGAAAATCTTTCTCTTTATTGACTTCAAGAGCCATTATGTATTGAGTGTAGTCAATATGACTTTCTCCTACAGTTCTTTTAATTGCTCTAAATACTTCGCCTTGAAATAATGGCACAAGTTCTTCATTTACAAATGCCTCTTTCCTTGTAATAGACAAATCCCATTTACTATGTCTTAATTTATCTGTACTAATTTTGAAAATTTCATGCTGCGGAACTTTAATTCCTGCCATTATTTCACCTCCTTTAATCTAATAGAATTTAATGACATACATTTTGCTAAAGAATAATTTTTATTAAAACTATAATATGAAACAGGATATGGATATTTCCTAGAAGGTCTTCCAGTTGGAGAAGGATATTTATGGCATACATAATAACTTTTTTGTAAATCCTTGACCAAATAAAAATTTTCTTGATTTTTCTTATAGTCAAACAAATTTATCATTCTATGAGCATAAGATTTACCTTTTATAATTAACTCAAAAATATTTTCTTTTATAGTTCTATCAATTTGAAATATACATCTTACTTTTGTATCATAATATAAATTTGTATTCTTTTCAATCTCAGATATATGTTTTATTCCACTTCCGTTATGATAACATTGAAAATATTTTTCTGCTCCGCAAATCCAAATATCTTTAATTCCACATACTTCATATAATTCATGCCTTTCGTAGTATTCACTAGAAATAGGAGTGCATTGATATTCAATTACACATCTTTGTCCATTCCATTCAAACATAATATCCGGTCTTTGTTTAGTTTCTGGAATATATGCTTCAAGTTCAACTTTTGTGACATTAGGTTGTTTTAATAACCAATTATATAAATCAGTCTTACCTTGTAAATGTTCTTGTGTTTCTGATTCTGAATATAAATAATTACATTCTTCTTTATCCTTATGCCTAAAATATGGCATCTTTACTTTACCATGACAATATTCATAATCTTTTCCACAAATAGGACATTTTAATATTCTTTTACTACTCCATTTTTTTAATTCTTCTTTTTCATACTTATTTTCTACTAAATTGATTTTATTATCTCCGATTAAACAAGTTAACATTACATCTCTCCATTCTTTTCATTCCAATATTCTTCATACGCTTGTTCAACACTAAACGCACATTCTTTATATAAATCTTCATATAGACCATAACTAATAGCGTCTACACAAATAATATCATCGTATTCCATAAAATTCTCCTTTCTTACGTTTTATTGTATTATACCATAAATTTTTGAAGTTGTCAAACTTTTTCATACAACTCATTCATCTTGCTTATATTATATCACATTATATTCAATTTGTCAAGTGTTTTCTTTAAAATTTTTCTTGACTTTTTAATAATTTTATGATATAATACAAGAAAGGAAAGGAGATATGATATGTTTAAAAAATACAAAGAACAGATCAAACAATTACAAGAACAGAATAATGAGCTTAGTACAAAGCTAGAAGAAACGAACACACAATTATCTATTGAAAAATCAGCTAGATCATCTTTAGCTAACACTTTACAATCTTTACAAATCAAATATCGTGAGGGTTATGAGCTAGACTGTATTAAAGAAGATATTGAAGTGGCTAAAAATGTATTGGCAGATACGAAGCATCAGATATTAGAAACTCAAGTAGAATTAGACAATATCAATAAAGAACTTGTACAAAATTATAACAAGCATGAAATTCAGGCTATGGGATTATATGACCCACTTTTTCCTAAATATTCAACAGGAGAATATAAGGACAAGATTAAAGAAATCCGTAAACAAAGAGGTGATATGCTCCGTTATAAAGAATATTATTCAACTAAGAGCCAATGGACTTATAATGGTAACTCTATTCAAGGTTCTAAACTGTTAGATTTCTTTGTAAAACAAAGTATTACTGCATTTAATCTTTCAGTTGATGCTTTTATTGACCGTGTTACAATTTCTAATGCCAATAATATCAAAGACCGTGTTACTAAGATGTTTAATAATATCAACACTGAATTAAACAAGCATGAGGTGTCTTTTAATTATGATTACCTGCAACTTGTACTAAAAGAACTTGATTATAAGCATGACTTAGAATTACGTAAGCAAAAAGACAAAGAAGACCGTGAATATCAAAAGATGATTATTAAAGAGCAAGAAGCGGCTGAAAAAGAACTGAATAAACAACGTGAACAATTATTAAAAGAACGTGAGAAATATATTGGTCAACTAAACAAAGGTCAAGACGTTCAAAGCAAGATTGATGAAATTGACCAAGCCATTGAAAACAATGAATACAAGAAAGAGCATACATTAGCTGGATATGTTTATATCATCAATAATCCTAGTCTTGGTGAAGATGTATATAAAATTGGTGTCACAAGAAGAACAAATTGGGAACAAAGAGTTGATGAGCTTAGTTCTGCAAGTGTTCCATTCAGATTTAGCCCTAATTGTGTTTTGTTTAGTGAAAACGCCTTTGCTCTTGAAACTGCTTTACATAGAGAGTTTGACAAATACAGAGTAAATAAAGTCAACAGACATAAGGAATATTTTAAGTTGCCACTTGAGGATATTGAAAAGGTTGTTAAAGAAAAATATGACAAAAATGCAGAGTTTGATTATAATGCAGTTGATGAAAATTGGTTGATAAGCAAAGATTGTTAAAATCTTAACAAACTAAATTATATATTATAATATTTTGCACTAAATATATTTATATATATTATATATAATATAATTATGAATACAAATAGTGCAAAATTAGAATCCCCGTATTTTTAATTATTTTTATTCTAAAGGATTTGGACGGGCTTCGCTCGGACAAAGACTTTTGCAATAATAAATAATTAAAAATCGGTTCATGGGGAGTGGGGTGACAACCCCACATTAGAAAAACCCAACCAAGTTGTTTAAAAATATATTATTATTATATATTAATATATATTATATTTATAGTATATATAATATATTATCTATTTTATATAAATATGTATCATTTATATTATACATATAAAATTATTAAAATATTTTTAAAATAACTATTGACTTTTATATAATTATATGATATAATATACACAAACACAGAAAGGAGACAAAAATGAACTGGTATATTAGTGATTTGCACATAGGTTGTGTAAACAAATACGACAACAGAACTTTAGAAGACGATAAAAGAATTATAACAAATTGGAACAATATAGTTCATAATAATGACCATGTATATGTATTAGGAGATATAGCAAGACTTGGTAGTAACAAAGATAATGAATATGCTTGTAGTATTATATCTCAACTTAAGGGAGTGCGACATTTGGTTGTCGGGAATCACGATGAAAAAGGACTTAAAGATAGTCGGGTTAGTCAATTATTTACTGAAATTACACCATATAAAGAAATCACAGATAATTTTAATGGTATAAACCACAATATTGTATTAAGTCATTACCCAATATTGTTTTGGAATAATCAGCACAAAGATTGGATTCATTTATATGGTCATGTTCATAAGTCTGATGAATGGCAAAAATACAAGGAATGTTTAGCCGATGTAAATAGTTATTTTGCCGACAGAGAATTAAAAGGATATACAGATTGTCCACAAGCTAAAGCATATAATGTTGGTGCTATGTTAGATTATATGGATTATACACCAAGGACATTGAAGGAAATTATGGAGGCGAATTTATGACTAATTCTGATTTTGATACAATAGAAGATGCTTATAGAACTTTTAAATTATTGGTAAATGGATACTTGACAATTTGTTAGAAAGGTGATATAATATGTCTTGGATATATAGAGATGAATGTAAAGCAAAACATAATTGTTATTACAATAGTTATGAAGACATTTTTCAATTAGGAATTATAACTTGTAAACGCAAAGAAAATTGTAAATATAAGAAAAGAAGAAGATTTAAGGGAGGTAAAAATGATGGGAAGACTGATTGATGCGGATAAACTATGTGAATCATTAATTGAAAATATTAGTTGGTTAAAGGAACAAGATTATGAAACGTATTGTGCTGTAGGTGATGCAATTAGGTTTGTAATTGACCAACAGCCGACTGCCTATGATGTAGATGCGGTTGTAGAAAAGTTAGAACAGAAAATGAAGAGAGCGAGGGATAAAGAACAAGAAAATACATCAGAGTATTTTGAAGGTGAAGCAGATGGCTTTGAATTTGCAATCGAGATTGTGAAAGGCGGTGTAAAATAGATGAAATATAGAGAAGAAAATAAAGACTTGTTTACAGTTCCAGAAGATTATTATTTAGCACATTGTATTAGTGCAGATTTTGGAATGGGTAAAGGAATTGTAGTCGAGTTCAATAAAAGATTTGATTTGAAAAGAAAATTACAAACAAAATATCCAGATTATCTTAATCAGTATACTCATAAGAGAATTGGTGGCGATTGTATTTTAGAGGATAAAGTATTTAATCTTATCACAAAAGAGAGATATTTCCACAAACCAACAATTATCACAATGAGACTTGCACTCGAAAAGATGAAACATATTTGTTTAAAGAATGATATTAAAAAGATTGCAATGCCTATAATTGGTTGTGGTTTAGATAGATTAAATTGGACTGATGTTTCAAAACAAATTAAAAATGTTTTTGCAGATACGGATGTTGAGATTTTAGTATGTAAGAGGTGAATTATGGCAGTATATGTAACTGGAGATATACATGGAGAACCTTCAAGGCTAAGTAAAGACAATTTTTATGAACAAAAGGATTTTTCTAACAACAAAAATGAAAATATTGTGATTATCCTTGGAGATTTTGGTCTTGTTTGGCAAAGAGAAGAAACAAAAAATGAGAAATATTGGTTGGATTGGCTTAATCAGAAACCATTTACAACAGTGTTTATTGACGGGAATCACGAAAATCATAAAAGACTTGCGACTTATCCTATTAAACAATGGAATGGTGGTAAAGTACATGAAATTAGACCTAATGTATTACACTTAATGCGTGGAGAAATTTTTATCATTGAAGATAAGAAATTCTTTGCTTTTGGTGGTGCTTCAAGCCACGATATTCAAGATGGTATTCTTGATTACAATGATGAAGATTGGAGAGAAGAAGCTAAGAAACTCGACAAACAAGGTAAATATATGTATCGTATTAAGGATTTATCTTGGTGGAAAGAAGAATTGCCGACAGATGAAGAAATGCAACATGGATTAAAGGTTTTAAAAGAAAATAACAATGTAGTTGATTATATCATTACACATAGTCCTTCCACATCAGAATTATATCTTATGGGTGGAAAAGGATTATATGAACCAGATATATTGACTAATTACTTGGAAGAAATGAAAGCAACAACTGATTATAAAAAGCATATATTAGGTCATATGCACATAAATAAAGCAATCAATGATAGAGATATTTGCTTATATGAACAGATTGTTAGAATATTGTAAAGGAGACAAAATTTGTACTATGGAGAGATTAACAACTAGAAATATAGCAGGAGTGGCGGTATATAAGCATCCGTTTGAATGTGAACAATACGGAGATACAATTTGGAGATTGCCTGATTATGGCAATGGAAGTCCTACGGAAAAATTAGCTGATTACGAGGATGCCGAGGAACATGGATTACTACTACGGTTACCATGCAAGGTGGGAGATACAGTTTACTGCATATTTACCAGATATACTAAATGCACTCCTGACAGCACAGCATTTGACGAATATAGTTGTCAAGGATGTGAATATGAGTGTGACAGTAAAAAGGAGAAATATATACAAGATATGCGAGCATACAGTCTTGATTGGATTGTAACAAATTTGAAGAATTTTGGCAAAACAGTATTTCTCACAAAAGAGGAAGCAGAATCCAATCTGGCAGAAATGGAAGGTGCTGAATGAGCGTTTGGAAAAAGACAAGCGAAGAGATGCCACCTTTGAACGAGGATGTGTTAATCCTATATAAATACAAAGACGATGAGCTAAAAGAAGAGAATATGATGTACGGCATTGCAAGTTGGATTCGAGACAGCAATTTTGGTTTTGAAAGATGGACATATTTTACTGAGTATTCTGGATATTTTGAAGTGATTTATTGGACACCACTTGTAGATATGCCACATATAGAGAAGGAGAAAGAATGAAGATGGAAGAATCTACTTTCACACAAGATAATGATAATAAACAAACAGAACGTATTAAAGTTAGTGAAATAGACATTATTGTAAGTATGATTAATGGAAAATCTTATTACGAAATTAAGTACAAAAAAGTCGGAGAAGATTATTACCACATTGGATATAGTTCGTATAATCTTGATTTTGTATTTGAATGGAAACGTAAATGCTTTGAAATTGTTAGAGAAAAAAGCGTTATTGGTTAGATTCTGGCGAGTGGAAAGAATGGCTTCAATTAAAAGCAGAATAGGAAGGATAAAAATGAATAGAATTAGATTTAAGTTTCATCTTGCGGTGGTAAAATTTTATATTTCAATAATGGAGTTATTATCTGAAAAATGTTATAAACATAATGATAAAGCTGAACAAATTCTAAAAGGATCAGAAAGGAAATAAGAACGATGCAAGATAGATATTTATTCAAGGCAAAACGGATTGACAACGGAGAATGGATACAAGGGTATTATGTAAGAGGATTGGATGTGTTTACAAATTGCGAAGAAATCCACATGATATTTGAGCCTAACACAATATTTTATTCTAGCGGAGAGACAGACGGATGGTATAGAGTAGACCCATCCACTATCTGCCAGTGCACCGGACTTAAGGACAAGAATGGCAAGCTAATTTGGGAGAATGATATTTGTGATAGAAAAGAGGAACATCCGGAAATAGTAAAATATAATGAGGGAGATTGGACGCTTGATTATAGTTATTCAAAAGGCAAAGAAAGCGGATATTGCTACTGTAATTTAGGATTTTATGCATTTGAACGAGAGTACGTTGAAGTTATCGGTAACATCTTTGATAATAAAGATTTATTAGAAAGTGAGGTAAAGAAGAATGTTTTTAGATAATATAGATAAGGTTGGATATCCAGTTGGCACATTTAAACTTGGTCAAAAAATATATTATATTAAAGACAAAGAACATAATTTTAAATTTCATAAAAAGTGTGAATATTGTGATAATACTGGATATATACTGATTAAAGGTAAAAATTCATATGTCCTGCGTGTAAAGGAGAATATGTATATAAAAAATCATTGAAAAGGTTGTTGATGATTGTGATATGAGGATTGAAAGTATTATTACTTTTCAAAATAAAAAATATTCTTATGAATGTTATGCTACTGGTTCAGATGGTTGTGGGTTCCAAATTCGTAAATGTGATGATGGAAGTAATAGATATATTGGAACAAAAGAGGAAGCTGAAGCAACCTGTAAAAATTTTAATAAAGAGCATCATGTAGATTTGTATTTAGAAGAATATACTCGCTTAAGCATCAAAGAAAACATAAATGATGGATTAAAAGGATGTTGATTAAAAAATGAAGATAATTATTGATATTCTAAATGATTTTACAGTAGATTATATTATTGCTGATAAATTTAAAGATGGTTTCTCAAGAGTTGCCACAGACATTGATTGCAAAGGAGTATGTGGGAATTATGAAAAAGAAATAAACGAAATGTTTATAAAGACTTTTGCAGAGAGTAAATATGAATATGAAAACGGAGGAAAGTAATAATGATTAGTAATCTTAAATCTGGATGGTGTCTTTTCACATTATCAGACGATAAAAAACAATTATATTGCACAGGAACTCCAAGTTATACTACAAATGTACCAGTAGACTTATTACAAGCATTTTTAGACTATAAAACAAAAGGTCAGGGAATGGCATGGTTTGATGAAGAAGGAACTGAATTTACATTAGTATTAAATCCTTATTCTATGTTTATTATTGCAGAAAACAAAAATGGTGAAGGTTTATACGATTTTAGTGGATTAAACATTAACAATTTAATCAAGGAACTAATTCAAGACATTGAAAGTGATCTAGCTGAATGGAGTATGTTTTATTGTAGCTGTGTTGAAGAGGAAGAAATCAAGGCAAACAGAGAGCATATCAGAAATTTAATTTGTCAGTTAAAGGAATATGTATGATTGATATTAAAGACAAAGAAAAGTTACAAATCCTTGTAGACAATAAAGCAAAATTAAGCTATAGAGAATTAACCAATTATTTAGAGATACCTTATTTGGGAGGAAATTCTAAAGAAAAACAGTTGTCAGAATTGTCAAGAATTTGCAACATAAAAAAAGATAAAACCAAATATGAAATAACTGAAATATATGATAAAATAATTGACGGAAATAGAAGAAAATCTCACTTTTCAGAATTGACCAATATGTCTAAAGAAGATGAACATAAGGCTGGTATATACAAAATTCAATTAGATAATGACATATACATTGGTCAAACTAATGATTTTAAAAGAAGATTCTATCAACATTATTATGGTCAAAATATTAGATACAAAGGATTTGGAGCAGATACAGAAAAGTTGTTAAGAAATGGTGGGTCTTTTGAAGTATTAGAATTTGAGGATAATGTAGAACAAAGGCTATTAAAAGAAAATTACTGGGTTCAATATTATAGTCAAAATGGTTATAATATTCTTAATACGGAAAAATTATTGTCAAATAAAAATTCTCGCCAAAAGAGTAATAAACCTAAAACAAAATATATCAATGTTTTGGCTAAAAATTATAATGAGGCTATTCAATTATTGAAAGACAAAGGGTTATTATATGAAACTTAGACAATTATGTGACGGTTTAGGAATTAAGTACAATGAAAAGAATCCTAAACTGTCGCTTAATGCAATTAAAAAGAATTATTTAGTTAAACAAAATGGCAATAAAAAGGACTATTCTATAATTCGCCCATTGACAGATGAAGAAAAATTTGATTTACAAAAATTATCAGACTGTAAAAAAATTCTTCAAGATACAATATATGTTCAACTATCCTTAATCAAAGAAAATAAGATGAGGTCGGATATTAAAGGTTTTCTTGAATTATTTGATATGGTCAATGAAAATTATAAATATTTTACTTATGACAGCATGAATGAACAAAAATATAAATTACTCAAAGATTATATTGATCCAAAACTTGAAAATGCCACTTTATATGATTTTGTTAATGATGTTCACCCTATATTAAACCGCCTTGTAAAAGAAACATTTGATAAATTAGTTGATGAAAGACTTATATACAAAAAAGAAATTCTTATGTTTGGATATTGTGAACGATATAAACAAGAAGATGGAACATATATTGAAGTTCGCCATAAAGAAGAAGCCAATGAACAACAAATTAAAGAATTTCTTGAACATAGCAGGAAATATATGAATGAAAGTGGCTATGAAAAGTGGTCAGAAGTTCCATACTTTAAAAAGATTGAAATAAATAAAAAGATATGCAAGGATATGAAAATCGCTTATGTTTATACTGAATATGAAATAATATTGAATAATGAATATATAGTTAAAGAAGTAGAAAAGAATAAAGACTTGAAAAAATTAAAAGACAGCTTGAACAAAAGCACTGTTAGAAAATTATTAAAATCTACACAAGGACATTTGAAAGAATTATCTATGGAAGATAAGATTGATAAGACGAATATGTTGATTAAGAAAGGAGAATAAAATGATTTATTGTGCAAATATGTATTGTTGTCGAGGCACTTTTGAAAATTTACAGAATATTGATGAAGAACATTACAACAAAGATATTTGGGCTTTTGCTTATAAGGAAGATGAGAGAGCAACAAATCTAATGTGTAAGCCTGTAAAGGGTAGAATAATAAAGAGTGATAGTTACAATTTTTATGAGTATAAAGCAAATGGGAAAGATTTAAAAAAGAATGGAGTAAGTCTTTATGCAAGGTTCTTTACTGATACTTATGAAGAAGCCGTAGAAGGATTTAATATGTTAGTAAATAAAAGAATTGATTCTTTACAAAAAGAAATTATTAAGTTAGATAATATGTTGATTAAAAAGTAAAACCAATGACTTGTTGTAAATCATAACAAAAAACCCAACTAACTTGTTTAAATATATATATTATTATTTATACAACTAGGTTGGGTTTTTTGTTGTAAATTATAAAATGGCTAAAAATGTTGATTTTAAGGGATTGTTAAATACAGTCTCTTATTTTTGTGTGTGGGGAAATATATGGGGATTATAGGAAAAATAAGTGGGTGGATAGTGGGGATTTGGGATAGATTTGATGGGAATGGATGGGGGAATTGGAGATTGGGGTAAATGGTGATTAAATGGGGATTGATTAAGGGATGTGGGAGTGTAAGTGCTACACTGCCCCTCACCAAAACCGGCAACCCCTATTTTCTGATAATTTACCCCCATTGTATTGAATTATCAGACAATTCCACACTGGCAGTCATCCAGATAGAGTGCTAACAGTCTTAAAATAATACCGATAACACACACTTTTGTAGTTTATTTTGTGAGTAATCGCTTGCCATATTATAAAATAACGAGTGTTATATAAAAATGTGGATAACTTAAAAAAATGTGAATAACTATGTGGATAACTTTATTGTTAGGGTAATAAGACAGTCTCTTGTATG